ATCGTTTATGTCTGCAAAGTAATGCTTTATGACATAATTCTGTTCTCTGTTCCATCAAATCCCAAAACTTTTCATAATCTCCTTCAGATGATAATGCGACATCTACAAGGTTTAATGTGACAACACCTTGATTTAGTCTTCCATAAAATTTATAATTACCATTCTCATCTTTATAAGGTGAAAGAAAACTACGGCAGCCCATACATGGAAAACAGTTACCTTCTTTATATTTCTTCATAATCTTCTCTGAAATATAATCAGGGTTCATTCTTTTTGCAGTACACTTAGCTGCAAGTTTTGTTAAATACCAATAAGGGGAATTTTCATGAATATTATCTTCTTCTAAGACATAGAGAAGTTTTGGAAATGCCTGTGTGACATATACGCCAACTTCATTTTTAAGACCAAGTAATCTCTGATTAAGAAACTCTTCAATAATCATTGCGAGTTCTTTCTTATACTCTGTAGTCTCTCCAAGATACATGAATACACTCAAAAAAGGAGACTGCCCATTTGAGTTAGACATAGAATTGCACTGATAGTTAAAAGTCTGAACACCATCTGCTACTTCTTTTTTAGTATCAGATTCTGCATATCTCTTACAATCTTCATCAGAAAATCCCCATGACTTATATTTCTCATAGTATTTGTTGTAACTATCTCTTACAAATGGTGCTAAATGTGTAAGAGTAATTGTAGCCCCTCCATACTGAAGTGATGTAACACCAAGAATAATCTGAGTGGCGATTGTACAAGCAGTAATAAATCTATGTGGTTTCTCAATCATTACTTTATTAATACAAGTACCATTCTGTAACATATCTTCAAGATTAATTAATGAACAGTTGCTCATCGCATTCATACCAAAATAATCAATATCATGAAAATGAATAATTCCTTCATCGTGTGCTTGTACAACTTCTGGTGGAAGTAAAAATCTGCGAGAAATATCCTTACTTACAATTCCTGCCATATAATCACGCTGAGTATTTAATACTTTTGAATTCTTGTTGGAGTTTTCAGTATTCCAGTATTCACTTTCACCATCTAATAATTCATCAATTTCTTCATCTGTTGTATTCTCGTTTTCTCTCTGAAATTCACGAATACTCCTATATCCTTCATATGCTTTTGCGGTAAGTCTCTGCTTCTTAGTAATCAATTTATCGTAAACCATTGATTCAATATCAGAAATACTCACATCTTCTTTATTTTTACATTCTTCTTCAATCTCGTCTGCAATGTCTTCAGCAATTTTAGGTTTAACAATTCCAGAACCATTTTTCATTGCTTTGAGAATTGCATTAGAAATTTTAGACTTATCAAAATCTACTTCTGTACAGTCTCTTTTAATTACCTTCAATATTTATTCCTCCTCAAATTCAACAACATTACCATCACTAATAACGACTCTTGTATTCTTACATTCAAACAATTCTATACAATCGCTAACAGTAATATTATTCATATTAATTTCTGTAGTCTCTATTAACATAATCAATCCTCCAATCGCTTAATTTGTATTTACATTCACCATTTTTATCTAAGCTATAATTTTCTCTAAGGAATTGGACATTAAACGGTGTGTTCTTATTATGTCTTACACAATCTATATATGGACAATTACGATTTCCACAATAAATTCTTTCTATGTTTTCTTTTTTCAATTTCATCTAACTCCTTACAGATATGAGCAGTATCGTAAGCATCCCTTAATTCATTATTCACTACATAATCAACATACTTCTTAATATGCTTGAAATCTTTCTTATCAGCTTTATATCTACGCTTGTTTTCTTTGGTGTCTTCAATAGAACCATTGGAACGCATGAACATTCTCTTTTTAAGTTCTTTATTAGATACCTCAAGGTATATAGAAACAATAGGTAAATAAGGATATTTCTTCTTAATATTTTCAAGACCTTCAGGGGTTAAAATAATGACCTTATTAGATGCATATTTATAATCATCTAAACGACTGCCATATAACCACATTCCTTTTTCAGTTTCGTATTCTCTATATTCTACAAAATCGCCTTTTTCGATCATATTCATAAATTCAGACTGAGTAACGAAATAATAATCTACACCATCAGTCTCTCCTATTCTCATAGGTCTTGTTGTACAGGTGGCAACTCTTGAATATCCCATAGAGCACAATATTTTCGCTACACTATCTTTCCCTGAACAGCTTTTTCCAACTAATACAATCACTCGAATTCCTCCATATCTTTTATAAATCTTTCAATCACATTTCTATCATCACAATATAGACAAACATTTACCAGTTCTAACAGGTTAAGTGAAAATATTGCCATAATAGATTTTGCATTAACTTCATATCTGTGTGATTTAATTGTTATTTCTTCATCATATTTAGACACTATATCTACAAAATCTTTTATTCTTTTAATATTGTCTAATCTAATAACTGCTGTTGTTTCTAACATATTCCATTCCTTCCTTAATCAAAATACATTCTTATGTAAGCTATTTCACCTTCAAAAATTCCACCTAAAGTAGATACATCGCCTGTATTTCCCCACTGATTACTAATGTTCGGAATTAATGTAGGCTCATTTACAACAAATTCTACAATAGAACCATTTCCTAATGTATATTGTCCTAAATTATCAGTATGTTCATCTGCCTTACAATCTGCGAGAATACAAGGAATTACTTCGCCTGATTCCATAACAACATCAAATTTTGTACCTATCTCCGTACTATAATAAGAACCGATAGCACAAGCATAGCGTCCATCAACCATATAGATACCTGAATCATCAAGCTCATACTCAGACTTAAGCTTATATTGTGCTGAATTTGTACTTGTTATCAACCTTGCATCCATATATGATTTGAATGGTTTACTTCCTGGTACATCCATATCAATATAATAAGTTTCTTCTATAATGACAGGAGTTGTATCATCCTCTTCATTATTCTCTGTTGCTATAATTTTTTGGCATTTATTCATTTCTAGTTGTCGTTGAAGCATTTTTTCTCTGGTTTTTACATAAAAATGTGATTCATAATAGTTAATCTGTGCTGCATTAGCAGTTATAGCTTGTATGTTTTCTGCCCTCAAAGGGGCGACAAGCGTGCTTGCTAATACGAGAGATATAGCCATATTGCTTATCTTGTAAATCTTAAACACCCACTTCCGCTATATTTATTTGTATATAATTTGACATATACTTCATTAGAATTATTAGTATCGAATCCGACAGATTTTATATTCATATCAACAATGCCAGATTCTTGTCTAATTTCTTCTATTTCATTATTCTCTCTTGTACCTACAGCCACATAAGAATTTGAAGGAACATTTTCGAGAAAACTTCTTAACTTACCTGCATTTATATAATTCACGTTTCTTTGTCACCTCCTTCTATAACGAACAAAATCTAATCTACTGGATCATAGAAAGGAATTCTTCTTCTGAAATAATTGGAATATTAAGCAATTTTGCTTTCTGATTTTTAGATGAAGTTGAATTGATATCATTGTTAATAAGATAAGATGTTTTAGAACTTACAGAACCTACGACTGTACCGCCATGAGCAACTATATCGGCTTTTAATTCATCACGATTTTTATAATGATGTACTGAGCCAGTTACAACAAATGTTTTACCATCAAGTGAAGTATTATTTAATATTAGATTTATTGGATTTTTCTTTTTCTCAAAATGTAATTCAAATGTTAAAGACATAAACTCTGATTCATTTTTATTCCAATAAGTTTGCAACGAATCAATAATTGCATCACCAACACCTGGTAAATACCTAAAGAATTTTGCACCCTTATCATACATAATAGAAGCAAACTCTTGAACATCATAATCAACTGCTTCTGCAATCATCATACTTGCTGATTTGCCGAGCAATGGGATTGATAAACTATAAAGAAAACGCTGAAGATTTGTATTACGAGACTCTTCAATAGAGTTAAGAAGTTTTTCAACAGATCTTTTACCAAAGCCTTCTAAAGCTTTCATTTCATTTTCATAGTCTGATAAATGATAAATATCCTTAATTGAGTTTAGCCAACCAAGATTAATGAATTTTTCTATTGTAGATTCTGAAAGATTTTCAATATCTAACGCATTTCGGCTTGCTGCGTGAACCAATTTACCCAAGAGTTTGCCTTTGCAGTCTGGATTTTCGCACATAAGTACCTCAGAGTCATTTTCTTTAACAATTCTTGTAGGTTGACCGCAAATAGGACACTTGTTAGGAATTTTAAAATTACCACTCTTATCAATGCTATCGTGTACTTTAGGAATAACCATATTTGAACGATAAACCCTAATTCTATCTCCAATACCAAGCATCATATCTTTAATATATGTAATGTTGTGAAGCGTTGCTCTTGTGGTAATTGCTCCATTTAAGTCAACTGGCTTGAAGATTGCCACAGGATTAATTAAGCCTGTCTTAGAGGTATTCCATTCAATATCTGTAAGCACTGTTTCAAATAATTCATCTTCATATTTATATGCCATCGAATGTCGGAAGAATTTATCCGTTCTTCCCATAGACTCTGCAATTTTATAATCATCAATCGCCATAACAGCTCCATCATAAGGAATATTATGTGAGTTTGCTGATTCTCTTATTTGATTTAATAAGATTACTAACTCTTTTTTCTGATTAATTCTAGGTGATTTTAATATCGGTATAATCTCAAATCCAATATCTTTAGCTTCAAACAAATCTTTACTTGGCATTTTATGTTCAAATCCCTTAATTACTCTCCAAGCGACAAATCTCATATTTCTGTTTGCAGCTTCCTTACTATCGAGCAATTGTAATGAACCAGATACGAGATTCCTTGGATGCTTATATTTCTTATCTTCTGAAAGTTTATCATTAATCTCTCTGAAAGTATCCCATCCAATAATTGTTTCGCCATCAATAATAAGTTCATCCTTATATGGAATTTCCTTTGGTACGTTTTTCATTGTTAATACATTCTGAAGGCATTCAGTACCTCTCACTCCATCGCCCCTAGTTTCTGCACCAATTAACTTACCATTAATATAATGAAGAGACGTGGTTAAACCATCAGCTTTAACAGATAAGAAGCAATCCTTATTTTTAATAAATTCAATTAACTCATCTACTGATTTTGTTTTATCAAGTGAAAGCATTGGATGATTGTGCTCTACTTCTTTTAATTCGTCTGCAACTGAATAACCAACGTTATGTGTTGGACTGTTAGATAATACAATACCAGTCTCTTCTTCGAGATTTACTAATTCATCATACATTTTATCCCATTCATAATCTGGCATTATTGGTACTTGATTATAATAAGCATATGATGCATTATTCAACTCTTTAATAAGTTGTTTTATTCTTTCTAACTTATCCATTTACTTCCTCCTCTTCTCCACAATATTCTTTTAAGTATGTAAGCATTTCTGACTCTTCTGGGAAGAACGGATCTCGTTTCTTTACATTTTGCACCCAGCCTAAAAAGTTCATCCAAAACTGACCAACTCTCCAATCAGGCATGTATGTCATGTGTAATCGGGTTACTTCGTTGTAAAAGTTATATAATCTATTTGGATCTCTCGTATTAATCACCTCCTATGAAATGAACATTTCTTCTGATTTTTTAACTCCTAAAACACTTATAAATCAAGGGTTTTCAGTTTTGGTTTTCTACCACACGACTTACTTTCAGTACAATATCCAACTTCATCACATTTTGCATGGAAAAGATTATCTACAATCCACTTCCATTCATCTGAATATTCTCTTAAAGCATTGCAAATGTCTTTGAATAATTCTCTATACTCCCAATAAGCACGACTGCACATTCTAACTCTACTCATTTCAATAAGACTTCTGAGATTACGTTTATCTACCATTTTTGTACAATAAGCTAACGGGAGTAACATTGTTGCATCTTCGACTGGTACTCTGTTATTAATGAGATGCTGAATATTAGTGTTAATATAACTCATAACACTATGCCATGTTGCAGCAACATCTTCATCGTTACTAATTGATTGTGGTGTTACATAACCAAAACCTTCTCCTTTAGAATAATCAATATATCTTGTACTTGCCTGCAATCTGCTTGCTCCAACTATATGAGTGTAATATTCTCGGATTGTTTTTGCCGAATATCCATCTATAATCATTTCAACATTTGGATATTCCATAACACGTCCGTGACCTGACTTGATACAATCAAGACCACGTTTATAATTTTTTTCGTCATCTGATATATTAGCGTTCCAACAACATCCTGCTCTTGCCCCCATCAATGTAATTGGCTTTTTAGTTGTTTCTGGTAAAATTGTAATTGTTCCCATTTAATCCTCCTATAAAAATTCTTTATAAATAAACACTGCTATGAATATTAGTAATAATATAATTGACAATAATGTTGCCATGACTTCTCCAATTAATAAACCGATGACATAAATAATTCCTTTAACAGCAATACAAACCGTTGTCGCTGCCAGAAACCATAGCAATGTAAACATTATTGCTTTTAATATTTTCTTTATTTTAACCACCACCATTCCAATGAAAGTCCAATTTACTCATAAATATTCTCCATTTGCAATCCTTTGTAAAGTATCCAATTTACACTTATACCATTCATTTTGATTTGTTCCTTTAATATAAGAAATTTCTTTTTTAGCATATTCCTTTGCATCTTCTACAATGTGTTTCCATGTCTTGTTGTATGTAATAACATTTATTCCATATTCACATATAGGGAGGCTACTAGCCCATTTGTGTGCAATTTCAAAAGCCTTGTTCCTATCTTTTGTATATTTGTGATCACCCCACATCTCGACTACTCTTGTTGGAACAAGTTTACCTCTTGTTATATCATTACAATTCCAGTCACCATCAATTACTGACCATGTTACATTATCAATAGCACAAAGATGTGCCACTCTGTACTGATCTTTTGTCTTTAAAATATAAATTCCGTTATCTGCGCTCATTTTATTCTCCTTTTTAAATCGCAAGAAAGTTTAGTTTCCTATGAATTTATTCAAATAACATCTTCAATCTCTCAATAAATGATTTATCTGATTTCACTTTTGCAATCCTAACCCCGTAATGCGATTTTTCATTTAGTTGTTTTAGAATTTTGTTGAGTGTATCTGTATCTTTGACTCTAATTGTAACAAGTGGATAAATAGACATTCCCTGTTTCGTTTTAATTACTTCTACATTGTTCAAAGCTAATACTCCAAAAACATTCTTATCGTCACGCATACAATCCGTATACTGTAAAATTGCTTTCATTATCTACCTCCTAATATCCACATGAAATAATTAATGTTTATTATTTCAATTCAAAATAATTAATAATTTTCCCACAATCTTTTAGTCTATTCATATCTTTTAATGCATCATTTATACTATTAAATTTACATGAACAAATATGTTCTTTTGTTAGATTAATAAAAGAATATGTTTCATCAGATTTATTCTTCATTATCGTCACAATAACATTATCGTGTTGTCGTTTTACTAACCATGTTTTCATTATCTCATCTCCTTATAAACACATGAAATAATGGTTTCCTGCTACTTTTAATCATCATCTTTACTGCTTCCTAACAGTCTTAAAAACAAATTGATGATATCAAGATATAAAGCAACTGCACTATCTATAGCATTATCTAAAGTTTTTGCATTATTTTGTGCTTCTGCCCAATCATATCCAATATATCCGCAGAATAACAATGCGACAATCCAATCCCACCATTTAGGTACATTACCAAATAAAATCATAATAAATTCAATTACTATAACTGCTGATAAACAAATAAATAATGTTTTTCCCATTGATAGAAATATTTCTGGTTTAATACTTGATACAATGATAAGCACAATGGTAATCAAAGTAGTCAAAATAAAAGCTTGTACAATGGATGACATATAATAATCCTTTAAGCAAATACTTAAAACTACACCAACTGGCAATACAACTAAGTTATATCCTATAAAACTCACAATTGGGTTGTCTGAAAACTCACTCATACCAATACCTGCTAATGCAACTACAAAGTAGCCAATTAATACCATTGTTGGATTTAAGTTGCAAAATGTGTCTTGAAAAAATACACACATTATTGTATTCACTAAAAATCCCCAAAGTAAGATAATACCAATGGCAATGTTATACTGTTTGTCTGTTAATTTGTTATACATTATGTTATTCTCCTTATCTTCTACATCTCACACTTCCACCAGCATCTATATCACCTAATACGTTACCACAAGTTACAGAGCCACCTGCATCTATATCTCCTTTGACATCTCCACTGACTTCACAACTACCACCGCAATCAATACTTCCTGAATTGCCATGAACTTCTACTGATCCACCACAATCAATTTTGTTGACATCTCCTTCGATGACGACTTTAATATCACCACTATTACACTCTTGAATTGTTTTACCATCTACAATAACCTTTCCATTGTTGATGACAACATTAGCTCCTGAACATGTGATTGTTTTACCATTAATAGTTATTCTGTTCATTTTTGCCTCCTTAATTTTCACAAGAAACTATCGCTTTTTAACCTATCTCTCATCAACCAATTCTTCTAACACTCCACCAACTTCAGCAACAATAATTCCTACTGCTAATGGAATAATCGAACCGTTCACTAATGTTACAATTCCACCAATTACTCTGATTGCTGATTTTCCTAAACTAATAAATAAATGTCCTTTACTGTTCATTTCTAATTTCCTCCATAACTTCTTCCACTATGTATTCACAATTTGATTCTGTAGAAGCAATCTCTTCATATTTAATATTGTACTGATTTAACTTATCAATAATTTCTTTTCTCACTTCTTTTGCTTCGTCTTCATTCTGGAATCTTCCTTCGTTTTCATAAGAATGGTGTCTTGTGAGTAAATAATTTCTATTATTATATGAATTGAATACATTTAACACAGTCTTGTTAAAATCTTCTCCTAATACTTCATCTCTGTTATATATAGCACCTAAGATTAATGGGGAATCAACTACTATTACTTGTACTTTTCCTTTGACTCTTCCCATCTTGAATGACTGTTTACCAAAAAGATATTCTTGGTGTTTAAATACCTCATCATTATTTTCATAGACTTTATCTTTGGCAAATTCTGAAACATATTCAGCATTAATTCCGTTTCTTTTTAATCTTGCTGCAATATCCATAGCACAGGTGCTTTTACCTACCGATGGTTCGCCAAACAAATTTACAACAATTGTGTTCATAATTTCCTTCCTTTCTTCCAAAGAAACTGTCGTTATATTTAATAATATGTGGGTAGGGATTTTCACCCTACATATACATTACTGTACAAACAGAGGTATTATTAACGTGACCGCCATGGGAAAAGAACTTCCGTACTCTTGGTTAACAGCCAAGCGCATTGTTCAGTCGTACACTTAAGTACATTTCTCGCTACATAACGGATATTTCGTGTCTACATATTCCACCACCACATTTATTTATTCTCTTTTTTAATATGAAGCAGAAGCTTCATCTAAGTTGTTATTATTTTTTCACTTAATTTCTTTCTTTGTCTTATTTAATAGTTTCTTTAAATACCATTTTTGTAATTTTGAAAATTTAATATCATCATACATTTCTTCAAAAAGTCCAACACCATCTCTTTCGAGCATTCTTCTATAAGACCATATTTTATCTTCTTTGGCAGTATTTTTATTGTTTTTAAAATCATCACGCATAACAACTCCATCTTCACGAGTAATTTTTACTCTTGAATTTGGACAACTCATACAGTCATCTACATAACATAATCCGAATGGATTGTACTTGGCACATTCTTTTTGATCACAAACTTTAATCAGAAGTTTATATTTAGTAATCGCTCTATTGTCCATCAACTTCAACCTCTTAACATTATGATTATTTTGTCATTTTTACGAATCAAAAGAAAGAACGGTTTCAAAGGATTTTTCAACCTCGGAAACCCTTATAAATCAAGGGTTTTGAGAATCGAGTTTTCCAATTTTGCGTTTAATCCTCTAAATCTATCATTAATATTACCTCCTACTATATTATTCTCTCTATCGAAGGTAATTCTTTAAGAAATATTCAAAGTATTCACGAATGAATAAACCCGAATATTGATTATTTGGCATAAACATAACTGGAATGTTATACTTGAACCAAAAACTATGAATAGATGCTATAAAAGATTTTCGATTATACTTTGTATCATAATTGCCTGTGGCAATGTCTTCATAAGAAGCATTTTCGATTAACAATACTTTAGTCTTTGGTGCAAGACATAATTCTTTCTCAAATCTGTCACGCTCTTTTGTCAAATTATTACTAATTTCTTCGAGACTTGCTTTTCGTTCAATTACGCAAGTGGTATTAAAATACAAATCACGAGGTATTGATAATTTCTCGTTAGCAGGAATCATAAAACTATAATCACCATAGTCAAGAGCTTTCTTCTTATAAGAAATTTCTTTTCTATCAAAATAATCTGTAATGTGAGAGTTTACTTTCTCACGAGTATCTATAAGGATTACGATGGAAGATATTAACTCTTCCATCTCCTTATCTGTGTATTTATACTTGCTAAATATCGTCTTCGTCCTCCTCAATATCATTCTTAATTGCAAATTTACTCAACCAAAACTCGAATTTATCAGGAACTTCCTTATAAATCTTCTTTCCTGTTTGTGGATTTATTTCACCTGTTGGCTCTTTTTTATTTTTCTTTTCAAGGGAAATTATGTAAAGGACAGAACCCAAATCGAAGGGGTTACGATTATACTGACTTGTCCACATTTTTACATCTCTTGTTTTCCCACTATAAATTTCAAACAAGTGAACATTTACTATGGATTTTTTGATATCCAATTCAGATACATAATACAAACGTTTGCTTACTTTTGAATCTGAATCACTTACAATTCCAAGAACTTCTCGTTGGTTGTCTAATCTTTCTTTTAATGTCAATTCTCTATATGGAATTTTTGAAATTAGCTCATTAATAATTTTGTTAGAATCAAGTTTATTAAACTGCTTTGCAGTCTCATTCCCATATTTTTCAAGAACATCAAATGGCAAGTTATTCTTTTCAGCTTTATCTTTTGCAATTTGCTTTGCTCCATTGAGAAGATCATAATATCGTGTAATTTCAAGTAGAGTATTTACATCTCCATATTTCTTAAAATAATTAATCCTAATGAGCTTATTAACAATGGTTTTATTGATTGAATTAGAAAACAATGCAGTCAAAACGCCTGTAAAAGTTTCATATTCCTTTTGTCCTAATTCATATAAAGTATCAACTACACCTTCACCAAAACCTTTGACACTGGATAGATTAGGATATATTAGTTTATTCTCTTCGCTGATTGTAACCCTTCGATTATCTGCACCAAATTCATAATCACCTAATTTATATCCCCAAAATTTAATAGCCTCTTTTACAAGAGCATCAATTTTATCCTTTTTATTTTTCTCTTGATAATGGTTAATAGCCACTTCGTAAAATGTTTTTGTGTGATGTGCTTTAAACCAAGCTTGATAAGCAGAGTCCCCTCCCATTGAATAAGCATGTGGAGAATTGAAGGCGTATCTCGCAGAATCCTCAATTACATTCCATACATTCTTGAAATTATCTGTATTGCCAAATTCATCATTCCATGAGTGATTTAACTCAGAAAGTAAATGTTCTTTCTTCTCGCCCTTTAATTTCTTTTTGGAAATAGATTTAATGACACCATATGTTTCACCCATTTGTAATTGCAGGAATGAAAGAACTTTCATAATAGATTCCTGATAAATCATAAAGTGGGCAGTGTCGGATAACAAGTCATCAATCTTCTTTTCACCTGTTGTATAAGGTTCACGATTTAAGAATGTACTAAGCAATGAGGCAAAACCAGGTCTAATTGCTGCAATAAAACTACTTAATTCAGCCAAATTCTGTGGCTTATATTTTTTCACACGATTAGTTGTGGCTTCTTTTTCGCATTGATTGACACAACAAGTTATACCGTTCGCATAAATATCCCATGTCTTTTTATCATTGTCTATCATATGTCTTAATTCATCAAATGTAGGAACTTCCATACCGATACTATGAAAGAATTTATATGTAAGATAAACACTATCTACAATAAGGAAATCTTCTTTAACATATCCAAATTCATCAAGATAACCACCCTCGATAGCTGCACATACTGTTCTTTTACCAGTTGATTCAGACACAGCACTTATCAGCCCTACTTCTCTTCGTATATCACCATCAAAAATAAAATGTCCACAAGCATGTACTTTTAAGTTAATAGTAATACCTTGATATTCATTACTTTGTTTGAATAAAGAGATATATTCTTCTGGTATGTAATCTTCAACATGAATATCCTCTTTTTCATCATCATCGGCATATTTCAAAGCTTTGTTATATTCATCAAGATATTTTGAAATCTGATTAGCATCTTCAGGTTTAACATCGTTTGCACCTGCGTATAACTGCCATGCTGCTTTTTCTTTCAATTTTTCTATTGCCATCAAAGGATAACAACCATGTTCACCAAGTAATTTCCTTGCTGCTTTAACAAATGGTTCTTGTGTGGCAACATTCAAATCTATATCTGGCATCTGACCTGCTAATACACGTTCCTTAGTTAAAAATCTTTCAGGATAAATTGGAATATCAGCATTGAATCTATCAACGGTTGTTAATCCTAAAAGTTTATTTGTTATAAATGATGCAGCACTACCTCTTGAAGTAGTTGTTAAAATACCACCTTCATTTTTTATTGCGTCATCTACAATAGCCTTACTTGTTAAGAAATAATCCACAACACCAGCTTCCATAACTTGCTTTGCTTCATATCGAATACCATCGGCTTTTTCTTTTGATTTTTCTTTTTCTTTTGCATAAGCTTTATTAAGAACATCTTTGTAAATTTTACATTTTTCTTTATAGGTTTTTCCTTTGTAAACACTCGGAATCTTAAATTTTCTATCAAGAACAATTTCTTCACATTCTGTCACAAAAACATTTGTATTCATAATTGCTCTATATATTTCTTCTCTGTTTAAAACACCTTGTTCTTCAAATCTTTTAATTACGGTTTGAGTGTCAGGATAATCAAGATACCAACCTTCCTCATCTGGATAATTAATGTTTTTATATTTAAGAATCTGATCACGCTTGATTGAATTCTCATCTTTTACATAATGACTATCAAGACCACAAATAATCTGGATATTATGCTCTTTTGCAATCCTTAGTATCTTTTTATTCAATTCCTTTTGTTTGTCTGTATTATGATACTGTACTTCTAAAAAGAAATTGTTACCAAAATATCTATGCACCTTTAACCATATATCCTCTGCATCCTCATAATTCCATCCAGCAACACAAGCAGATGTTACAATTACATTATCTTTGGGAATATTAAATAGTAATTCCAAATCAATACGTGGCTTATAATAATATCCGTCTATATTAGCCATTGATAGAGCAAAATTAATATCTCCACGACCTTCAGCATTTTTAGCTGCAATAATCATATGACAATTTGCTCTATCTTTCTCTTTCCTATCTTTTACCCAATAAACTTCAGAAGAATGAATATATTTCAGATATTCACTCTCTGCGACCTTATATACTTGAAACTGATTGCCTTGTGAACCATGTTCTCCAGAATATAAACATTTTGCACCAAATTCATGAATTCTTTCTGCATAGGCATTAATAGATTCAGCACAATCTGGTGTAGATGTATTACTAAAATCTTTATGACAATGATAATTTTCAAGATATAGATTCTTTTCATATTCTTCTGGTGAATATGGGAACTTAAATGTAAGAGTAGGAATTATTTTTTTTATTAATTCAATGTCCGAAATATCAAGCCACCTCCTTAATCTCATCACACACTGCTTTTAAAACAAATTTTCTACCCAGAAAGCCACTATCAAGAGTACATACAACCTCTAATTCATCGTTCATCATACTATGATCTTCCATTTCATCAAATGAACCATCAAAATTCCACTTGATAATCTGTAAATAATCATTGGGTTTTACAACCAAATGTTTATAATCACTCATTTGTCCAATTTCGTATTCATTTATTCCATTGATAAATACCTTTACTGGCTTAAAATTTGTTCCAGATATTCTATCTATCTTCTTTATATTCTCCACAAGCTTACGAGTAATATCAGAAACATCTAATCGAATATCAACATCCACTGAAACATCAGTATTTAATTCTGGAAGAGTTTCTTCTATATATAATGTAAATCTATCTATATCAGATTTTTCGATTGTGATTCCTGCCGCAAGTTCATGACCATCACATTTTGCTAAACCACTCTCATTACATATTTTTCTAAAGTCATCCACTCCTACAGCCCTCATAGAACCAGAGTAATTTTCTCCTGTATCTTTCAATACAAGGATTGGCTTTTGATACTTTTCTAGTAATTTATTGCCCAACAAACCACTGATACCATATGGAGTATTTATATATGTAATAATCATTTTTTTATCTGATTGCAAATTGCATTGTTCCAATACATCTGGTAACAATCTATCAACTTCAACATTCTGATCTTCCTTACATTTTTTTAATTCCTTTACATAAGCCAATACTTGCTTATTTTCATTTTCCAAAAAGGCTTTCATAGCCACATCATTCTTACCCATACGGTTACTTGCATTTACAATAGGAGCGACACTAAAAGCAATAGCTGTACTGTTAAATTCAAATCCACCAACTATCTTCTTAACTGCTGGATTATATATTTTCTCCAATCCCTTAGAGACAATATATCTATTCTCCATAACAGTCATATCCATCATATCTCCAACGATTCCACAAGCTGCTAAATCAACAAGTTCGTCTGCATAATCTGTAATATATTGCTCATCAAGATATTTGCAAAACTTCCATACGACACCTGCTCCTGATAACTGTGGATTCTCATAATTTCTTTGCGAAGATACTAAAATTGAAACTTCATCATATAGTTCATTCTCTTTAATTGCATGATGATCAAGGATAATTATGTCTACCCCTATCTCTTTCAGCTTTTTATATTGAGAAATATCTTTATCCAAGCTATCTACAATAATCAATAAATCAATTCCATTGAACTGAGCTAAATCTTGTCCTATCAAACCATGCATCTTACCTTCATCTATATAAGTCTTAATGTTATTAGTAAAATGCTTTAGATATCTTGTCATTTCTGTTCCAGACGTAATACCATCTAAATCAGTATCAAACAAAATTCCTATACATTCATTGTTTGTAATTGCAAAGTCTACTCTTTGATATGCTTCATCTATACGAGATAATGAATCTAATGGTAATAAATCTTCTTCTGTTGGATTTAAGAAATGTTCAACATTTTCAACCCCTCTTTGATTAAGAATCGTATCAAATACTTCATCTTCATACATTCCACGACAATCGTTTAATATTTTATAATTCGTCTTCGTCATCCTCATCTCCAATCATTGTTATCTCATTTTGTAAAACATTTTCTAAACACTCTTTTCCTAAATCAGATGGCGAAACTTTATTCTCATATCCTCGACCGAAGTAACCCCAATATCCAAGTTCAACTTCTGTAAACCTGGAATAATTTTTAACCATATCAATATTTCTCATAATATTTTCAAGTCCATATCCTACATCATGTAGGAAGATTATTCGTTTGGGATTTAATTCGAGAAGCATTTTGACTTGTTGAATAGAAATAGATCCGCTTCCAAGAGACACGCAATTTCTTATTCCGTATGAATAACACTGCATACAACTCTTCTCAGCTTCAAAGATATAGATAGTATTATCTACTAAAAATTCATAGTTCTGAGAATATCCAAATAATGTTTGGCTCATGCTGCAAGGAACAGCATAAAAATATTTCATTTCACCATCAGGAACATCATAATTGAATCGTTCCTTAACACCCATTAACTGTCCAAATTGATTTCTTATGGGAATAACAATTCCTTGTGATTCTACATCGTACTTTATGTTAAAAAATTTTTGTGAAAGAAGTGATATATTATCAGCAAGAAACCTTGTATTCCCACAATTAACATAGCAATCTAAGATGGAATCATCGTATGTATTAACTTTATTAGTTCTTCGCTTTCTAATCTTTTCATAAAATCCTCCAAAAATTCCTTTATTATCAAAAAAATCATAATAATCTGTAATCCCTAATGCATGTCTTACTTCATTAAGGACATCTATAAATTCAACTTTTCTTTGCTCGATAATATATGAAAAAATATCTTTTCTTATATTTCTCGCATAATCAATGGTGTATAAATACTCGTTATTTTCAAGATTGATTACTATACTTTTCTTTGATGACTTTTCATCTCGTCCAAAAGATATATATTTAGGACGAATTACTATGTTACAATAGCCAAAATGTTCTAACACATCTTTAAGCTTATCTGGGTGATTTATCAGTTCTTTCTTAATATCTGCTAACATATATCACTCCAAAAGTTATTATTTTATTTCTCCATGTCGAGGTCTGCACTGTGCCACTTCACGGAATATACAATGATCTCCTGAAAACTTCAAAAGATATGCAATACCCGTATCACTAGAATTATTTCCATTTCTTGTTTTCTCAACAAAAATCATACGCCATACGGCATTAGGATCAGGTTTATATTCTTCTTCTATCCATTTATCATTGACTTTTTTTAATCGGAATGGGCGACAATAGAATTTACTTTTTTCATCCAATTCCTCTGGGTATACAGTTCTCATCAGAAATAGATTTTCCAATATTTCCTTAATCTGTTTAGCATTACTCAAACAGCTCGCATCCAAGAATAATTTTCCTTTCATATACTCTGCCAACTGCACAGAAGCAAGCATAATCAGATTGTATTTCATTGCTAATTTGTCTAATTCACGACTATCTCTTACAAGAGATAAGTCTTGTCTTGCAGATGAAAAATCTCCTTCTTGTATCTTAAATGTGTCATATAATACAGTGTCATATCCATATCTCAATACATTTTCACGAATTTTTTTCTTTACAACTCGCATGTCAGCATCGTTAATGGAAATAAATTTAACTCTGCCCTTATAATTCTCTCTCCAAAATTTCTGTACATCTGTTAACTGTTCTCTGCTTTCAGCATTAATATCGCCAGATGCCATTTTCTTTTTTGTGAGTTTAAAATATCTATTACGCTTTCCAAGCAACCAAACCATGAATTTAATCTTGAATTTTTTGATATTCTCCTCATTGGAGATAATAAGAATTTTTCGATCATAATGCAGAAGTGCCATAAGAATTGTAATCCACCAAGTAGATTTACCTGCACTTGAGAATCCACCCATCATTGTAAGTGTTCCTTCAAGCAATCCCATAATCTGTCGTGATAAAAACGGAAAACAGTTCATCTCTTCACCATTTTTATCATAGCCAGCAATATCAAATGGTACACCATTTTCTTCGCCATCTTTACAAGACTCTATGAATTCATCATCAAAATCAATTTCTTCCTCTTCAAGTATTTTACTGCTATAACCAGTTCCATAACTAGATATACGAGCTTCATACCAATCTGTTACTTCTTCAGCAGTCATCTTTCTGAACAATTTCAAAGGTATTACCTTTTTATCTCCCACAGTTATTTCCTGCAAAAGATTAAAACCATCCTTATACATATTCAACATAATATTTTCTCTATATAGAATATCTATATATGTATCAAAATTCTGAGTATTGATAATATCAATTTGGTGTTGAATTGTATCCCAACCACCCCTATCCTCAAATTTCTCAATAACTTCTTCATTCATATTTGATAAGATGGTTATCTCATCTAAGGAATAAAACCCTTTTTTTCTCAGATTTTTTAACAATGAAAAATAAAAAAGACCATCTGCTGTAATAAAATCTTTTTGTTCAAATGTTGTATCATCAAGCAGAAGCATATCCTTGAAAAAACAACTGATAACATTACCTTCATACTCAATTCTACCTTTTAATAATTGAGCAGGATATTTTTCTTTTACACCTGTAATAAATTCACTTATGTTAATCACCTACGCTTTCTTCAATTTCAGATAAACTTCTACGTTTATTTCTTCTCTTATAATTCATAATTGGCATATCAACTTCAACTTCTCTCGGTTTTTCAGACTCTTTCATTTTAAAGTCAGTCAAATTATTTTTAAGTATTGCAGCGAAATACCGAATTTTTGCATATTCACTTACAAAATCCTTTTCAAGAACCCTTGTTATATACTCTTTATTCTCTGTTAGATATGCCAAAATATGTTCATAAGAATATACATCTAATAAAAGATTTATCTCTTTGAACAAAGCGGAATTTAAAACTTTATATCCAAATATCTGATTAATACATTCGTATGTATTATCTTTTACTTCCTTTTCGTGCAATACTTTCTGATATTCAGATTCATTGCAATAGTAGGTGTTTTTGCCACCTACTACCACTTTGAATGCTTCATTTCTATCTACTTTAGTACCACACAGTCTGCATTTAACCAGCATGTGTTACTCCTTTTAGTTCATCATGTCGTAGATTCTCTTTAATCCGTCCTCATTGACATCATTAAGCTTGCCATACTCAGCAATTACATTCTTAACAGATGCCTTTAGTTCTGCATCTTTGCACTCCTTGTACATCTTACGAATAACAGCATCTAAATCATCTGGATATGCAGAAGTTTCTGTTGTCTCTTCGATTGTATCCTCTACGGGTGTGTCGATATCATCAATATCGTCTTCCTCAATAGGATCAGGTTCAGTAACCTTTTCTTCCTTAACTGGCGTTGTCTTCTTAGGGGTAGACTTCTTACCGATAGTAGACTTTGACTTTTCCATACCTTCCTCGACTACTCTAATAAAATCAGCCGCCATATTAGGCTTATCAAATACCATATATTCTGGCACTGCACCATCTGCAAAACGTCCACCTGCATCAATAAGTGTTGTTCCTCTAAAATAAAGTTTACGAACTGTATCTGTTGCATACTTCTTTACTTTATCCCCAACCTTCTTTTCTTCAAGGTCACGATCAATAACACCTGTAAGAGTTACATCAAAAATGTCACCAAAAGCAGCTTCATAATCTGCTCCCATATTTGAAGATAACTGCATATATCCATCCTCTTCAAGACCACCCTTTTCCTTAATTGTCTTAAATTTAGTATGTGCAATTACCCATACACCAAAACCTGCATCTTCAAGCTTTGTCATATAAGGCTTAATAATATCATTTGCAGAATACTTCTCTCCTGCTGTATATCCACCAAATGCAGCCTTAATTGACTTACACTTCTTGTTAGGATTTTCAACATTGCTTTGACGAATAGTTTCTGTATCTGCAATAAGTGCAAGCTCATCACCAGTATCAAAAGCTACCATTTCAATATTGTGTTCCTTACCCTTCTCGTTAATTAACCAATCAGCTAATTCCTGTAAATCCTTATATGTCTTAACCTGAGTAGCATTCAGATTATCAAGCATCTTATAACCTTTCTCATTTCCACAACCTACAAGCAAACCTCTTGATGGATCTCCATACTTTTCAAGAATTACATCTCTAAATAATGTTGACTTGCCGAATTTCTTTGTACTCCTAAGATAGATTGATAAGTTCTTAATATCTGGTTTAATTACATTAATTGTTGGTTTCTGAAATGCCATATGTATATCTCCTTTTAAATAATCATATTTTTATTTGTTATTATCGAGAGAGGGGCATTTGCCCTCATCTCTTTTAAAGTTCATCATCGTCATCTTCAAAGAGGTCTTCTGTTCCTTCTGGAAGCTCCTCTTCAAGTGGCTTAATTACCATATCATCTTCTGTATATACCGTGTCCTGTCTGCCCTTAGTGAATCCCTTTGCTGGCTTTAAGAACTGATACTCTCTAATTCTTTCACCATACACACTTCCACCAAGTTCTGCACGAATATCATCCATAGTAATAAGACCACACTCTAAGTCATCCTTCTGTTCATCAGTAAGCATGTCCTCTGTAATCTCTGTCTTTTGAGCACCATTAAGCATATTAACGACTGCACCATATTCCTTGAACGTATCATCATCAACAATAAATTTATGCTTGATTGACTCTGCTCTCTTCTTAGCCTTTTCATCAGCATCATCTGAAGGAACTGGAATTGTAATTGTAACTGGCACAGCAATATTACCCTTACGATTATTGTCATATTCCATCATGTATCCATTCACATAATACTTCCCCTTCTCTTCTACACTCATATCATCTAAACTCTCTGAGTTAAATAAGACATTAATTGTAGCTGTTGAACTCTCTTCTGCATCGTCTGCTGCGAGATAAATACGATTAGGAACATATGATTCATAAACTCTCTGATTTTTGTCTGAATACTGATACTCGCCATTTCCACGAATGAAGAACTTCTTATCAGAATACTCTCCACTATCAATAACCTTCTTAATAAAGTCGATGAAATCCCATTCTGAAATAAATTCATGTCTTCTTTTGTTACTCTTTTCAAGCTCCGCATTTACATCTGCTTCATTCTCAAGACCAATCTCTTTTAACTCTTCATCAGTAAGGTTTGTTCCTTCCTTAACCTTTTCAGCAGCCTTTTCAAGCTTATATCTACGACCTGGCTTTTCAAGATCAAAGATGAACTTCTTGAACTCTGCAACTTCTGCTAATTTTGATGATGTAAGTCTCTCCTTAAATGGAATCTTTAATGATTCACCTTTAACCTTATTGCCATTTTCATCTACACCACTCTTAGAAAATGTGTACACATCACCATGACCATCCGCAAAAGCACCTGATGTAACAGTCATCATATGTCTGTTATCTCCACAAGCTACATTAAACATTAACTGCTTGCGTACCCAACCAGAATCAAACTGCTTTTCCTGATAAGGATGGAACTTTTCACTCTCCTTACCGATACTTAACTTTCCTGTCATTTCAAAATTCATTAAATGAATCCTCCTTATATGTAAATAATTTTTGATAACTTATATATAAACGCCCTTCTCAGGACGGAACATAGAGATTAAATCTATATAAAATCTATATTCAACAGTGATTTTTGAGTGCAAAAGCCCAAGGGTATGCTGTTCTTTCACCCATTCATATATTCACTATTCAGTTATTTGTTTTGGAATTTTTGAACTGAATTGTTCAAGACTAATTACTAAGCAGTAATCTTTACTTTTATAAGTCTATATGGCTGATAAGCGTTTGGATATTTCTCTCTATCCACTTTACTGATAAACATATCATATGGTCTAGTCCATACTCTCTGATCCTTTAAGCTCTGATATACAACCATCTTTTCTTCTGTTTCTGTATTAGTTCCAATAGCAACAATCTTATAGAAATCACCTTTGAAATGTTGTACTGTGTCTCCTGGTTGAAAATCTCTATCATACATGAATACACCATTTGATTCCATATGTCCCAATATCTGAACATTCATTGTGATAAATTCACCATGTTTCAGAAGTTCTTCCTTTTTAATAAATGCAATTTTATCAACTAAATAACCATCCTCTTTTTCTTCACAAGTAACTGTCTGCCCTGACTTCCAATTATTTGCAAAGTCTTCATTAAATCTAAATTCTGTCACTTTCTCACCTCCTAATAACCAATGAAACAGTGAATTACTTCACTTACTTATTCTCCCGTTTTTAAGATAAACTTTCTTCAACCAATATATTTAATTTTTTCCAACAAGGAATACATATATGGAATGGTTGACTTTGTAATCTGAACGATTTAGATATATGATCTTTTCATTATTTAATTCTTTATCACAAATTTTACATCTACATTTTTTAGTATTTCTTACTTCAAATTCGTTAAATTCATGTATAAAACTTTTATCCATTTTTCCCTCCATATATGTTTATTCTCTATTCGATTTTCATTTTTATTGGAAATTGTGATTCGAACGAATCATAGATAATTCAAATTTTACTTGTTAAATAAATATTCATCACATTTAAATCCGTTTTTATTTAACCAATCAGCTACTAAATGACGATGGCAAAAATCTGTAGGTTTTTCATAGCAAATCAAAGCAATATCATTTTCTCCAACATTATATCCATAGCAAATTCTTGAAAAATCTAAGACAACATCAGTAGCGTTTAATTTATTTAATACCTGTTCATTAAAGCACTTTATGTAATAGTCATTATCATGATTTTCTTTCCACTTCATAAAGAAGTCATATTTGGGTGCAAGTTTCTTATACTGTAACCCTGCGTACCAATTAGGTGCTTTTCCGCAAATCGAAATTGGGACTATATTATCTGGTAACGATTTAAGTTTTGCAAAATAACTTGTATATATCACATTCTCACCTCCAACTATATATTCTCTGTTTCAGGTTCTTCTAAAACCGCAATGCTTAAAGTTCCTGTATCACAATTTCTACCCATTCTTGTCTTAAATCCAAGTTTATTCAACTCTTTGTCTAATTCGTATAGATCGTTCTCATCTGTACTGTAAATCTTACTACCCTTACAAATCTCGACAGCTCTTACATAATTTTTATCTCGCCAAGCCGAACTAATATACAACCATTGGTCTGTATCTACTTTAGATATTTTATTTCGTGGAACTATTGTGAATGGTTTAAGAACTTCTTCGATTTCATCTCTATGTTCTATGTAATTATCTACTGGATCTCGTATCAAATTAAGAAACGCCCTACGACCTCTTTTATATTCCATAATAATATTCTCCAATCTGCACCAAGAAATGTCAGTTTCATTCGGTCTTGATTTCCATACCATATATAGTGTTTGTTGTGCTTTACGCTCACTATATATGGTATGTTATTTACTCTTCACCAATAAATACCAATCTATCAATATATTCTCTACTTTTCAGAAGATTTCTTTAAGTCTGTTAATGCATAATCTAAATCCTTAACCGTCTGAATAGCTTCCTTCATACTATTCATACCAGCAACAGCACTTGAAAAAGCTTTAATACTTTCAAACTCCATCTCTGAAATAGTCTTTAAAACATCGACCAATTTCATATTGCCAATTCCAGATACCTTTGCTGCATTTTCGATTGTTTCTTCTTCATTGACAAGTAAATCAATAAACTGTCTTACCTTATTATTCTCCATCGTGTTTAACTCCTTCATATATTCTTTTTAATCTTTCTTTGCATTCCTTACTTGGATAACCAGAATTAGATAAAGCTAGTTTTATCCATTCTATCGTCTGTTTATCTACTTGTTCTTTGTCAAGTTCAACATCTTTTACTTCACCATCATAAGACTCGTCATACTTCTTCATTTCTTCAACTAAGTAATTTGATACATCTTCGATACTTGGATATTTTTCGATATGTCATGCACCTCCCTAATAAGTTATTCTCCATACTTTTCAAATAATTCTGCCATTGTCACATCATTGTATTTTGCAAGATCCACACAACAAGCACATACATTTTTAGGTTGCGATGCTCCAATTCCATAGCATAGATAATCAGTCAATTTAGCATACTGAAAATTTTCATATTCTCCTCTTGTATTCCAACCTACCATTTCTTCACCACTAATAATGAATTTTGTATCAGGAACACCAAGTACACTGCCATTACACTGTCTCCACCATGCCTCTTCACCTGCTAATTTAACAAATTCATCTTCTGACATATCACACATCTTATTAAATAGGTTTTCAGATATTTCCCATACCTCATATCTATTCCCAGCATATGTAATTTCAGCATCATTTGGTGGATTATCTACAATGTCAAAAAATCTTTTTAATTTATTTCCTAAAATCTCCATTATTTTACCTCTCAAGGAAACCGATATTTACTTATTTTTTGATTCAAATTCTTCAAGTGCTTTATAAAATTCACTACCTTTAATTTCTGTAAAACCTGTAACATCATCTGGTGTAATAGTTTCATATTTTGTTGTAGAAATATTCAAATATAATTTATTCTCATGTTCAAATCTTGAAACTGAATACCCACCTAAATGCAATTCCTTGAAATAGGCTCCTACTCGAATGGGATGATTGTTAATAACAATATTCTTTTCAATACATAAGTCTTGAAACTCTTTTAAAGTCTTACTGTTAGCTCTAAATTTCCTCATTAACACATCAGAATCGCAAAATAGCTTAGTTGGTTTCAATAACTCTTTACCAAATTTCTGATTATTTTCATCACAATCGGTAATATATAATCTGATATTATGTTTCTCATACTCTTCAAATGGGCGGTTTACAGATCCATCTCCGCTAATATAATATTCTTTTCCAGCAATACCTTTATCCTCGAAAAAATTATTTGCTATTATTCTTCTTTCTTCTCCATGTTTTCTATAATCATTAATCTCTTTTAGGAATTTCTCATTTGTTACAATATAAAATTTCTCCATTTTTTATCTCCACATTTCCACAAGAAACGAATCTTTCATGTTATCTGTATAAACATTCCATTGCAGCCATGTTCTTTAATAAAATCTGTAAAGAATGTCGTTCCTGTATATTCATCTGCAATTTCACATTGACTTTCGTTTAAAATACAAACACTGTTATAAATATCCAAATATTTTCCACCAATATACTGTTCGTAATATCCAATTGTGTTAACAGTAAATGGTGTATCATTGGCAAACAATAATTTCTCACAAGCTGCAAATTTCCCACTATCTTGTTCTTTCATATCTGGTGTATAAAGACTAAAACAATATCCCATTTAAATATCATACCTTACAATTATTTATTCTCTCAATCCATCTAATACTCTCATCAAAACGTGCCTTGTCAAATTCTTGACATCACCACTATATAATCCACACTTAACATCATAAGTATGCAAAACTTCATCAAGGGTTTTATTCTTCTCTTTACTCAACAAGCTCTTATAATTCTCATACTGAATATCATTTGTTTCATGAACATTTCTGAGATTACTTTCTAAGCAGCGAATAATATCAATTAGTTCGTCTTTTGTCATAGACTTTAATGTGCTGTCTGAATATGTTTTTCTTTCATCACCTATTGACATGTTCCACCTACCTTTACTATCTCAATCGCCTTTTTAAGAGGAATAAGATAATTATTGCTGTTGCCGCTTCCATATAGTTTTACAGAAGAGTCCGTTTTCAACTGCCCTACAACACCATCTATATAATAAGCTGTTGGTTGGTCTTTTATATCTCTATAATCTAACACATAATTGCTACACTCTTGACAGTGTGATATATCTCCTGAACAATCACCTTCATAGTTGCAATGAAAACTCAACTTGTCTGCATTAATTAATCTCATTTTACTTCTCCTATTCGTAATCTTCTGGATGTTCTTTATAGTCATCTACTATACTTTTCATATAACTAAAATAATCTCTTACAGTATCACTACTATCAGAAAATCAACTTATCACTTCGTATCCATTATCGAACATTGCAAAGGTTAAGAAACCCGAGCTATCTAGTCCTACTTCTATATCACAGCCTTTATATTTACCTTTCATGATGTTGTTCTCCTATGTAGAATTATAATATTTATTATTTACATCTTGATTTCATATACCCTAATTGGTTGTCCTTTGCTTTTATCACTTTCTTGTGGGTAATATGTATTACCAATCCATTCAAATTTTAAATATACTAATTCAAAATCATTTTTTTCAATACTGCATTTTTTAGGCAATCCATGAAAATTTTTACTAAGGTTAAAACAAGTCTCTATATCATTATCCTTATACCAATTCATATTTATCAAAAATTGCGTTCTGTCATTACTGATACCACTATAAAAATTTCTCATCTCTACCTCCAATCTATCCAAAGGAAAGAAAAAATTCATTCCTTACATATTGTCTATTTCTAACCACCTAACAATTGGCTCAGATGTGCTACCTTTTTCCCACACGAACCATGCATGGCACATTGTAGTCGCCCACTTCTTTCCCGTTTTTGGATCTTTCTCTAATCCACTATTCCAAGTTGCCATTCTATTCCTGAACACATATATGTACTTAGGTGGATATTTTTCAAATAATTCTTTTCTTTTTGCGCCCTCAAGAAATTGAATTTTAAGAAACATTGCCATCTGACCATTATCTGTTAATAAATCCATTCCTTTTTCTACAAATTCTTTTGCAAGTGAATATGGTGGATTGGTTATGATACCTTCGTATTTTTTATCTGTTTCATATGTAAGAAAATTAGCAACAATTGTGTTAGGATATCCTCTATCGACTAAATCAAGTCCTGTAATTTCTCTTTTATTCTTATAAAATTCATTTATTGCATTAGCAATATGACCACCACCTACACACGGTTCTAATATTGTCTGTGCAAAAAAATCATATTTTGAAAGCAGCATTTTTACTGCTTCAGGATTTGTCGCATAGTAGTCATTTTCTACTCTTTCATTTTCTGGATTACCACCAGCCAATTTAGCACCTGCTAATACTTTTTTCTCCATTTTGTGTTACCAGAAAGCTCATATGATTTACAGTAGCTACACTTTACATCCTTTCTGATATTTATTCTCTTATTAATTGAGATTCTCATAACCGAATAGCTTAGATATGATTAAAAATTCCCTATGAAAGATTGGTTTTAAGTGAAATCACTTCATCATTTCTTTCAGTTTTTTATTCTTATATTCTCCTATCCGTTGTGTTTTAATAAATACTCCCTCGAAACATTTTTAAAACTTTTTTGCCCTGAAATATCTCTGTATACAAATCCCTCTCTCTTAACCTTTGGATTTAATTCACTATATCCATCAGCTTCAAGTTTCATCTCTTCCATAGTCTTAGGTAACTCATAAGCCGTATCAATAATTGGCACACTTGTTAATCCATGGCTCTTACAGAAATCAGCCATTTCTACAGTTCCCAGTCTTGTACCATCAATAATCAGATTGAATACAAATAACTTATTCTCCGTAAATTTATATGGATTTCCCTGAACCGAGCCAACTCCTTCACCTTGTAACACAACTCTGTTATAGTCATTCTCTGTTGCAAACTGCGTAAGAATCTTTTCAATGTCATATTTATCAGCCAATTCCCAATAAATATTTGACTCGTGATAACAAGCCTGTTCTCTATCAGCCTGCCTTACATTTCTACTGCATACGATAAAATCAAATTTGTTCTTGCCCTTCTTCAATCTATCAACTGCAAATGTGCAGCTTGTACCATCGCATTTCTCAGTCTTAATCCACTTTTCTGTACTCTGAAGATAAAATGGTGCATTCTCAATTCTTGTCTCATCTGTTTTGACAATCCAATCTGGAAACTTCTTTGGATTATCTTTCTTGCGACCAAACAATAGAAACATAATCTTACGACCAATGCTGTATCTCATAATCCTTCTTACAATTGGGTTAGCGAATAACTTTGGTCTACGCTTTGCCATTGACTTATATTTAGCATTTGGATCAATCTTATTAGTCTTTCTTGCTGCATCCTCTTCTGAAGCATATGTAATCTTCAAAGCTTCTGTAACATCATCACCAATATTTCTATCCTGTAATTCTGGGAAAAGTGATAATGGTAAGGCTAATCCCTGGCTAATTACTTTGAACTTGCCAAGTTTCATAGTCTTAACTTTGAATTTCTTATTTGCCAAAAATGCGAATCTCTCATCTGTTTCAGGACACTTGCTGTCAATTTCGATATAAACAGCCATATCTCCTACATTAAACTCGCCTTTCTTAGCGATGCAAACCCATCCTAAAACTCCAATGAGTTCAATATTATCAGCTCCTTCAATCGGTCTGATCCACTCAATTTTTTCTACATGTGCTAATGCTCTCTCTTTGTTCTCCAAGTTCCTCTTACCTTAGTAAGTAGTGCGCACTTTATCCTATAGGAACTTTTCTATTTTTCCTTTCTTATTTAATCTTCTAATTTATTACCTTTAGCTTCATTACAAAGCTTACACATTGTTTGATAGTTACTAATATCATCAATACCACCTTTTGAACGTGGTAAAATATGATCTTTTGTCATTAAAATTTCATCACCATTATCATCAACTGCATACAGATTTAGATGATATGTTTTATCCTGCAAATGTCTTTCTTTTGCAAAATATTTGCCTTCAATTCCACAAAATACACACTTACAACCTTTTGTGAAAAATGTCTGGTATCTTTGGCTATTACCTTTTATTAAATCTCCATCGAAATCAACCTTTGCATTTCTCTTATCTTTTTCAAATAAAACATTTTTCACTTTATTTCTAACTTCATCAATAGAATATACTTCCTTGCGAATTAAGTCCTCATGCTTTGATTTTGATTTTTTTAGTTTTGGTTCACAAAACTGCTTATTCAATAAAGTATTGTAGACATCTTCGATGTTTAAAACATCAATCAAATCTTTTACCGTTCTGATGTTGTTAGGAATATAATCAGAAAGTAAATGTCTATTCCAAACAATCTTAAAAATTTCTGTATCCAAATTTGGTGATAATGGATTATTATTCTTGGGAAAACTCGTATTTAACAAATCTTCAATAGTTTCATATTTGTCTAATAACTCCTTATCATTAAAACGATAATGAAATTTAAGACCTTTAAAAAATTTCTTTTTGCTCATAGTGACATCTCCTTTAAAATTTTATTGTCACTTATATATTCTCTCTTTTATTTGGAAATCGTGAGCAGAAATGCTCTAAGATAAAATCATTTGAAATGCTTCTTTCTTATCAACCATGAATATCCATATAAGGATATTTAATTCCTTTGTATTCCTTATAACCTTTTGTTAATAACCTAAATTTTATATTCTGTTTAGAATAGCATTTATATCTCTTTATTAAAAATAAACGAGTATGACTGCATTCAACACAAAAGTTGCTATTTTTCTTAGCTTCATTTTCTGAATAATAATATCCTTGTAGACCACCACAACAAGGGCAACGTGATATCCATACTTCTCGTGTTAAATTATGTATTTCTTTAAATGGAATTTCATGGAATATTAGACCTCCAGGTGTTATGAGGTAGTATTTCTTTTCTCCAACTTCCGTACTTTCTAAATCAACTTGACTAATCATTTATTCTCCCATCTGGTCTACAATACTCTGCAACTTGTCAATATACATCTGTGCATATTTTTTATGTGATAACTGTTTAATATTGGCAGGTACAAAAGCTAACTTTGCTTTACCAAAAATATCATTATTGGAATAAACTTTCATAAACTGGCACATGGTTTCAGCATCAATCCAATCTAAATCTGGCTGTAAACAAATCACATCACCCTTCTGTGGATGCAGTTTTCTAACTTTAATAAGCGTCTGTTTAAATAACTTCTTTTTCTGTCTCTTGTTCAATTTCTCACCTACTTTCACAACCGAATGAATCGTGGTTTTCCTACTTTATTCTTGCAGCACAGGGTTTATATATATATATATATATATATATATATATATATATATATACATCTTTATTTTTTAAATCGTGTTTTAGATATAATATTTTTAATTTTACAGATATTACACTCTACCAAAACACATGATACTCTTTGTTTAAAATTATTTTTATAATATATTTTTCCTAAATCTTCAATTATATTAATCATTCCATATATAACTCCTCAAATACAATTTGTTTAGGTAATAATTTATAGCACCAATAAGCACTCATAAAAGTGATTTTATTTTGAATAACACCATTATTTAAAAATTTCATTCTCTTGTTAAAAGATAATATTTGTAATTCTTTATCTTTAAACAAATGATATGGAGCTGCATCATTCCACCAAGTATTGGGTGCAATAAGCGCAAATGGTTTGCCAAAACTTAATGCTCTTTCAAAGATTTTTCTTTTATTAGTAAATGGTGGATTAGACACAATACAATCCCAGTTCTCATCAGGTTCATATGTATAGAAGTCTTGTCCATTATCTATATGAGTAGCGATTACTTTGTGACCTGCTTCTCTAATTTGTTTAACAAATTCACTATTTTCCTTGTCAAATGGACACCAAACCGTTGCTTCTTTTGGTATATATTTTACTATCGGTTTAACACCGTAATTTGGTGTCATACATTCGTCATTGTTTCCTTTGCTATATAATACTTCTTGACTATTAATCTTTGTCATTTTTCAAAAAGGTACAACGTTGTTTTATTCTTGCAAGAAACCTATACCTTTCTTAATATTTTTTGTAATTACATTTATATATTCTTTTAATTCTTGTTGTCTCCAACCTCTGAAGCCTTGATTTTAGGGAATTTCAGAGATTGAGATTTTAATAATTTGTGATTAATACCTCACAATCGGCACTCTTGTCCTTTTTCTGATAATTGCAGTTGCTATAATCATGCTTTAAATAATGAACTATGTATTTATCTTTCCATTTATCAAGTAATGGATTGTCATATTTGAGATTATTACTTAATGCAAACTTAACACCTTTATCATTCAACGTATCAAGAGTCTCTAGTAATTTATTCTCCATTTCTTCTGTCCAGCCACCGTTTTCATTGTATGTAGCAACAGAATTGAAATATGGTGGATCTGCATAAACAAAATCGCCTTCCGTAAAATCGGAAAAATCAAATCTCTCAAATGGAATATTTAAGAAACTACAGTCTATTTCATTTAGCCGCTTATGAAAATCTATAAATTTTTGTCTAAGAGTTGGATTAAAACTTGACCTATCTTTACCAAAAGGCATATTGTATTCACCTTTGGAATTGAATCTGATTTGATTATTGAACGCATAACATAAAAGCGTATAGAATTTAATTGGGTCTTTAATACCTGTGTTATATTCTTCTCTAAACAGTAAATATCCTTCTTTGTTTTCTTTAGTTAATCCATACTTATTAATATATGAATCAATCTTATGTAATACTTCTTCAATATTTGAACCTTGTAAATATCTTAGAAAACCAACTACCTGTTCACATATATCATTGTAGATAATGTAATCAGCCTTTACATTAATACCAACATTAAAACCTCCACCAAATAAATCCACGAAAGTATTTATCTTATCTGGAAACATCGGTATAATGATTGGTAGTAACTTATACTTGCCACCTACATAATTAAGTGGACTCTTTATATTACTCAATTTTTGTTCACCAATAGTAGCTGCGCAGCTTTACTCACATGTGAACATTTTCCTTTCTTTAATTGTACTTATATTGTTATATTCTCTTGTTTTGTCCTGAATATTGTATAATTTTCGTGACAAGCCAAGAAACCAAAATTTCATTATAGATTTATTTTTTCAAAAACGGATTTTCCACAATATAATGGTCAACCATACCTCTAAACGCAAATGGAGAATCTACAACTCTATCTGAATACTTAAAATGTTTCAGAAAATCCAATACATCTCGTGCGTCTTTATGCGACAATGGAATAAATTTCACATATTCTGGATGACCTTTAATACATACAACCGCCCACGAATGCTCATTAGAAAGAAATCTTACATCTGTTCCAACGTCTATCATAGAATTCATTAGCTTATGACAATCATCAACCATCTTAAACGACCAGCCATATTCATCCTTTGCAGCATTTAGATACCCTTTTGCCCTATTATATAAGTCTTCTGCCTCTTTATAATTCTGTTCAGCCGATTCAAATTTTGATAACTCTTTTGAAAATAACCATTGTTTTAATTTGTCTCGTATTTTATCTTTAATTTTCACTATTTTTACCTCCTGCAACCATATAAAATGGTGTTATTCCCAATCATACGCTATATAATATCCTTGATCTGATAACTTTTTGAAGCATTCAAATCTATTTCTCATATCAATAGCATCGACTTCCGTTCCCTCTAGTATCTTTTCACAATATTTGGACATGTCAATTGGTTCAATTAATTTTAATTTATAATTCTTTGAGTCAATCCACTCCTCGTTTGGTAATTTAGGGAACTGAACACCAATCGTCTTTTCAAACAATTCTCTTACCAGACTTACATTATAATAAGAATGAGATGTAGAGTCGCAGTTGATATATTTAATTGAGTATTCATCATAATAACAATGTCCAAATGCCTGATATGTTTCACCAGAATCTAATATTTTATAATCTTTAAACCATCTAAATCCTAAGCCCATAATAAACTCCTACAAAGCCAAAGAAATATCGCATTCATTTTTATTTTAGTCTGTTCTTATATCGCTCAATACCATATCTTTCAAGCGAACTACTTGTCATAGTAGCCATTTCCACGTTTGTATTTAACAGAATTGACAACACAAGTGGAAGCTCATCGATCAGAATATTTTTATCTCTTTTCATTGCATCAATATCAGCAAATTCATATGCAGAATAAATCTTAACCTCTTTATCAGTAATTCTTTCTGCTAAATCACAAAGATACTGTTTCATACTCTCCGTTCCTACGATAATTGGATATCCCGTCTCTACTGCTTTCATAATAAGTCTTGTTGATTTACCGTATCCTCTTGGTACATTTAAAATTTCCATGTGTATATTCTCCTATCGTTTTTAGAAATTTGGATAGAATGAAGGCATAAGCTGAAGCTTGAATAAATTCTTCTCATGCATTGAATCAATCTTCGCTTTTACATCCTCATCATTAATCTCTCCTGTTCTGATATACCTATCAAGAGTGTCATAAGTGAATCCAAGGTTGTCCTCGTCAGTCTTTCCACAAAGACCGTCAGTAGGTGTCTTATCTACTAACTCAGATGGAAGTCCTAATTCACGACCAATCGCCTTAACTTCCGAAACTGTGAGCTGCGATAGTGGACTGAAATCACCTGCTGCGTCTCCATATCTGGTAGCATATCCTACCCAATCCTCTGAAAGATTACATGTATTTGCAACACGACCATTGATTGTCTGAGATACTGCATAAAGTGTAGCCATTCTGATACGAGCAGGAAGGTTTGTTGTTGTTTGTATAGATAAATTTTCGTCTAATGATGTTTTAATTTCATATTCAGCAACATTAACAATTGTTCCAATTGGAATGATCGTTCGAGGAATATCTAAAAAGTTGCATAGCATATGACTATATTCGATATCAGATTGTCTTCCCTGCGGCATAAGTACACCAAACACTCTATCTTTCCCAAGAGCTTCTACACACAGAGCAGCTACAACGCTTGAGTCCTTACCTCCTGAAATTCCAACTACTGCATTACAATCCTTACCATTCTTATCAAACCAATCTCTGATCCACTGTACTACTTCGTTCTTTACTGTCTTTACATCAAAATTACTCATGTTTTATCTCTCCTTTTTCAATCTTCTCAATCAATGTAAGTAATTCATTGTATACCTGAATTAAACCGCCTCTGTCATCAATATAAACATTTGCATATATTTTTCTACCTGCAAAAGCTACAGATGCGTCACAATTGATACCTCTATACTTGATATTGTTGTCCTTTAGATACTGCTCAATCATTCCGTATTTATCTTCACCATTCCCAGTAAAAATAATTATCTCTGAATAATTCTCCCATCTTTGTAAAAGATTAATGACATTCTCATATGTCCTACCCTTCTTATGGAAATCATAAATCGTATCATCGAAATCTACACAAAAGATAAGCCTGCCATATTTCTTAAATTCTTCCTCTAATCTATTGTAGGAATTATTGGCTTGAAGATAAAAATCCATATTACTTTCCTCCATACATTCTGTTCCTAATGTCCTCAAATGTATCCTCTCTTACTAATTCTCCATTCTTGAATACAGTTGTAAGCAAACTATCTTCATTCATATCGAGTAACTGATCCTGACACTTCAGTTCTCCATCTTCTTCATATACTTTGCAACACCCCTTATGAGATTTCTTTAAATGGCTTGTATCAGTCTTCGGATCTTTGAAGATCATAAGCCTCTTACCATCAATAACTCCATAAGTAGCCTTCATTGCAATTCCAAAAGTATCTCTTGTAACAACAATCATCTTTCCATTCTCGACAATAGCTGTAAAACAAAATGCACCTACACCATAAGCAATGTTATTAGCTGCAAATCCACGCCTTTCTAACTCTCTCCAAATAGTCTCTACATTAGAAAGAGTACATCCGTCACCATAGATAATACCAATATGAGGATCTAACACCTTATAACCCTTACCGTTGATAGAACCACCAAAGATATCCCATAATCTTTCTACTGTCTTAACTGAAATCTCTACAATATCACCACTGTCAGGACGAACAAGCAACTTGCCATTGTGATTCATAATCTCTTCCTTACACTGTGGAAGAATATTGTTTACCATATTCCAATAATCATAGGTATCTGAAACCATACTAAATGAAGTATTTGGATATAATTCTGTAAGTAATCTCTTAACGAATGTAATCTCATCACCATCAATTGAGTAATTTGCTCCCATTACGGAATGCTCTGTTGATACTGCACCAATTCCAATACCACTATTCTTACAATCAGCATTGTAATATTTATCAATATATGTAATGGCAGGAATAGTTGAAGTCTTATTGAAAGATAATAACCATGAAGCAGAACATCTTGTAGCTTCGTCCATACAAGACATACCTCTCATACCAAAATCGGCACAAGCCATATTGCCAGGTAAACCGTCTGTTGTTTTGTTATACCAATAATCTGCAATCTCACGATACATATGACCAATAGTTGCGTGACAGCAAGGCTTCCATAATTCAACCTGAAGGATACACTCAATCCACTGAACAAGCCATGCAAATTTGTCATCTGTATTGGTAATTTCAATACAAGGAACTCCCATTGGTACAAGTGTTCCCTCTGGTAAAGCTCTAATTTCAAGTGGCAGATAACCAAGTCTGTGAAGTTCTACAATCTTCTCTAAGTCGTAATTATCTCTGCCAATCTGCACATCCATTGAATCTGTATAAAGAGATAACATCTCATTCTCTGATAATTCAAAGAAATTCTTCTGGAAATATCCCATTAGATATTCCTTAATAAAAGCCTGTAATCCGAAGAAAACCATATGATTCTGATTTTCCAACATTGATTTACGAGGCACCCAATATGAGACTAACTTAGTTAATCCCTTTGGGTACATACGATCATGACACTGCTTATAAGTATCACTAAGTAATAAAGCCATTGTGTTATCCATAATTTTAAACCTCCATAACTGTAATCTTTTCATGACTACCATTAAACAAACTGTTTGTAGTAAATAATCTGTTCACTGTATTATTCTCCAAAGACTTGATCAACGTTCCTTTTTCTTTATCAAGAATTGAATTCTCTGTATGTGTTGCATACGCATAAATCTCAGTTACACCATGTTTCTTTAATTCTTCTGCGCTATAATAAAGTGAACCGCCATATGCGATAATATCATCAATCATTAACACAGCTTTGTCCTTCAAATCAATACCATTTGTTATAATGTCTAATCCAAGGATTTTGCCAGTCTTCCAATCTCTTTTCTTTTCACCATAACAATATGGTAACTCAGGGAATAAATCTGAATATCTCTTAGCTGCACCTGCGTCTGGGAAATAAAGTACAAGATTTCTCATGCCAATCTTTGAAATAGCTTTATCAACATACTCTTTTGGATTTTCTTTTACACAATTATTGAGTAATGCAGTAGAAACATCGCTATGAGCATCTAAAACATAAACTGATGAAAATCCTAACCAATTGATAAAATCGCAAAAATACTTCAATGTGAATACTTCATCATCATTTTTTACTCTATCCATTCGTGCATTAGGAATATATGGAAGATATAAATAATAATCCACATTAGTAAAAAATCTTTCAAGATGTTTCCTTACTAACATCAGATAAAACATCTCATCGTTACTCTCATAAATCCATTCAATCCAAATGCAAGGAGAGCCATCATAAGTGTCTTCCTCAATGTTGTTTGTATCAATATTTACTCTTGGTGTTCCATCTGGGAACTTGTTGATTGCTACAATTTCACCATTAATTTTAATCATATTCTACTCTCCAATCACGTTAATCTGACACATCTTCATTGTCTCTAATGCAGCCTTATGCGTCTCAGGTGTAACACCTGCACAGCAACTTGCATCCACTGTAATATCAATATTAGGATAATTTGCTCTAATCATAAGTGCATTTGACACTACACAAATGTCTGTACAAAGACCACAAACTTCTACTTCTGTAAAATCAAAATCATCCCAATGTGTCCATCCGAAAGTCGGCTTATCAATAACTACGTCATTCTCAATATCAAAATCTAACTTATCTGAAATCTGCCATCCGATTGTATTTTTTACACAATGGACAACTGGGAGATGCTTTCCTTCATATGTTTCTAAATAATTATTTGGGTGTGTATCTCTTGTAAAAATTACACTATCACCATTTTCTCTGTACTCCTTGATTTTCTTTGCCACATTAAGTACAATACTCTGTGCTTCATTTGTGCCAAGTGAGCCATCAATAAAGTCATTCTGCATATCAATTACAATTAGTGTTTTACTCATAATGTTTTTCCTTTCTATACTATATCTTGTTATTATTATTTTATCTAACCAGTATATGTAGTGTTAAACTTACCATGAAATGTCGGTTTCAATTCTCGTCATCTTGAAATGCTTTTATTCTATTTTCAAGATAATCTATCTCATCTTTCCAATGCTCAACTAACATATCTTCAATCTGTTGTTTTGCATCTTCTATGCTATCAGCAATAATTGTGTCATATTCTACATTTAATTCTTCTGAAACATAAATATAAACATTCTCATCCGTTTCATCTTGAACAAATCCAGCCACTACATTCTCATTTTCTTCTTCATAGAACTGACTAAAATGTAATTTATAACATTCTTTACCAAATTTATTTTTCTCTCCTACTTCCCAATATTTATTCATAAGCACCTCTCAATTAATTATTCTCCACTCAAAATCTCTTTAGGATAATAAATAATCTTCTTACCAGCTTTCTGAGCTTTACGAATTGTTGACCATACACCACCTGATTTATTACCGTCCCAAATTGCAAGTAAAACATCACAATGGTCAACCATATACTGATCTCTTACATTGTCACAACCTTTGTAAAATTTGTCAGCTAATTCAATCCATTCATCTGCTTCGTTTCTGAGCTTACTATAATATTTATTTGATGAGTTATAATCTTTACAAGGCAAAATGCAGTGCAATTTTAAATCTCTATTCTTTTCAAATTCTTCAGAAATACTCCTATAACTCTCTTTGATAACACAAGCATTTAGACCAATTAAAATATCTGAGCCATTAGCCATTCCACAATAAACATCAGAAGCATCTAAAATCTGATTCATAATCCAATGTCCAATTTTGCTCCACTTAATATCTAATTCATCTTCTGGTAATCCTAATCTCTGAGGTCTATGACCTGTTAATGCTACTCTCAATTTTATTCTCCTTCCATCCTCTGATTCCATTTGTCAATTGCAGCATACATACAAACAAGTTCTTCAATAGGATCGCCATCGGCACTAGGGACGTAACGAATAGATCTTGAAGTTGTTTTCATATGTCCAGAAGTTCCACCTCTTGCATGACAACAATTACACCTAACAGAATAAGTAACTCTTCCATTCCTTGTTTGCTTATCAATCTTTAACTTAGTAGCACCGCAAAATGGACATGGCTTTAAAATTTTATCTGTTATTTTGTCCATATATTTATTCTCCTTTTCTGTTCTAATGAAAGACAGGTTTCTTGTCAAAATTCAATTGCTAAAAGCCTTATTTTTAAGCACTTTTTGAAGTTCAATTTTTCTCAATTTTATATTTGAACGACAATGGGCAGCCAGAACCTAATTCGCCACCCATACAAGGATAATCATTCTCATCACCAGTTATAAAACTGCAACCATATTCACGATACCCAGTGTCGTTTTCATAGTATGTCGTTTCACAGTAATCACAATTTTCATAATTGTTTTCGTAGATTTCTTCTTCCATAGGCTATACCTGTTTGTCTGCAATGCACTTAATATTATTCTCTATCTGTCTGTAAGTTTCATTTGCACCAAGAATACTAAGAACTGCATTCGACAACATACTCTTTGTTGAATTATCAAAAGTTTCCTTCATAGTCTTATTGACCTGTTTACGAATATCGTCCATAAACTTATCAAGATCCTTTTTAATCATGTCATCAAAATCAAACTGTCTGTTGATATATTCCTCAAATGATACATTTTCAAAATCATCATTATACGAACTTGTGTGTCCTTTCTTCTTGGCTCTAAGCTTTTTAGAATCAAGTCTTTCCTTTAATTCTTTCTTAATATACTGTTCTACTGTATATTCCTTTTCTTCCGTATCGTCCCAATAATCTCCACCAACTTTGATTTTGGTATTTGATATGTATTCATCAACAAAACGCTGAAAATTCTCAGAAACCTTTTCTTCAATGGTTTTCTTAGCAAGATTATCGGCAACCTTTCTAACAGTTTCCTCAATCTGTTCTTTCACAATGTTTTCGATATTTGTCTCCATTGTATTCTGTACAAGAGACTCTAAATTTTCTAAATCAATCGTTACCTTCATATAATCATTCTCCTAACACTTCCACATCAATACATAACATATCATGCAAATTCTTAATCTGTTCATCAGTTGGTTTCTTCCACTGCATTGTTTCGTCTACATTAATTGTAAAAGCACCACCACATAATTTGATTTTTGCAATAATACCAGGAGCACCAACAACAGCCACTTTTGGCATTGGAATGTTACAACTTGTCTTTGGTAACTTTGATTTCTGAGAATATTCAAATGCTCTCAGTTCATCCTTGCCAAGCCATTTCACCCAAGCACCACAATCATCACAATACAATCCTGTATTATTACCTTTTACTTCTGTATGAAGTGCAACACTTCCACACTTTTTACAACAATTCTGATACATGATTTCCCTCCTATTCAATTTCTTCAAATGCAACACTATTGAATTCCACATCTGGAAACTCTTTTATATATACAATTGTGTGCCAAGAATGAACTACAATATCTTCCAATGTATATTCTTTACCAACTTCCAATAAGTGATGATTTTCACCGCCACCACCCCATACGTCATCATCGTTTCTAACACATTTAATTTTTCTTCGTTTTGTATTATAAATATCCATTTAATTTCCACTCCTCTTCCAAACGCCTATATATTCCTGTGACTCCTGTTTGAATCTTTTTAACATATCAATTAATGCATCTACTTCTGTCAGATCATCAAAAAGAATCTCAACTGGATCTTTTTCTTTTAAATCCAATCTTTCTGCGTAAGGAAATGGTTTGATAAAACATTCAAATTTAATATCTCTGCCCTTATGTCTGAGTGTGATTTCATTAACATTTTCTTTGTCACCAATCCTCAATATTTTGCCTCCTTGTTAAATGCGAGCTTCATTGGATTTATTCTTCAAAAGATGCCGTTGCTTTAATATTGAGTTTTCTATTGTAGAAGTAATTATCGACATACTTCTGTACAACATTATTAATTGCTTTTGTCATTGCAGCATCCACTCTTTCGATAATCATCTGATCAAAATCAATACCTTTTATTTTTCCTTCGATAGCTTTGACGACTTTATCATCTAAATCTTTAAGAACAAGTTCCTTTAATTCTTCTTTTGTAAGACCAGCTTCACATAACATCTGACGTGCTTCCTGCCTTAATGCAATTTCTTCAATTCTCATATCTCATTCACCTCACTAAATTATTCTCTTAATTCAAACAACTTTTCTACAGCTTTTACTCTCTTATTGTTGTCAATAGTTCTCTTGACTTCCTGTTGCCAAATACATTCCTATTCTGAAGGTGCTTCATGTTCGCTAACAAGCACAATATTCTTTTTGCTCATCTTTTCAGCCCAATTCCAAAACCTGTCATAGTCGAAGTTCTTGCTTGATCCATACTTCTTTGTATTCTTGTATGGAATATCACAGTAGAATAAGCAGTCAATCCTATCAGAATATAACTCTTCATAATCTCCGCATTGAAACTGAATATCCTGTAATCGTGGAATCTGTTCTAATAAATTTCTTTTAGCTTCATCGTAGTAATTTCTTTCAGTACCAGCTTTTGTATGAACAATACCTGCATATCCACCGTCAAAGAAGCGTCCATTATAACTTGCAAGAAAGCCAACTGCTCCAATATACCAATCAGGATATGTATTTAAACCTTTATTGAAACACTCTCTTACTTCTGAGTAATGTTCTTTTGTAATAAATTCTGGGAGATTTTGTATCTGATTTAGATTCTTGAACATCTCTATAAGATATTTATAATTATCTGATGCGATTTTTATATCGCATTGAACTTTGTCAATTACATTACAGCCACCGCAAAATGGCTCTATGTATGTTTTGATATTATAATCTCGTAATCGTTCTTGTATAATTGGTAAAATATTATCAACTATACGTGATTTAGATCCCATATATTTCATTTAATCTACTCAGAGCGAAATTTCTTTAAGGCTGCCACTCCCACTCCTTTCGTATTAATATTTTTATCTCAAATTACCACCATTATTACATCTGATTTTATTCAACATATCAGCAAGTCCTAACATGAGGTTTTCAATTTCTGTTACATTCTCAAATTCATACATTTCTCTTGTGCAAAAACCGCCTTTATTCCCCGTAGACAAACCATACCTATTCCCATATGGAACTTTGTATGAAAAAATCATCTCAACGTGTTCTTCATTATCATTCAATCTTCGTAAATTTCCATTGTCTTTTAACATTTTTGTACCTCCTAAATTTGATATGAAAGATTTCTTTCAATGTATTATTGTCGCAATTGCTCATTTATGTGTTCTCCCAGTCTAATTTCTGACCACAGTCACTACAGAAAGAACCACTCTTTACAACATGCTTGCAGTTAGGACACCAATATGCACCTCTAAGAAATCTTGCGTTATCTATCACGTCAATATATTTTTCATAGTCAATAGGCGTTGGCTTCTTCGGTATCTGCTTTTTAAGTGCTTTTATTGCCATTCCATAAGCATTTTCAAAAGAGCATCCCCATGAAGTATCACATGGGATTGCTTTACCAAGTTCATTACAATCATATTTTAGTTCTTCGATAGCTTCACTTTCTGTCATCTGCCACCTCCTAACTTCCAAAGAAACTTCGGTTTACTGTGTCTTTTGTAATATCATTTATTTACTATGGTAAGTCAACAATATTGTATCTAACAGTACCATCGTCATATTTCTTGGTTTCTAATATTCCATCAACATATTCTCCAATTTTGTCTGAATATTTGTTATATGTATTACTACCAGAAATATTATATTCTACACCGTTATATTCAACAGTAATTCTATAAACTGCTGGATGCGATTGTGGTAACATCGTTTTAGTCGCAGGACTATAATGCATTGTTGTATAAGCAGCCCTGTGATATTCATCTATTATTTTTACTTGAACTGTAGATGTTTCGGTACTAATGCATTTTGCACAGCCAGTTAATATAAACATAAATGCTAATAGTAAAGCCAAACTATATAAAATTTTCTTCTTCATATGATTTATTCATCCTCCTTTAACACAAGAATTGCTTTATAGTATCTACTATTGCATGAACTGGATTCTACTTTGTATCCATCATCCAAATAATCATTCATAGCATTCTCAAAATCATTGCTGTTTTCCATTTCTAAAATTACACAGTTCTTCATATGGCTTATTCTCCTTTGCTATATCCAGTCTCTTCAAGAAACTCATCAAATTCCTCTTTTGTCATATTGTTTGGATAATACATATCTACCACCATATCAAACGGCTTCAAATAATTATCCAACACATCTTCAGCATCTTCTTTTGCTTCCTGCATTTTCATATTGATATAATCTTCTCGTGTCATGTTCCATGCCGTAGGACAATCCGTGACACTCGAAAATCTACAATATAATCCATTTGGCTGTTTTGATACAAATCCTGCCATATTATTCTCCTAACTCTTTCAGTGCATTAACAAGTTCTGCAAGTCTTGGATTTTCAGGATGTTCCTTTGCCATTTTTTCATATAAGGCAATGTTATTCATCTTATCAATTTCTGACTTTAATTCCTTCTCGATAGATACCTTCTGCTTTGCAATTTCCTTTAAACGATTTTCTTCATCAATTCTTGCGTTATATCCGTCCATATTAACAACACCAATGATCTGAGCTGTTACATTCTTACCATATTCTTCAACTGTCATCAATTCTTTTACAATACCAAGAACTCTATTGTCTTTTCCTCTTGCATTTACTACAACATATACTGGATGCTTTGATGGATCTTTCTCTACAATAAGATTCCATTCATCCTCATATAAAGCAAAACCATAGTCCTTTTTACTATAATCCTCTACTAAATTAACAATTGCTACATGCTCAAATCCTGTCATTTTATTATCCTCACTTTCATCTCTAATAATATTCAATTCACTTCTACTGAACCAATATAATCCATTGGAACTTGCTGCGTTATACATTCCGTCAATCTGAACAGCTATTGAATCACCTGTAGTTTTAATAACTTGTCCATATCGACCAACAATATCTTCTTTTTTATATTTTCTTTTATTTGTATATGTAACTTTTACTCGCTGATCTTGGTATTCGTTATAATCGTATATCTCGCTCATTGTGTCACCTCCTGTTATATTATTCTCTACTTAATATGGATCAGATTCCCATTTACACCCACACGTACAACATTCATATGAATCAGTGCGATAATATCTAAATAACTTATGATGTTCTGTGACAAAAAGATGTTTTAGAACACCTTTAAATTTTCCTTTTTTGGTTATATAAAATGGCTTACTTTCTCCGCAATTAGGGCATATATTACAACCTTTATTTGCTTGTATACATTTCAATTCTTCTTTTGTATAATCTGTTTTACTCTGTCTGGTTATCTTCAATTAATGTCACCTCATTTCACATCCAAAAGAAATCTATGTTTCTTGTACTACTCAAAAACTTTTGCAAACTTTTCATAGTTACCATCTCTGCCACTTGGAACAGCAAATACAACAGTATCGAAGCATTTATGAGTAGTAGTTAAATATTCTTTAAATATATTCGCTACTTCTGTTGCGTCCTGTCCAAATACTCCACAACCATAAGCTCCTAAAATAAGAGTGCTCACATTATTATCTTTTGCCATATCAAGAACAAACTTAATTCGACTTCTCAACACTTTAGCATTCTCTTCGTCTGACACATTCTGATATTTCTGTGCTGACGATTTGTTTGGTGCAGCACAAGTAATAACACTACACTCTACATGGCTATTCTTTCTAAAGAACCAAACACCAGGAGAAAATAATCCTCTGTTCAAATATAAAGCCTTATTCTTGTGTCGATTATTCCAATCATAAAACTCTAATACAAACTGACTCAACACATTGTATAAGAATGATTCGTGGCATAAGCACTCTTCCTGTGCCTTACTACCATTTAAAAACATTCCACCTGGATTTTTATATGAAGAAAAATTAAGAACTGCTGTACTTGGATTGCCGTATTTCATTACAGCACCTACGCTATCAATATTCTCTACAATAATCTTGGTATCTTTATCTTCGATATCCTCTTCAAAATCCCTATTAAATGAATCTGTATCATAAATTTTTGTTGCAGAAATAGCAGTCTGAATACAACGACCATATTTGTTTCGCATTTCTTTTGTGTGTTCACGAGCAATTGTCGCTCTTTGTTCTTTATTCTGCCAATATTCTTTTATATATGCCATTTACTTATCCTCCTCATCTTCACCCAAAATTTTCTTTCTTAATGAGTTCCAACCATCATCATAGCCATCACAATATTCATCCATATATTCATCATTATGTGTCTCATCTGGCAATTCTTTTAATGGACACCAATTTGGTTTTTCTTGACAATATCCATTTTTACTATCAACCATTCTACAAAGAGTATTATCATTTGGCTCATCCATTAATTCACAACATGCTTCGATACCTTCTTGTATTTCTCTACAAAAATTACAATCACAACAAGTTCCAGGCATATCTAACACTAAAACAGCTTTACTCATATATTTAATCCTCTTTTTCTTTATTTTTATATGTATTTGTTCTCTGAAAACTCAGAAGAAATTCCGCTTTACTTAGAACTTTTATTTTTATACACAAACAGCTTTTCTCTTCGAAAATCCTTAATGCTATTACACTTTCTATTGCTGTCAAATGTAATCTTAACTTGTTTCTCCCAAATGCAATCAAAGTCATCTGGCATTGAATATTCACTTATAATGACAATATTGTCTTTAGACATTTCTCTACACCATTGATAAAATTGTTCATATGGAAATTCACCTGTTTTATATTTTGTTGTATTTTTATACGGTGGATCGCAATATATTACATACCCATGTAAGTTAGAATAATCTAAAAATGAAGCTGTTCTAAAATGGATATCTTTAAGATTTGGAGCTTGCTTCATACATGATTTGTAAGAATAAATATCTCCACGATGTTTAGCATCATCACGCTTTGCATAACCCCCAAACCACTTTGCTCCAAAACTAAGTTCATATCCTATATACCCTGTTATAAAATCAGAATACTTGTCAGGATTATTTTTTACATCAATATAAAATTCTTTCGATACTTCTTTTGGTGGTTCAATTCCTTGCTGCAAACCAATAAGTACAGAGATTACATATTTATCAATATCGCTTCCTATCTTATTGTCGCATTCAATTTTATCAATAATATTTGCACCACCTACGAATGGTTCTAAATAACCATTGCATCCATTGTCTATGTAATTCTGTATAATCGGTACAATTTGTTTTGATAACCGATTTTTGCTTCCCATGTAAATCATTATATATCAGGAGTAAACGCTGCGTTTTCGGTATACCAAACCTCTTACTCCTTCCTTTTATGTTATTCTCTATTTAATATTCCCAATCATCATTTCTAACCTGGAATACATCGCCACACTCTTCAATATCTGGATAATTATATGTGGCAACATTCATAGCATATTTATCTATTTCATACGCTTTATATATAATATTTGTAAATCCCATTTTTTCTAAACAATATCTACCAGTAGCAATACCATCATATAAGCTTAGAACTTCAATAGGATAATCTCGTGGAACATTCTTTAATCCCTGATTTAAAATATGAATAATTACCTCTGACGTCCATCCATTACCAATACATTTATAACGTTGCGTTTCAGGAACACCATTACATAATGTATAATTATCAGGTAACGTCTGTAATCTTTCTGCTTCTAAGGGATTTAATTTTCTTACTTCTCCATTGATAAGATACAATCCAGTTTTTGCACCTCTTCCACCACCATTGGCAGACAAAGTGCATGATTTACCATTTATGGAATATACTCTTTCACCTTGTCCACCTTTACCAATAGTGCCAATTCTAACAAGTTTATTGTTATCCTTAGTATCATCTCTGTTATTAAATTTGACCTCATTTATTAAGTTTTCTTTGTGGAATTCAACATCAAGAATATCTTTCACTCTTATACCTTTATCTATAATGTTTTTTAGATCAATATTGAGATTAGTAGCATAAATACGATGTCGAGTTTGTGCTGATAATAATGCACTGTTGATATGTAATAGATTAACATTTAATCGTTTTTCGATTTCCTTTTGAATTTCTTTTGATATACTTTCGTTGTTTTCATATAAAAATATATCTGGTTGCCATTTTTCTTTCGCAATTAAATAATTTTTAAATAATTCCCATCCTGTACCTTCACAAGTGGTTTCTCTTCTTTCGGGTGATTGTGAGATTGACCAAAATGTACAAGGCGAACCACCTATTAACAAACGTAATGGTCGTCCATTAAGCTCACAATAATTATTTTTTTCTTTATTCTCTGTCAAAATACACTATTTTACAGAGGTTACGTAACCATAATTACCTAGGAGTTACTGCTTAATTCCTTTCTTCTTAATTATTTTGTTGTAAAATCCTATGGAATTAACACGTCTGCTAAAACCATAGGAAAAAATAATTCTTGTTACTTTTATTTGGAAAATTTGGCTGAATCGCCAAGATAGAAATTTCTATATATGATTATTCTTCGCCTTGAAATGATTTAATTCGATTTTCTAAATAATCAATCTCTTCATTCCAATGGTCTATTAACATCTCTTCAATTTGATGCTTTGCATCTTCTATACTGTCTGCAAACAATGTATCATATTCAACATTTAGTTCTTTTGATACATATATAAATATGTTTTCGTCTGTCTCATCTTGTACAAAACCAGCTACTACATTTTTTTCATCATCTTCTTCATAAAATTGACTAAAATGTAATTTATAACATTCCTTACCAAATTTATTCTTTTCACCTGTTTTCCAATATTTCTTCACTTTATCACCTCGCTTAATTTGGCTGACCAACCTTTGAATAGAATTACTTCTATATTAGATTATTCTCTACTTTACAAATGGATTATCCATAATATGGTCATTAATCATATTTTTAAATCCAAAAGGTGAATCAATCACCCTATCTGAATATTTGAATTGTTGTAAAAATCTGATTACATCACGAGCATCACCAGATGATAATGGCATAAATGATACGTACTCTGGGTGACCTTTAATACATACAACAGCCCAAGAATGGTCGCTATGTAAATGAATATCAGTTCCGACATCCATCATTGAATTTATTAATTGATGACAATCATTGACTAATCTATATGCGTCTGAATATTGGTTTCGTGCCATTTGCATCTGTATAGTAGATTTTTGCAAGTCCTTTAATTCAGTCTCAAAGAACCAAGTTCTTAATTTATTTCGTATTTTATCTTTTATTTTCACGTTCTCACCTCACTTTACAATATCCTAACAATCTGTTCATACAAACAAATATCTCTGTCATTGATTGCCTTATTTAAATGCATATGACCAAACAGATGTTTTTTGTATTCAGTTGTAGCTTTCACTTCTTCCAAATAATTAGTCAATATATCTGATTCATATAATCCTTTACCACCCATAAGATACAAATCTGATGTAGAAGGGCTATGTGTAATAATATAATCAACTATATTGTTATTTTCTTTTAAAACCTCTAGTCCATACTGCATTTCTTCATCTGTTGGCAATTCCTCTTTCCACCAAGATAAATCCTTGATACGATACATATACTTACCTTGCTTATCAAGCTTCTTGGCTTCTTCTCTCCAATCCTCATCATTATAATCAAGAATGCCATCTTGAATATCATGACTTGATGCTCCACCAAAAGCAAAAAATTTCTTATCTTCGATAGTGAAAACCTCACCACGCATTAAGTGAAGTACATTGGATCTTATTTCATGAACCTTACCTCCATGCCATTCTTTTACAGGATAAGTCACAAGCCTTTTATGATTCTCGTGATTTCCGTCAACAAATATAGTTGTGAATGGTTTCTGATTTAACCAATCCAACCAATATTTTTCCTGTTTGCTTTCACCATCTCTGTTCCATACAAGACCAAAATCGCCAAGAATAATTACAATGTTCTCATCTTTATTTCCAGAGAAATCTTTCTGTTCATAGAAACTATCTTTACTTAATCTTACAGGATTTCCATGTATATCGCCTGTTACAAATACTGCCATAATTTACCTCTTACACACTAAAATCTCAACATCCATATCTGCAAAAACATCTTTAATCTGTTCTGAGACATCATTCCAGTTCAACCTATCTAACCCACAACCAATTACAGGCATTGCAATCTTTTTGATATTATTCTCTAAACAAATCTGTTTCATCTTTTCGAGTGCGAATTTCATTGTGATAATTGTTGGCTTGTGAAAATATCTCTCTTTTGTAATAAGATTAAATACTCTACCCTCTAATAGACAGTCACCACCAATTCTCTTATGAGTATACTGGTTAAGATAATCTGGATATTTTGTCTGCAATTTTCGTTTCATATCAAATCTTTTATTGAATTCAACTACAATTCCTTTACCCATTCCAAAATCTGCACTAATACAATGTGCTAAATAATAATCTTCTGGTACTTTAAATAAGTCTTTGCGATCTTCTCTATACGTCATTTATTTCACCTCACTCTATGTACATCATTCTCGCTATGTTATCACCCATATATTCAACCGCATGATAATCTTCAATTGGCTTTAAAAAATCACATCTATTAGGTTCACATCCTCTTCCTTGATATAAATTACATGCATAGATACCATGCAACTGATTTGTACATTCAGAAAAGATACATCCTTTTGGCTCATTAGGCATTTTATCTACAATAATTTTCATAATCTCACCTCACTTGTCTTCTTTCCAATCAACCATAATAAATGATAAAAATCCCAAACATGTCTCTATTAATAAAAATTTCCATAATTCAACTGGTTCGGGAAAAATAAAATTCATTAATAAGTTTAATGTCATAAGCCATATTAAAAATCTTATTGTAGATTTCATAGTTATCCTCCATTCGTAATCATATCTAAAAACAACAGCTCATCTTTCTTCAATGCGATGTCATAATCTTTCCTCTTGATTTTTAATTTTACTAAATTTTATCACTATTCTTTCTGTATGATAAAATTCTTTTTCGCACCTTATTTCATGTAAGTATCCTTTTTTCATAAAGTCACATATAACATCAAGATCATCAGCACTTCTATCTCCATCTCTAATATATTCAATGTCTTCACCTTGAGATTCTTTTATAATATCATCTATATCAATTCTACAAATTCTATCATATGATTTCATATTTTACCTCCAAAAATTCCGCAAGAAATGTGCGTTTCTTTCTAATGTAAAATATATACCATATATAGTATATATTGCTTATTCTTAATACTATATATGGTATATTTGTAACAATTACTCACTTAATTCTGCAAGTGTCTTATCCAGTTCCTCATCAGACATATTTTCAAGTGCTGCATCCTGTCTCTTAGCCTTGATTTCAAGCAATCTCTGTCTCATCTCAGCATTTTTCTTAGCATCTTCTCTCTTCTTCTTTTCATCAAGTTTTACGCTAACAATGTACTTAACAATTTCAATCTTATTAGAAATTTCTTCATCTTCCTTTGACTTAGTATTCAGAAGACTCTCTTCTTCGGACTTCTTTGCTTCTGCATTGAGTGTCTTAAATACAGAGTCCAGATTTGTGAGAGATAAATCCCACAAATCAATTACATTAATCATTCCTCTGAATGGGAACTGATAGTTTGCTCTTGTTGCGTTGATAAATAATTCATTGTTTGTCATAATAATCTCCTTTTCTAATTAAAACTTAATCTTCATTACACGCTCTGTTGCACCCTTAACCTTAACTACTAAATCTGCTCTCTTTGTCATAGAAAAACCAATTCCTGAAAGCTGATCGTCTGTATCTTCTACATGACACTTAGCACCTAATGCTTCAAATACTCTCTTGTGCTTTTCAAGGTCACTCTTTAAGAACTCATTATAGTAACCGTTTGGCTCTTCTGTGTTTACACAATCCTTCAGGAAGAAGAATAAATGTCTATGACCAATTCCATCCTGCTCATCAAAGTAGTTTGGACTATAACTGATTACTGATACAGGCACAAACTGATTTGTATTTACACCCCAAATCTCACGACTTGAAATAGATGAATTACCTGCTAATTTTTCCTTAATTGAGAAGTTGCCATTCGCATCAAGTGTTACTTCTGCAACCTGAACATCACCATGTACAGGCTGATTGTATTCAAATGCATAAATCTCACCATTAAACTCAACTTCTGCCTTAAATCCCTTGCTTCCTCTTGCTGCAAACTGATTTACAAAGAACTTATAAACACCTGGCTTCATGTGTGACATATCAGCCCAAGTAATATTCTCCACTGAAGGCTTACCTTTCATCTGTTCCATAGGACGAGTAATATCAATATCTAACTGACCACCACATCTTGAAACATTAGGCTTTCTACAATTTCCATAATAAATCTCATTGCCATCTGGCTCTTTACAATGTGCGTCAAGGTCACTATTGTCGTTCTGATCTTCATTCCACTGAATAGAAAATCTGAGTACACCATCGACATTACCACCAGCAGCTTTTACATTCTGCTTCATATCAGAGTCAGTAATGTTTCCTGAATAAGCCCAAGATAATCCATTGTTCCACTTGAACATTGTCTTAGCGTCTGTATTAACAGGTGCAATCATAGAAACAAAGTTCTTCTCATGTTTATTCTCTACAAAAGCTTCAATCTCCTTTGCAGTTGGAAGTACCTTATCAATGAAATCCTGTGCTGAAATCTCTTCAACCTTAGAAAACTTCTTAGGACTTACAGCAACATCTTTTTCCATCTGACCAAAAATATCATCTGCTCCAACCATTCTTCTTACAGCACTCTTATTTGAGAACAGTACATTATTTACAGTAATATCATTCAGATTAGCAAATCTTCTCTGTAATGAATCCATATATCCAAGTTCTGTAATGGTCTTCTTTGCATCCTCAAGCATCTTCTTTGTAAAAATAGCCTTTGGACGCTTATAATTGCTTGGAGCGACAATCTGCTCATACTTCTTAACTGCTGTGTCAAGATCCATATCCTCGCTTACATTAATAAGAAGTGTTCCAATAGAGTGATTTCTAATTCTACCAATAGCCATACCTGCTGTTACCGACTTTTCCCAAGCATATAAATCCTTTTCAGTATCAGAAGTCAGCTTATCGTATTCTTTCTTATACTTCTTGAATTCTGTGAGTACGCCTTTCCACTCTTCACCCTTGTAAAGTGTATTTGAATTGATAAGTTCAAGAATTGTATCGAGTGCATCCATAGTAATCTCATCAAGAGAACGCTTAAATACATTTCTTGTATCTCTGAACTGTCCTTTAACTTCCTCGTTAGAACGACTACTTCTATTTACGAACTTACTTGGAAGCTCTAAGAAGAAATGATCCCACTGATGAGACTTTCCATTGATTTCCTCAAAGTTAAAATCTGTACCAATCTTAGAGAACTTAGTTGTATAGGTATCTGTAACTGTATGAGCTTTTACAAAAGCATCAAGTGCATCACATACTGGCTGATACGTTGTATCACCAAGATTCAATTCCCAAATTGTATGAATCTGATTATCCTTGATAGTGACAGCAGAACCAATATTCTTAATAAACTGTCTACAACAACTACAATCATGCTCTCTACGCTCTCTGAAAATCTCATTTGTACCAGCAGGGAAGCTATCAAGATATGTATTCCATAATTCATCCTTATCTACATTTACCTCAAATAAATGTGTTGCCTCTTTCTGCATTTCATCGAAGTGCTTCTGTAAAGCCCTCTTAAACTTCATAAATCCATCCATGTTTTGTACCTCTTCTTTCTTATATTTATTTTTGTTAATTTTTTCTACTGTTATATTCTCCGTTTATAATCCAAGGAAACGAAGTTTTCTTACTACTTCCAACCACTACAATCTCTACAACCTAATGCATATACATCACACTCTTTAACCGCACAAGTTTCACATTTATATGGTTCTCTGTATGATGTAATTTTATCTTGTAGTTCATTAATTTCTTTCATAATAGTATCAATATCTTTTAACTTAATTCCAAAAAGAATCTTCTTCAATTCTTCATACATAAGTTTTTTTGATACATTTTTATCACTCTTATTTGGTTTATATTTAAAATCATATTTCCATTGGTCTATTTCTCCATATCTACAATTCTTAACAATTGGGGAATCTGCTATTGGATGGCAACTGTTCTTATTTGAACAATAATAATTATTTCTCACATAATCATGTTCACATCCATATTTACAAATATCACATGATACTCCCATATAAAATCTCCTTTCCAATTTACCAAATTCCATTTACCGTCTTATCAATAACTTCTTTCATCACTCCACCAGTCATTTTATTCATTGTATCTGTAACAAGACCTTTAAATTCTGCTCTTATTCGCCTATTATGACGAGTACAGGGTTTTGAACAATAATTGTTTCTTCTACATTTTTCACAATTACCATTTAATTTCCACTGTTCGTTTTCCTGAATCTGTTCCATAATCTTTTCTCCTCTCTTCAAAAAAATTCTACTTCGATATTTCTATTTTAATTTCAGTACCTTCATAATTACCTGTTATTTGCCTTTTTTCTACAGATATTCCCTCTTGATATTCATTGATAACATTTTCTAAATATTTCATAATATCATAAAAATCTTTAAGCAACCAAGGATGTGTATAAGATATATGAATTCCATCACATAAAAATCTCCAAAGAAAATCTTTTGCTTCGCTTTTACAATGCCACTCATCTTCATATTTAAATTCCATAGAACCAACATAATCATAATATTCAGAATCATCAACTACTACGTCTCTATTAGTACAGCCAAAATCTTCGGCATTCCTTAAACTGTAATCACCGTCTGTATATAATGTATAACTAATATTTATTTGCATCTTTTCACCTTTCTTCCTATGAAACCTAACATTAATATGGCAATAAATACTCTCTTTCCTCTATATAAAATTCTTTTTGCCATCTATCCATTAAGTCATAATGATTTTGTTCCATATAACAAGATGAACCATTATATCCATCATAATCTTTCCAGATTATTTCTTCTGCCAAGATATGTAATTCCTTATGTGATAACGATGATAAAAAATCTCTAAATGTCACATAATTTATTCTCTTGTCTAATATTTTCTCAAGTTTTGTTTTTCTTCTAAACATCTTTTTCTACCTCTCTTCCAAAAAAAATCGGACATTTAATTCTTGTTATCATTTACCTATTTTCATCCAACCATTTAAAAAATTCTTGTCATATAAATTCGGAATATCATTTCTGTTTCCTTCTACAAAATTAATAATATCCTGAATTAATTCTTGCATTCCACGAACGTTTAATTCAAATTTGTAATACTCTATGCAAAAAATAATATACTCTTTAATTTTTCTGCTTCCATATTTTCTATTTTGGTTTATTAAACTATGATATTCGTCCTCTGTTAAGATATATTTTTTTACTGTTTGATGTACTTCCATTTCTTGTATCTCCATATTTCACCTCATAATTCAAAGAAAAGAATTTTACTCTTTAAATGCATAGTCGCTTGCTACCCATTTATATCCACCAAATTCAAAATGCCAAAGATTATCTTTTCCTAATTCTGCATCAACGACCTTTCCTTCGACTTGTTTCGCAATTCCACAATGTTTTCCGTATTCCATATAGCTTTTAATTATCTTTTTCATACAATTCTACCTCCTGAAATGCTACGTTACTTTCATCTTGATTAGTTTCTTTGCATTTCTGTCTTCCAACATCTTAAAAATCAAATGCTCTACCAACTGATTTAATGATTCAAGACTAGGCTGGTGGGACTTGAATCCACGAATGTCAGAATCAAAATCTGATGTGTTGACCACTTCACCACATCCCATTAGTAAGGTGTGAGTTATATCACACCTTTTAATTAATATTAATAATTACTTATCTGTTACAACTGTATTGTTAGTTCCAGAAATAGTAACCCAACCAAATTTATTTCTTGCTTCGGCTTCCTTCATTCTTATAAGCTCATCTGTAATAGAAGAACTTAACTTATTATTCGCCTCTGCCTGTGCTTTGGCTTCGATTAACTGTGCATCAGCCTTTGCTTGTGCTTCTGCCTTAGTTACTTCTGCATCAGCCTTTGCCTTATTAATAGCTGTCTGATTATTAATTTCCTGAGTTTCGGCTGCCTGCTGTGCTGTAATCTTTGCATTAATAGCTTCCTGTGTCTTTGTATCAACGGAAATATTAATCAATGATACATTACTAATCGCTATACCATATGGTTCAAACTTCTTATTAAGATAATCAGTTAATGCTGTATTTACATTTGCTCTTTCAGAACCAAGAATATCTGACACCTTATAGTTAGCAACAATTTCTTTAGTCCAAGAAATAATGTTAGGTTTAATAAAACTGTCTCTTACTTCCTTTCCAGATTGTCCTCTAAATCTTGTAAATAGATCAGCTACCTTATCAGGACTATACTGATATGTAAATGTAAGATCTATCTGCATAGCCTTACCCTCAGATGAACTCGCTGAAAAGCTGTCATCATCTTTAGAGTCTCCGTCCTTACCAGATGTTAAATAACTCTGTTCAAGACTCACCGAGTAAAGTGTCGTTTTTACAGTTGGTGACTTTAAATGCCATCCTTGTGTAAGAATATCGCCTTTTACTCCACCCGACATACTGTACTGTACGGCAATATAGCCAGCAGGTACACGCACACTTGACATAAATAATAATATTGCTACAACAACAATTACTACTACTGTTACTACTCCTCCGATTGTTTTCTTCATTCTTTTGTCTCCTTTTCTTCGTTATTATTTATTTCATCTGTCGAAAATACTTTATTTATAACATTGATAACAAACTTACCAATTTTTTCAAATAAAGGTGACAGTAGAAACCATAAAATTATTAATCCTATTAAAACTAATATAAAAAATACTGACATTTAACTATTCTCCTTTTCGTATTATATTTTTCTTCCATTAGCTTGATAATCTCAACATTTCTGTAGTATCTATATTGAATAATCATTTTACTGAGTAAAATGTTGTCTTAACCGTGTTTTGTATCTATGTTAAATTAAACATATCTAAAACCTCAAATCACACAGATACTATTAACATAGATTCTAACGAGTGCCATTAATTAACAACCTCGCCATTCAGGTGCAAAATCACCTGCAATCTTACGATTGATTAAGTAGCACTTAAGCTACTTTATTATTCTCTGAACCATTCTTACTTTGTTCATATTTTTCAGAGATATCATAATATTCTCTTGCTTCCTGTTTACTCTTTTCAGTAACTTGTCCACTTCCCATCCAAAGAGTTGACATTGCAATGTTTCTGGCAGCATTGAAGTCTGCATTAAAACCAGTTTTTTCATATTTTTTATGACTATCACAATTCTCATTTGCACATTCAAATACTGACTGTGACTTTCTCTGACCAAACTCCCAATTACCACATACACTACAAATCTGTGATGTATAACAAGGATTGATTTTTCTTACTTCTATTCCGTATTTAGCTGCTTTATATGTAATATAATCTTGAAGTTTATAATAACTCCAATTTCTCAGGATAAAATCACTTGTATCATATCCTGTTAAATTCTCAATATTTATGTATTTAGCATTATGTTTTAAAGCAAAATCAACGACTCTTTTACTTATCATATGACAATATGTTTCAACAAAATGTACTTCTGCTTTCTGCAATCTTTCTAATGCTTTCAGTTTCTTTGCTCTACCATGACCACCAGAAGTATTTCGTAATGACTTCTGTAATCTTTTTCTCTGAGCTTGCATTTTAGTTCTTATTCTTAGAAAATCATCTGCATTTCCAATTGCCAATCTCTCGTAAAGATTATTGTTTAAAGCACACATAGCAGGAACTGCAATGCCTAAATCAACACCTACTACTATATTTTCATCCAGCTCTCTAAGTTGTTTTGGAATAGATATTGAGAGATTTAAAATGATTGACTTACCATCAATTTCAATGCTACTTCCTTGCACTTTATAATTCTCTTCTAATATATTCTGAATAACAGATCTTAACTCTAATGACCTATGCGGATTGCCAAACACAACCTTAAATACAATTTTATTAACCCACTTGACATATACCGCCAAATCAGAATCATTAATCTTGTCTAAAAAATCATGATATGTTTCATACTCATGATAAAAAGTTAAGTTTCTGCCTCTTGTAATAAGTGGATTAGTTCTCTTATAATTTGTTACAGTTCGTTCACCTTTAGCCAATCCATTCTTTAAAGCTGTGCTGAAATCCTGCTTGACTTTCTGAGTAACGGCTGATGGAGTGTCTACACCAGTTGCAAAATCAATATCTTTTAATATGATATTAGAGTTTGTCATTATTTCTTTCTGTCTTGCCTTAAATTCTTCATTCTTAATATCACGATTATATTTGTAATATTCACTCATAAGCTGTCCCATAAGCAGGTTACAAGCCTGATATTGAGCATACTGACCATTTCTAATAAAATCATATACTCTATTGATTTCATCCTTATCTCCTACTGGAAATAATTTAATTTTTCTACAAATTGTCATTCTATTGTTTCCCATAATTTGTAAATCTCCTTTTATATTTTTTGTAATTTTAAATATCTCTAAAATTAAACAGTTTACAAGTACAACAACGCAAGTGTTTTATACCTATGTAATTTTATATGTATCTAAAACTGTCATTAACTTTTATTTTCATATTTTTAGTTTTATACCTATGTAATTTTATATGTATCTAAAACAAGATCAGCATCAGACCACTTTCCTTTTACGTTTTATACCTATGTAATTTTATATGTATCTAAAACAAGATCAGCATCAGACCACTTTCCTTTTACGTTTTATACCTATGTAATTTTATATGTATCTAAAACCTCAAACTTATTACATAGATTTTCATGAGTTGCATTGCACTCACGATTCGGCAGTAAAATCTACCGCAATAGAATTGATTTTAATTTCATTTATATATTCTTTTAATGAGATGTAATTTTATATACTTCTAAAATTTTATAACTTGTGTCGATATATATCATGTAATTTTGCTAGTATGTAACTATACTTCCAAAACAACTGAAACATCTCCTCTCTGTTGCCAGGTATTTTGTTAGTATGTAATTTCATATACTTCCAAAACAACACCAGAAGCAGTTTATACCGAAGCAGAATTTTGTTAGTATGTAATTTCATATACTTCCAAAACTTCAAATTACATATAAATTACATACTTTTCAGTGAGTGATATAATCCTCACTATTCGGACTCAAAATAGCCCGTAGTCAAAAGACTAATTGTTATAGGATAAACTGGCTTGAATTAGCCAAATAGATTTGTTATAATAGAACATATATAGTTTATCCTATATTTTATTCTCTGAGCAGATTGTTTAGGTCGGCAAACTTTTGCAATCTGTTCTCTTCTATTTAATATCTTCCCAATCGGTTTCATCCTTATCATTAGAAAAATTCATGAATAAGTGAATATATAATTCAATAATTCGCTCCTTTGATAAGGCTTGTAACTGTTTTCTAAGTTCATTTCGCTTATTTGTATCTTTATCCATTTTATTATTCTCCTGTATTTTAGCATCTTACTAACAAGCTACTTATATCATCAGCAAGTACTTCTCTGTCAGTAACAATCCATTGACACCTAAAATCTCTATCTGCACATAACGAAGTAAAATCAGCATAACTTTGTATCTTATCTGGCTTTGCTATTGCTCTATAACACTGTTTTCTTCTTTCACATGTTTTGCTTGTACACATTGTAATATCTGGCATAGTTATTTTTCTCCCTTATACTCTTTTAAAATATCCTGTAAATTGCTATAATGTGTATACATAAATTGACCATACCCATTATCTTTTTTGAATCCGTCTAATTGCATATATAAACAAATATCAGACAAGGTTTCCATTATTTCAATTTGCATTTTCTTTTTTAATACAATACTTTTTAACAATGTTTTAATTAACACTAGCTGTTCTTCCTTTCTCCATATTATTTAAGAAATTTATGTAATTATCAAAATCTCTCTTCATATATCTATAATTTACTTCCTGCGAAGAACTATATGTCTTATCAATTGAATTCTTCTGATACTGTTCAATCCAAGTTGCAAGTTCTTCATCCTTATCAGTTTTATAAGCATAAGCTGTTAATGCCATTAACGCTGCTTCACACTGTTTATATAACGATGAATTTATATCAATATATACATCAACAAAATCTTGATATTCACTTATATCTTCATTCTCTATATCTTCTGCCACACTATTTTGAACAAACTGTAATACATCAGAACTACCCGTATTCTGTTCTGATATATTACTATCTGTTTCATCGTCTTCATTAGAAGACATAGTATTATTCTCTGTTTCAGAGATAATTTGTACTGTGTTTTCTGTTGTATTTTCAACAACTTCTTCGATTTCTGAATGAGTTTCTTCCTTATTTATATGTAAATATTCTTCCATAAGCTTAGTAACCATATCTAACTTAGCCATTACAACTTTTTTATCCTTTGTGCTTCGGTTGCTATCATATGTATCAAATGATTCATTATCATATTCTTTAAATGTCATGCTATGTAATATTCCCTGAAATTCATTTAAGAAATCAGCAAATTTAATATCTTCTATGTTATATGAAGTAAACTTATGAAAAGCTGCCAACCAAATAAAGCTATTCTTGCTATTAAATAACTGTCCGTTAGTATCTTGATCTATTACTTTTTGTAATCTATTAAGTTCCTCTTCTAATATATTGAATTCCTCTTCTGCGGCATTTTCATTAAGATACTTAGCCATAGCTGCGTTTTTCTTCCAAGAATCAGAATGGAACATTAACATTAATGACTCTTCAACTACTCTATTTAATACTTCTTTCTTTCTTTCAGGTGCTGTATATTCACCACAGTCCAAGAAGAATCTATTCTTTGTAACCCTTTTAAGTGAATCTACCACTTTATACATCATCAAAACATTTTTCTGATTTGTATTCATACTTGTCTGCTTATTATATCTATCAATATGATAAGCTATCTCTTCATTAGTACAATCAAGATGCTTAACTATATCTACCTGGAAATTATCAAATTCTTCTCTTAACTCATCTGGAAGGTCTTTGTATTTCTTACCTCTTAAATCATACTCAACAACATTACCACTTCCATCTTCAGCTTGATAAGCTATCATAGGCATTCTCAATGATTTTCCCATTGCAAAGACATTATTTTTAAACTCTTCCAATACAGTTAATCTCTGTAATCCATCAATAAGCCAGTTTGTGAAACTATTTTCGTAAATCTGTTCACATAATTTAATTGAATCAATATCTTCATGTTTAATTACACTGGCAGCAAGTCCAGATTTTGCTTCGTCCGACCACTGATCAGGTTTTCTCTGTAATGGATGATTCTTATTGATTACATTTGTTCTAAACTGCTTAATCACCGTTCCTAACATTAATTGTGTCTTTACTACCTTATCTCTTCCTAACATTACTGCCATTGTAATATTCTCCCTTCTTTAATTAAATAATAATGATATGTATTCGTATGACTTTAGAATCTTCATACAGTCTAATAATTGTTGTTCTGTTATATGTAATAATTCCATAATTTCATCTCGATTGTATTCTTGAGAAAATAACTTTGCTACGCCTCTAACTCTTTTAGGTAAATTGCTAAGATATAGTTCAACCTTATCTGTATATTCCTCCGCAATGAGAATATCTTCTATGTTTATCTTGGATGATAGTGTTTCTTTTAAATTCTGTGTTTCGTCACTATCCAAGTCAAATGAAACATTGTCAATTCTTATAGGTCTTTTCTTGCCATTAACATCTTCATATATAATCTTTCCATTACCATCTCTGGCAAGATTATTTCGGCCGCCTGTATATTTATTATCCCGAAACCAACTGTAAGACGATCTTGAAATATTACCCGTTAGGTAAGTTTCAAATTTTGCCTTACTTTTAGCGTCATATGTAACTAAAGATTCTATTAATACTTCTATAGCATCGTCAAGCAATTCATCTTCTTCGTAATTATCAACCTTACCTTTCCATATTTTATAGCAAATATTTTTTAACTTCTTCATTTCATTTGCCATATATAAATCAAGTATTTCTGACAATTTAGGATTGTTTTTAATAACCAACATCATTTCTTTATTAATCATGCCATCTACCTACCTTTCCATTTATATATTCTCGATTTACTTCGCACTTTTTTCATCTTCTTCTATTTCCGTAACACGATACTTATATTTTCTATGTAATAATCCATCAACAGCTTTCTGAATACGCTCTTTTTGAAATTTTGATGGTTGCTTTATTTCATCCAATACATCAGATATAATCATTAGTTCATCCTTTAATTCACGTCTTCTTCTACGATTCTTACGAAGTCTGACATATAACAGATATCCTTTATACATATTCATATCATTCTCTAATTCAGCATCATGAACAATATCTATAAGTTCATCATCACAAGTATTAAGTTCAGCTATGAGTATGTTACTTCTCGCTTCCGCTTCATTTAACGTCTGTCCAATTGAACCGAATTTATCAATCCATTGTGAAACGGATTCGGGTATTTTATATGTATTATTTTCTATGGTTTTAGGTGGTATATCAGGTATTGCTTCGATATGAAAACCATATCTCTTTAATGTTTTTGGTAATGAATGTAATATATTTCTTGCTTTTGTTTCACTAAATATACCTTTCATTTTTTCTGCACAAGTTTCTGTTTTCCCATTATTGACACGGATATAAACTTTGCCACTTCTTATTACATAATCCAAAAAAAATCACTCCCTTCTGATTTTTGGCGTACTTTAATAAACTTTGGGTATACCAAAGAAAAATTAAAACACTATTAAATTTGGTAATTTTTGGAAAAAATGTACGAAAGTACATTGACTAAAAATAAAGAAATATCATATAATAAATGTGAGTAGAGTACATTGTTGCTCTTCTCCTTCGTAGAAAGAGGCTATATATGATGATGTTCAAAAAGTGTTTGGTCGCACGAGCATCCGTATAGTCTCTTTTATTTCTTATTTCCATTTCCATATTGCATATTATAATCCGAACATGTATTCGATGTCAATAGAACACAAACATATATTCGAAACAATTTTGCATTTTATTTTATACACACTGCATAAAATCTCAAATTATGTAAAGATAAAATATAGCAGAATTATTACGAATACTATATTTTATCATATTTTCTATTCTATTATCTGGACAAATTATTATAATAGTATGTCATGCATTATTCCTCTTCTAATGATATTCTTTATATTCTGTTCTGTATTAAAAAGCTGCATGTGTGGAATATATTCATCTTCATTCATAATAATTGTCTTTGACTTCTTTACTAAAAGACATCCATCATCAGGTGACGCAATTTTTTTTGACGAAGTATTATTATCAAAATCCATTGTAAGTATTACTACATTTTTAGGATTTTTACCTTCAGTTTTCAACTTCTGTAATCTTTCTATAGCTTCATCAATTGTTGAATAATCATATGCTTCTGTCTTCATAAACATATTCTCTCCTCTCTCCTATATCATAGCCAGACTTATTTTCATCGCTTCCATAACACGAACATTATCATCATTAGATAAATTACCAATCTTAAACTTTAGTCTATCTTTATCTATTGTGGTAATTTGTTCAAGAGCTACAACAGAATCGTGTTTTAATCCGTTGAATTTATCTTTATGTAACTCAACGTGAGTTGGTAATTCCCTTTTAGACTTCGTAGTTATAATGGCAATAATAGTGGTAGGGCTAAATTTATTTCCAATGTCATTCTGAAGTATTAACACTGGTCTTCTACCACTCTGTTCAGAACCCTGAGAATCATATCTACCTACATCTGCGAAGTATATTTCACCACGTTTTATGTCCATTGCTTTAGCCCTCCTTTCTCTGTTTGTTCCTTTGATATTTTGTATTATATACTTCACTATATATATTGTCAAGTATTATTACAATTATTTTTTATATTTATTTTTTCTTTTATATATGGTACTCTATGTATATAGGAGGATTGCATTTATGAGATTATCTATTCAAAATAAGTTAAAAGAAAAAAATATGACACGTTATGAACTGGCTAAAAAAATAGGAGTAACATATCCAACAATCGACAAAATCTATAAAGGTGAATCAACCTCGATTAAATTTGATATTTTAGAATCAATCTGCAAAGAATTAAACTGTTCACCAATTGAAATACTTGATACAGATGATGCTCAAATGAAACGATTACTAGCTTATACAAATGAATTTTATAAATTAAATAATAAGGACGACACAAACTAATCTGTATTGTCCTTTACATATCACATATTATTTAGTACATCTTTCATTCCCACTGCTCCATTTGCATAATTTTTGACAGTTGTTTTTACACTACTATGCCCAAGCTGCTGTTGTACGAATGCAAGATTTCCATTTTGATTCATTACAGTAGCATAATAATGTCTCATCATATGTGCAGTAATACCATTTCCGTAATTTTCAAATATCTGCTTAATATTTTTCTCTGTTGTACGTGTTCCGTTTTTATTAATAAAAACTGCTTCTGTATCAATAATATTATCCAATGTCAACCTATACTCTAACCACTCTTTCAATGCTTTTAAGGCTGATCCGCTAAGATATACGGTTCTATTTTGCATTTCTCTGTACACACCTTTGCCAAGAATAGTAATGTATGGCATTTCTTCCTTCAAATGTAAATCAGATAAATCTAAGCCAGCAAGCTCTGACTCTCTTATACCAGTGCCCCTTAATACCCTAAAGATAGCAATATTCCTATTTTTTACTGCAATATCCTTTTTCCACATTATCTTCTCTTCCATGTCATTAAGCTGCTTTTCTGTTGGAAGTTTTTTTATTAAGTTGTTTCCAGATGGGATTCCCTTATATTTAATCATTTTGTAAAAATCTTCTATATTACTATAAACTTCTCTTAACAAACACTCTCTGTATGAATAAATATCCTGTATAAAACTTTTAATGATATTTTTCCTTGTTTCTGTTGTGGTTGGTGACATTCCATTTGTTTCCTTATATCTAAGATATGAACTAATATTTTGTGGTCTTAGGTCATTAAAATCAGAAACTTCTATTTCAGAAATTGATTTCTTATTAATAATATTACTTTCAATCAACCACTGTAAAAAATTTTTAATTGCCACTAAATAATTTAGCGCTCCGTTTTTGCTTTCCAACTCATTTAAGTAATCTCTTAAAAATTGTGGTGCATTTAACTCATCTAATTTTTTATTAAGCTTCTCCGCATTTTTATTCTGCACTTCTATTTTATAACACATTATCATCAACCTACCTTTCATAATTGTCTATGTAATAATTCTCTCTTTTTATCTTTGCAACCTCAAAAATTTCTTCATAAGAATCACAAAATCTTACTTCGATGCACTTCGTTACCTCTCCACACTTCAAACAATACAAATCCTTAATATGTTTTCGTTCTCTTTGTCTCTGTCTCTGAATTCCACTGGCTAACATATTTTCATTCATACATTTTAAACATATGAATCGACTTGCATGTTTTGGGTTTCCATTCTTATATCTACTCAAACATTATTCACCTCATTTTTGCAATAAAAAAGAAGCAGTTGATTTCTGCTTCCTTATGATTAATATTTATTACTCTTTCTTTCTTTTACTTTATCAATTATTTCTTCTCTATGATCTTTATAGTATTGATCTGAAATTTCCTTTACATGTATTTTATGTGCTTTCTCAGAACACTCTTCTGAACAATATGTTCTTCTAAGTGTTTCAAACTTTTCTCCACAAATAGGACAGATTTTAATTATTGGTGTATTCGATTCCTTACTATATCTTCTTTTATTCGAATTTTCATCTTGTCGTTTCTTTTTTTCTATTTTACATTGTTCACTACATACATTTATTCCATGGTAACTTGTAAACCTCTTACCACAAATAACACAATCTCTAATTCTTGGCATTTTTCCTTCCTTTCAAATCAGTCTTTTTTATACTTATCTATAATCGGTTTAAAAAATCTATCTTCTGCATCTTTTCTAGCTTTTTCTGCATCTTCAATTTTTTTAAATTTACCGAGACTATAATTCTTTCCTTGAAATCCAATTTGAGCAACCCACAATTTTCTGGTTTTGTCAAAAGAAACTCCTTTTATACCTGAAGTATTATTTTTTGAAACTTTTTGAGTTAAAGTTTGTACAATCGTTCCATCGACCTGTGTACGCTTTTTTCTATTTTCATTTAATGTTTTCCCATCTCTATGATTTCCACAAGTACCAACCTTTTTTGCCTCAGATACCGTTCTGTAGCACATTCTTCCACATTTTAGACATTTACATTTCCATATAACTTTTCCATTTTCATAGCCAAAAGGCTCTAAAAACAATAAATCTTTTACGATTTTCCTAGTCATATCTAATTTTCTTTTACAACCACAAGACTTAGACTTTCCTGAAATTAATTTTCCTTTGTTAATTGCTCTAATTGTCCCACACACACATTGACATGTGTAATACTTATTGTGTGACGAATCCGTTTTATCTGACAAAGCTAGTACAGTCCAATTACCAAATTTATCACCTATATTTATTTCCATATAATTACTTTCCTCTTGAAAACAATCTTCAACTGTCTTTATTTTACCACTATAGTATCAACTTGGAAAGGAGCTTCTTCTAAACTATCCAAAAACTAATTCATCAACTGTTTGTCCATGAAACAAATCTTTGTCATCAACCGTTATTGTCACTTCTACAGTGTACTGTCTTTCCATTTTTATTATCCTCCGTTCTGCTATTGAAAGCAATTTTTCTTTGGATTTAATATCCAAGTTTTTGCATTCTTTCAATGTTAAACTTCCAATAAGTTATTACCGATGTACCATATTTCTTTATAGCAGCCTGTCTTAATTCTTCACTTGTAAAAATCAATTCTGTATTTTTCAAATCATTGAATAATTTTTTGCTCATTCTAGGACATGCTTTATTAAATCCACTTCCTATTCTTTGTGTTACGATCTGATAACAAGCTCCATTATCAAGTATCAAATCATTTTCACTTATATCTAATATTTTTCTTCCAACTTTTAATTTAACCATAATATTGTATCCTTTCTTTTGAAATAACTCTTTCAATCTTTTTTAGAATTGTTGTATTTGATTATTCTCTTAACAATCTCACTACCATTTGGAAGTTTTTCTAACTGATTAACACTAATATGTCTACAATCGTCTGGATTATCACAATTATCAAATCTTACAATAGCTTCATCATCACTATTCCATGCATATTCGATGAAAACTCCAAATAAATGCAATCCTTTATGAAAGACTCTATCTCCATTATTAAATTTCATATTCTTTCCTCCAATCTACCTTTTAAATCGCCTATAATTTCATGAAGAGTCTCACAACGTGCTAATAGCATATTATTTGTAGTTTCTGCTTCAATACCATTATCAATAATACATTGTTCACATCTATCAATTTCCATTTCAAGCTCACCAATATATTCAACAACCTTTTCTCTCATATCAGGTTTATTCTCATACTGATACAGCTTTTCCAATGGTTCTTGCATTGCTTTGTTTGCCTCAAAATCAGCTTCGCCATATATATACATTTCTATATTAGAACCATCTAAATTCCATTTGACTTTCTGTACTAATTTACTCATTGACATTGCTCTCCTTGTATAGTTTTATAATAATATTTCCATCCTTATCATAAAAAATTTCCATAGGTGTACCTTCTACATTATATTTTCCAAACACCTTTTTTCTAATTTCTTTTGGAATATGTATTCTCCCTAAGTCGTCAAAGCGTCTTACAATTCTTGTTGTTATCATTCATATCACAACCTTTCTTATATTCTATATTATAATATTCTCTCTTACAAAAAAAATAACTGCTAGCATTTCTACTAGCAGCTCATTTATTATATTTACAATTATACCATTCTAAAAAATCTCTATATAAATGATGTTCAGCTTCTTTTCTTGCCGCAATAGCATCTTTCTTTTCATCAAAAGTGCCAAGCCAATATGTTTTCTTTTGGAAGGTAATTCTTGCTCCCCATTTTCCATTAGCTCTTAAAACACCTCTAACACCACTTGTATTATCACTTCTAAGTTTTTGTCCATTGTTTACTACCCATGTCAATTTAGTGTGTTTTGTTTCTTCTATATCACCCATACATCCACAAGAACGTCTCCAACATAAATCAGAAACAGTAACAATTATTTCATTTCCACATTTACATTTACATTTACAATTTCCATTAATTACTTCAGTAACAGTTAATAATCCAATCTTATTGTTAAGTAATTTATATGCAGATGACTGACATTCGCATTTTGATATAGTGTTATTTACAAGCTTATAAACTGAAAATTCTTTAATTCTTCCGCATTTAGCACATTTGCATTTCCACATTTGTATGCCGTTTTGATAAGTACTTTTTTCTATAACCTTCCAATCTCCAAAACACTGATTTATTAAATCTTCCTTGCTTATGCTTTCTGTATTTGCATGTTTTTCTACTAAAGCCATACTTTTTTCTTTTTTTGCACAAGCTGAACACATTTTTATAACTCCACTATTTAAGAATTTTGCAGAAACATTTCTAATATTCCCACAATCACAAGTACATTCCCAAATTGCATACCGATTTTTAATTTCTATTACTTTATTTGCTATTAATTTACCAAAGCGTTGCCCTTGTAGATTTTTAATTCTACTTCCATTATAAAAAATATAATTATCCATATTAATCCTAAATAAGTTCAATGTCTGTAATTTTTACTTTTGTTTCAAGAATATTATCATTCTCTTCAATAACATCGAACTCATAATTTATCCATATATCAAAATTTCCATTGCCATCTTCACCTGAATCCGTAACTCTATAACATACACTCTCTGTTGGTATTTCGCCATCTCCGTCCCAAATATCATTGAGAGTAAGCGTATCTCCTATTTCACATTCAGGAATATCTATATCCCAATCCACATTTTTTGTTTATTTTTCTTGCTTCTTCTATTATTTTATTCATATATTTATCCACCTTTCTTGAAACAATTCATTCATTGGATTAATGTATCTACATCAATATCTGTTTTGAAAATAACAAATGAGCTTGGTTTCATTAATTCATCCGTTTTCTTAACAGCTTCTTTCCAATCTAATCCATTATAATCACGCTTTGAAATTTCAATAAAATCAGTTTCGTAAATTTTCTTATGAGTCTTTTCTATATCAACGAATCCGTTACTATTCAACTCAGGTCTTCGTATTTTCACAACATACGCATCATATTTTGTGTCGATTATAAGTACACTTGCCATTTCACAGATTCTTCTACTTGGCAATCTGCTTATAAGTTTTGCACTAATATTTTTCATATCTTCTTTATATAGATGTGATTCATAAACACAATCTACAAAGCTTCCAAGTACCTTCATATTATTATCTCCAAAATCTAAAGAAGTCGTCATTTACAGTGGAATTTTACCACTTCTATAATCTTCTATTTTAGTGGTTCTTTGCGTTCCATCAGCGTTAAACATCAATTCTTCAACTTCCTGCTTCATTATATTAATTTCTGATAAATCATACTGCTCAACCATTTTCTTTAATTCATCAGATAATCCAGTCATTTGTGATAAATCCTCAATAGCTCTTTCCATATATTCATAAGCTAAATCCAAATTATTCCACACGGTATCTAAGTTATTTTGCGTTTTATTAATTCGGCTCATTTATATCACCTCACTTCATCACAGACACATCAATAACATTTAATCCAGCATCTTCAAGATCCTGTTCAACACAGTATCTAACAGTTTCTTCACTACTTTCGTCATCATAAAATTCAGCTTCGACTTCTACTGTTAATCTTGCCTTTATTTTATTTGGTTTGTCTTTCATTTTACTCACCTCAATCTTTTACCTCTTCTCTTTGCCTACCATCAATATACCACTTAATTTTAAAATCAAAATCACTTTCTATTACATGATCAATACACGACTCTAACTCGTTCAACTTAATTATAGATACATTGTCTATATCTATAATAACAGGATTGCCAGATTTTGTATTAACACTCATACCATTTTTTGCATTATTTGTAATTGGTAAATAATTTATATATCCATTTGAATCAGTTTCATTGTTTAAAAGAACTAAAGATTTCCCATCATTAGTTTTATAAATATCAAGTCTTTCCATTTACTTCACCTCAATTCATCAAATAATCCTGTTAAATGCTGTTCATTAATTTCGCTTGTATGCATCCATTGATAATCAAATCCATTTTCTTCTTCGCATTTCTGTGAAATAATATTATCAATATCCATAGCTGTTAAATTATCTGGAACTTCTATTTCTTTTTCAATAGCATATCTTATTTTCATCTATATTGCCTCATCTCCAAACCAATGAAAGTTGAATTTCCAACTCTATATATTTAATGGTTTTCCAAAACATATACTCTGCATCTTTGTTCCATCGGTCATAATAGTAGTCTCAACCTGTACTATTTGACCATGATTACCGACTTCATCATCTGGAAATGTTTTATTTATTACTTCTAATAATTCTCTTTTAGTTAATGCAGTATGATTTACTGTTTCAATTACATTTCTATTTTTCACTTTTATAATCCTCCTTAACTTGAATGTTAAATTTCCTTACCAAATGCTACTTTTATCTTGAGGTTTGCCAGTTTTAATTTCTAGTTTTCTGGTTTCACAACATTTTTCTACGCTTGCTTTGATATTCTCTTTAACGCATAAACAGCTGTTCTCATTATCGCATGTTGTAAAAATATCATTAAGTATAACATGAATACCCTCGATTGAATTAATATCTATTTTGTTTCCAAATTCATCTGTATATATAATTTTCTTCGGCATATTTTTCTCCTTAATTCGATAGTAAACTTAGATTTCATTTAAATTACTCTTCACTTTCTAAATACTTCATAAATCGCTCATCGCATTCTTCTGTTCGTTCAGATTCAACGCATTTTCCATATAATCTCCTACAATCTTCACAAGTAAATATTGCAACTTTATTAACATACCCAGGATTAAAGTTATATTCTTCACACAATATATCGTTTAATCTTTTGATTTGTTCCTTTGTCATATTTGTAATCTGATTTATAAGAGCCAGTTTTATTCTATCAATATTCTTCATATTAAATTCTCCTTATGTTTTTAATTAACTATAACACATCAGAGATTTTCTGCCTACGGATATCATTACCGTTTTATGAAGAAACAAATTTTTAACTAATCATTCTTTATTTTTTGCCGTGTTCTACTGTCTTAACTGGAATATAAAATGGTTGTCTAATACCTATTTGTGGAATCCACTATACTCTTAAATTACTCATGTTACATTCTTCCTTTCTATTCCACTTGAAAACTTGGTTTCATTGGTTTACATACAATCTTTAATCATTTGTTCGATTTTAGGACTATCTGGACTTATGCCAAGACATCTAATCCATCTTTCGGCACATTCACAGAATCCTTTATGATACATAAACTCTGAATTTTCTTCCAATTCATCAGCATTAATATTCTCGTCTTCCATAAATAATCTTACTTGTGCTTTATGATCTGCATACGACATTAATAAATTTTCGATTGCATTTCCTGTAATATTCATATCTTTCATATTGCTTACCTCCAAATTTCCAATTGTTCTATTCCAAACCAATCATTTTCTCAAAATACATCGCAGCCCTTCCATTTGCGCCTTCGTATTTACGTCCAATACAACCAATTAATGCCGAGTCTAAAGACATATAAGAATTATTTGTATCAGCATAATTAATATATGTATACCATAAATGTTTAGGTGCAGTTTTGCTTTCGTATTCTATAATCTGATATTCTCCAATACAATGTATATCAATCACTTTGCCCCATGTAAATTCTTCCCTTATTAATTCCAGTTTTTCATCAGGTGTCGCTTCTCTTACATCAGCATCTGTGATCGTATCTAACTCGCTAAAATAGCAACTTCCATAATTACATGGATGGAACTTAAAATCATTTTCGCTTTTTACTACTGTTCCAATCTGATTTTTATATACAACAATGTCTCCATATTTCATATATTTTTGCCTCCAATCTTCCAATGAAACTATTATTTGCTTGTTTCCCATTTTACACAATATCACTCTACAACTGAATCACTTCATCAAGTTTTTCACTTGCTTCTTCCATACTATCAATGGCATCTTCAGAAGAAATAGATTTAAGTTCCGTTTTCACAGAACTCAATCTACCCTTTAACTTATCTATCTTTTCTCTTCTTTGTTTATTCATATTATTTATCTGCATACAACGCATTTACAACATCGTAATCACTTGGAAGACAGGAATAGGTTGGTGGCACTGTGAACATTTTATAATATTCATCTTTTGTAATCTCTATCCCCATATCTCCCTTTGCTGTTTTATTGTATTCATATTCTTTTGCATCTGGTTTAACGTAGAATTTTCTGTAATGTTCTACACCATTTACTTTATAATCCATCATACAAGCAATCACTTTACCTGTACTTAATTCTGTTGCTACAGCTTTCTTAAATCGAGGCTGATAAATATTCGCAATTAATACATTATGATCTTTCGCCCATTGAATTTCTTCCTTTTGATAATCAGCTTTCAATTGTTCAGATGGACATACATAGTCTGTATATACTTTGTTACTATTTAAACCTGTCTCCGTTCTATGATAAATACCTTTAGTATCTGTATAACCACCACTTATAATTTTTTCTCCGTTAATATAATCAGTACCAAGCCTATCAAAATAATGACGATTTCCATTCTCATCATACCTTGTAGAATATTTCTTCATATTATAATTATCATAAGCTGCTTTTGCAGCAGCTCCACCAAAAATTCCTAACGCTAATAATGCACCTAACATTTTACATCAACCACCTTTCTACATATTTTTATATCTTTCTTCTCTTTTCTTAGCTTCTGATTTACTTAGAAATCTGTTTGGGATTGTAAATACAACAATCCAAGCTATAATTACACTAATTAATTCTATCATAACAATTACCTCCGTTTTTTAAATTCCGTTTCCACAGTTACTGTATTAATTATATCATACGATTTTAAATCTTACACTATATATCCAAGTGTTAAAATGATGCATATAAATAAGTCTTAATTCATGCTCAAATCCTTCAATGACATCTGATGCATATAAAAATCCTTTATTATATCCTTTATAATTATTATTGGGTTCAATAGTTATATAATCTCCATGTTTATGTACCCTATGTCCTCTTTTAGACATTTCCTTCTTAAATTCTTTGTAATCAAACATAGTAATCACCGTTCCTTTCCATAAAAATAAGAGACTTGTTTTTACAAGTCTCTTACTATATTCTCTATTATTCTATTTGTTACTTTAATTCATTAACATTGCCATTTGTCTTAATATAATTATAGATAGGCATTTGTATCTTTAGCATAATTTCCTTTAATTTTTCTTTTGACAAATTATCATCTTGAGCTTTAATTAACTCTGCCGCCTCCCTTGGTATCTGAATACCATACTCAACAGAAAATATTATTAAAGCCTCTTCAAATTTTGTAACATTTACTGTTTCGACAGCATATTGAAACGCTTCTAATAACCCCAATTTTGTCATATTGTACCTCCAAAAATAATTATATACATATTATATCGCCAATGATAATATTTGTACAGCCTTTTCTCTTCCTTCAGAGATAGTTGCACAACTACACAACCTAATCCAACCATTATATTTTTGTGAAAAACACCTAACTTCATATTTCTGATTATATTTGTTAATTTCCATATTGCCAGTATTGCGATTTACTATCGCACATTTTGTTTTATTTACTTTAAATTCTCTTCTCATAATATCACTCCAATCCAATAAAAAAGACAGATAATATATAATTATCCGTCTCAATTTAATTAATATTATATTTTATTTTCAATTACAAAATTTCATTTTGCTTTTCTAATAAAATTAATAATGCACTCATTGTCATTTTCTGTATGTATTCATCTTTGTCTACTTCTTTTTCAGTTATTGGCTGTTCTTCATTAATAAAATCATAATTTACATATAATGTAACTCCTGAATTATCCTTACACCAAACAGCAACAACTGTGTCACCACCAAATTCAGTAATATCTCCTTTAAGTTCTTTGATTAAATCTGAACACTCAAAGCTAATTTTTATTCCTTGTTCATTTATAAATGCCATTATTATCATTCCTCCAATTTCTTAATAAATTCAAACCCATTTGCTGTTGTTTTCTTTTTAGTTCCATTTTTACGATAGAACCAATCGCCTTTTACAATACCCTCTTCAACTATTTCTTTTGCAACTGGATGTTTTCTAGTTCCAGACCATTCTAAAAAAGCACATCTCCATTTCTCTTCAGTAGGCTTTTCTTCATTCTTTTTCTCTGCCTTGTAATCTGCAAGTAATCTATCAATTTTTTCATCTGTTAAATTTTCTATTCTGCTTATATCCAAAGAATAAAAATCTGTCTGATTATAATAATTACTTGTATGATGCCACGAAGAATACCTCAAACAAAATTCTTTTAAAACTTTCACAGGTAGCTTCTTAAATTTTTCCATTGAGCATTTTAACTCAATTTCCTGTTCTTCTATTGTATCAAAAATATCTGCCTTTGTCCATTTACTTAATGGTTTTTCACCATCTTCATAAGCTGCAACTGCGTTATTACTCATTGACCATCCGTTATACCCTGCCATATTCATCAACCTTCTTTCTTACATATTATATCACACTTTATTTCTCATCTTCAATATCTTCTAAGCTGTCAATTCCTAACTCATCCATAATATCATCACAAAGACAACTTCCATCACATTCAGCTCCATCATATATAACAGTCATCTCTTCAATATTTAAAACATAACGGCTTTCTTTCTGTTGCTTAAATAACTTTAGTACCTGTCTTAGTAAATATTCTTTCCTATCCATAAATTTTACTTGCCTTTCTTCACTGTAAATTTCCGTTTCATTCTATTTTTTTATTTAATCATAACACATAATACTTTTGCATCTTTATCACCATACCAATCTTCAAAATCTGCATAAATATCACAATTTGCCATTATAGTATTATTGTACTCTTCTTCATCCATCAACTCATAAAGACCTACTTCCATATCATCATCATAGTTTCCATGTGGCGAATCTTCTGCCAATGATCTACAATTATCCGTATGGAAATTACTAGGATAGTATTTACCGCCACTCATTGCTTCATATACTTCTAATTCTACATATTCATTTTTGTATTCTTCTTTTACATCTTTAATTGTCATAGTTTTCCTCCTTTTATATTTGAAAAATTTGATTTATCTTTTCTGAAACTCTTTCATTTTTTGCATCTAAATGAGCATATACATTTAAAATCATATTTACATTTGAATGTCCCATTAACTTAGCTGCTTGTTTTAATGATATGTCTGAATAATATAAAACTGTTGCATAATTATGTCTAAATATATGTGCTGTAAGTTTTGTTTCTACGCCTATTTCATTGTCAATACTTTTAACAATATTTTTCCACATTTTTACATATTCACTATCATTAAGATATTCTCCGTCTGAATTATAAAAGAGCTTATTATCTATATTTTTACAATAAGATAAAAGCTCTTTTAATAAAAAATCTGGAATAGGAACTTTTCTTGTACTAGAATGCGTTTTTGTTTCTCCTATAATTGGTTTACCATTAATAAAATGTATAGATTTATTTATAATAATTTCGTTATTAACTATATCATTTTTAGTTAATGCCAACGCCTCGCCTTTCCGCAATCCACAACAATACAATATATGAACAAATATTTTACCCATATTGTCGCATTTAATATTACGTATACACATTTTCTCGTCTTCAGTTAAGGATCTTTTTTCGCTCGCTTCATAAAATGGTGTTTGTAAAAAAGTATAAATTGTTTTATCTATGATTTTCTCTTCTTTTGCTACTCTAAAAATTTGTTTCAAAGTTAATGCAATATGTTTACATGTTGCAGGATTTGACAATCTTTTATTTATAATTTCTTGAAGATCATTTATAGAAATATCACACATTTCCTTATTCCCTATTTCTGGAATTAAATGATTTTCTATGATATTTTTATATAATCTTTGAGTATTATATGATTTCATACTTTTAAACACTCTCAACCATTCCATAGAGTAATTTTTGAATAACAACATCTCACCTTCTTTATTATTCTAATTTTGAAATCATCGTTTCATTACTTTTTCAATCTCTTCAAATTTTCCATTAACCATAAAACAACCTACTTTTTTCTTCCATAATTCTTCAAGATTATTGTCTGTTATAAGCTTATGCCTTTCTCTTTCTGTTAGTTCATAAGCAAAACCTTCACAATTTCTCTTTTGAATTAATCCTAATTCTTCAAGTTCTCTATATTCTCTTATGTGTCCTGGTTCATAAAGCATCATACCTGAATATATATATATCCCGTATCGCAATACTCTTTTAAAAATTGTTCAAATAATTCTTGTGCTTTCTGTGTCATAATAACCTCCAAGTATACAATTATTTAATAGTTATACACACCAATATTCTTCTCCATCCATTGCCCTTTTAACTTCATCAATAGACAAATCATATAAATCAGCAACAAAATCTATTGCACTATCAATAGATTGTAACGAAGCAAATTTTCTTCTGTCTCTAAGACAACTAATAGCTTGCTGCAAATTTCTCTCCTTGTGTAATAATTCCTGCTGTTTAACTATTGCGTATTTTTCATAATTACTTTGACTCATAATTTCACCTTCCTTGTAAATCCTCATTTCATCAAATTTTATACTTTGCAACCGCATCTTCCCAATTGGCAATGATACAGATTTTGTCAATTTCTTCAGCAATTTGCTTTATTTGTTTTGCCGTATTACCAAACGTATCTTTAAGACCTCGACCGAAAGCTAGTTGTATATCATCCAAAGTCTTTTCCTTTTTTAATTTTAGATTGTATCGTCTGAGAAGATCTGGTAATTTTTCTTTATGGATGATTCCATAATGATTATCCCATTCCAACCATAAGGCTTCTGCAAATAATTCTTGTGGTAATCGCATATTATATCCTCCATTCTTCCAAAGAAACTCTTGTTTCATACTTTGCATTCTCTATATTCTTTTTCAGTTAATAGTCCTTCATCGCACATATTTTCAAGCGTTCTATATACAGCATTAGCTCTCCAACTTGCATATGAAAAACCATCAAACTCTCCGATAAGTGCATCTCTGTTTTCTTCACTTTGTTTTTGTAATTTTTCTGCTAATATGGAGTTACGAAAGAAATATGCTTTATACATAGCTGCTTTAATTCTAAGATTCTCAACTTCATATTCTTGAGAAACTAATTTCTCTTGAGCTTCTAATAACTGTAACCCCATATTCCCTAATGGGCTTCTTTCAATTCTGTTTCCAAAATAAGTATAATTCATATCTCATCACTCCACTTCTATATTAATTCATCAACTTCAACTACATCAGGATTATCACTAAACCATGAATCATTCTCTGCAATTTCCTTTAACTCAATAAAATCTCTTTCAGAATCAAAGCAATCGTTGTGTTTCAAATAAGCTACTTTCACCTTTTCTCTTGCATCTTCATATGACTCTGCCTTTACAATTCCAACAGCCAATTCTTCAATTCTGTATGCATATAAGTTTGTAATATCTAGCATAATCATCACCTCTTTATAATTTTATCTTTCCATAATCGGGAATCATCTGAATAAATTCATCTGCATTTGTAAACTGTTTATTGATTTCAACCCAATACTGTTCGTTATTTGTATCTGTACAACAAGCTTCTAATTTAAAATCATGCTGTGCGTAAATTGTTAAGCATAATTCTACTTTCTGAATAGATACACCTTCTGGAACTTCTTCAACTGTTGCGTACTCTTCCAAAAAGCTATCAATTTCGCTTTCTTTTAAATCATAATTGTAAAATGCCTGTAATGGCTTGTCTGTGTCATCTAACTCATTGAATGTAATTTTTGTATAATCTAACATATTAAGCACTCCTCCCTATAATAAATCTCTTAATTTTTCCGCAAACTCTTTCAATGCATTTTCTTTATATTCCTCGTTATGTACTAGATCAACTACACCAGGAACACCTTGAAATCCATTTCTCTTTGCTTCTAACATAAGATATGTTTCTTCCTCAACATCAAAGCCATCATAAAGTTCCCACATTTTTTCGTGTAAAGTCTCTATTAATTCTTTCTTTGTCTTTGGATTCTTAATTGTAATTTCAGTACTCCAATCCTCATTGCAAGGGTTATCTCCCTGCATATATAACTCAACTTCACCATTCTTTATTTCTGATATTCTAAAATCAAAATCAGTTCCTTCTGATAACTCATCAAGATACTTTTCTAATTTATCTTTTTTCATATAAATCAACCATCCTTTCCATTTGAAATTGCTATTTACTGTGCTTCTTCAATATTCTTTTCCAACATAAATACAAGTCCATCATTATATGTAATTCTGAACTTATACATTTCTTCAAGCCAATCGTTAAACCCATCATCAAAATATGTTTTTTCTGTTCCTCTTCTTGGCTTAATATCATCTAATAGTTCCATAAAACAACCTGTAATCCCAGATACAGACTCTGCAATTACTATTGGGTTTTCCATAAATGCAAGTGTTGATGGAACTGCTATGAATCTGCACCTATTGATATTCGGGTTACTACTTTCTGTTCTTTCAACTACAATAGCTGCCTGGTTGCAATTACTATTCATAAACATATTATAAAATCTATTTGCATTTTCTTTTCGTTCTTTTTTGGTTGTTCTTCTCATTTCCATCACTCCAATCTATACTTCATAATCAAATTCGCTTAATCCACCACTTGCAAATACATATTCTGCTACATCTGGAACAAATATCATAAGATTATCGGGATATTTTCTTTCATCCTTAATTGCAAAATATCCTCTTTCTTTTACATCATCGTCTTCAAAGTAATAACCAAAAATCATTTCTATTAAATTTTTCATTGATGTTTTTGGCTCGTATTTCTGTTCTCTGATCCATGCTGCAACATAATCCATATCACACCATTTTTCTTTTGGGTAAGTAGAATAATCCTTTTCTTCTTTCCATCCATAATTATCTACCATTTTAATCACTCTCCATTTCTGATTCTAATAATTCATATACTTCATATCTGTTGTCATACATATACTGATTAAATGCTTCATAATCTCCATCTTTATCAGGAAATTCTTCAACAAATCTTTCGTACATTGTATCTGATACAATATTTTCATTGAACAACTTGCCTTTGTATTCAAGTTCTGCATCAGCCCATTCTCCATGTGAAATATATCCAATATTCTCCATTCCACAATAATTTGGATATTCTTTCATAGGAAAACTTGCAATTCCGTTTTTAACTACAAAATCTCTCGTTATTGTGCTTGTCATACCTATACCTCGCTTTCTATAACAGATACATGATACTCAGGATGATCTTCTAAATATTTTTCATTTTCCACATCAGAATAATCACTGCAATATCTCTTAATAGTTCCACATTCATCTACGATTACGCTCCGTAGTTCCATTACTTCACCTCCACTAAGTTATTCTCTTTAATCAACCGTAACTGCACCATCTTATTCAGATCCTTATTTACTGTAATCTGATTTTTACCATTTCCATAAATAAAATGACTACCACGACTTCTGATTTCGTGATAGCCATTTGCCTTAAGGATCGGTTCAAATTCTCGTAGATTTTTCGGTTTATGTTTGCACATTTTTAATCACACCTCCTTTAACTTATTTAACACAACTTCATTAAACTCTCCATATCTCTCTTTCCATTCTGCAATTATTTCTTCTGTTGGTTCACCAATCAAATTGTATCTTTCCTGTCTGTAATTTTCAGGATTCTCACAACATTCTACAACAAACACTGCGTTTCCAAGTTTACCTGCATCACAACCAAAACCACCAGTTGCGAGTACAATCTGATACTTTGCTTCCCTAAATTCTGGCTTGAAAAAATCTGGTTTAATTACCACCAACTTACCTTCAATATTGTCACTTAAAAGCTTACATTCGCTTCTATCAATTATTGTTTTCATATTCATTTACCTTCCTTATACAACGAAACGGTTCTTTCATTGCCTTTATGCTACCTTTTTAATTTCCTTTACAGTCTCTTTCCAACAACTATCAAGTAAACCATAAACCTCATCTACGTCATATCCTCTCATTTTGCATCCTTCTACACAAATTTCAGCAAACTTCACAGGAAGTTTTACATCCTTATCAAGTTCAATTTCTAATACTGAACCTGAACCACTCCATGGATTATACAATCCACATTCTGTATCTCTTCCTAAGAGAATGTATGATTTTGATTTGTTAAGGCGTGGATCATATCTTGCCTTTTCATCATATTCATCGTTCTGTAATTCAATTAAATCGAACAACTGAAACAATGGCATTTTTACAAGGAATGTAAGTGTTCCCATTGCACAAGGAAGATTCTCAAATTCTTGTATGCAGCTTTCAATAAATTTATCTGGCTGTTTATCTCTTTCAACATAATTTCCATCATTTCTATGCACTTTCTTACATGCTTTTCTTAATGCGATTGCCTTACCTTGTGTTTTTGCAAGCCATAAAATAGAAGATTCTGCATCAATACTTCCATCTTTTCCATTTGCATACCAGTTCAATACATTATCTCTTGTGTAATCATAGTTTCCATTACCACAATCAACCATGATATTAACATTTATATCTGCATTAAAATCTTCTGAATTGTAATAGAAGTATGTATTCTCTCTTATAAAATCCCGTATCTCGTCAAAATTATCTGTGAAAAATTCATCTTCTTCTTTGGACAATTCTTTGCGAATATCTTTTTCTAATTCATCTTCTCCATATTCGATTGCGTAATCCATAGCCCAATCGCATAGTTCATCATTAAATACTTCCCTTGGATTTTTATGTTCAAATATTTCTTTTAAGAAACCATCTGACAATTCTCTATCTCTATAATCTGTATAAATTTCAATACCACCATCTTCATTTACACCCCACATATTCTTTAAGATTTCACTTACTCTTGCTTTTAATATATCCATTGTCATATCAATCTACCTCCATTTCTTCCCATAAATCAATTAAGCTAGGTATTACATAACCCAAATCAATACTTATATATTCGTCATATTCTTCCAAGTCCTTCCATTCCTCTTCTGTTGGAATAGTTGCACCCATAATTCTATATACATCTTTGGGGGTTCCACCTGCTTCAAGAATTCTATGCAGCGTCATTTCTAACGCTCCTGCAATATCATCACTGCCTTTTACTGTAATTGCATTCCGTAACCAGTATTCATTACATAAATGATACTGTACAATTACTTCTTCATTTTCTAATAAGTCTTTTAATTCAATCATTTTCGTTTACCTCCTATATATCCTGATTCGCTATACTATCCAGTTCCTCAATAATATCATTCATATCTGTGTGAGTAAGTTCTCCAACTGCATATAAAATTTCTGTCAATTTTTCATAAGCTTTAGCACCACCTTTAGTAAACGGCTGCCTTCCACCATCCATATCAATAATCACATTATTTAAAAATGGCTTCTTACTTCCCAATGCTACTAAAATATCTTCTAATGTATTCATAATCACACCTCCATATTATTGTTGATCCAAGCATTAATCTTTGCTGTAACTGCTTCTGTGTTATCAACGAAAATCCCTTTATACCAACCAACAAAAATCATATCCCAATCATCACGAATTGAAATATAAATTTCCGTTTGTGTTTCATCGTCATTAAGACAACAAAAAATATATAAGTTTTCTATGTCTTCATCCGCAATTTCTCCGTAATCTTCCCAATCTTCAAATGTAGTCTTATATCCAATTCGCTTTATAGGTGTAACTAAATCACCCGACTTTACTTTAAATACACAGCAAGTGTCGCCTATTTCATACCGTGAATCTTTTTGTAGTGTAATCATTTCACATTCTCCTTCCATTACAAAAGGCAGACACAATAATTTGTATCTGCCTTTATTTATTCTCCTATTTCTAATCAATTTCATCACATTCTGAACTATCAACGTCCCAATCAAGTTCATTAATCGGCTTATTCCACAATCCATTATCATCCGCAATATAGTTCATAATCTTTGCAAAACTACTTGCTTTTACCTTTTCCATTTCCTCTGTAAATTTATAAGTCGGCTGCATAGTATCGTCTGTTTCATAGATGTACATATCAATTGTGTTGTCACTATTTACGAATGCCTTGATAAACCCCATCTCATTTTTATGGAAAATGAAAAACTCACATAATCTGTTATTACAATTCCAATCAAACGGTGTACTGTCGTTTCCATTCATATAATAGATAGCTCCATTTGCATCCAACATATCATCCGTTACATTGGGATACATGCTTCGTGCCACCTTAAAAATTCTTTCGATTTCTCTTTTAAATTCATATCCGTTCATATTATTTCCTCCTTAACTTCTAAAATCTCGTATTCAACATCTCCATTGTCAAGTCCGTAAATTCGCTTACATTCTTCAACAGATGATACTGTACAGCTTTGTGTTCTCCATTCCCAATTACTCATTGCATCTTTATATTTAAATGTTATATTAAGCATCTGCATTTTCCTCCCTTGGTGTAATTAAACTCATAAGATTATCTCTAATATAGTTACAGAAAGTATCAATACTTCCATTTCCGATTGTCCAACAACTGTCACCATCATAGTTCCAATGAATAATTACTTCATGCCCTGCTGTGATATTAGGTAAATCAACATCTTCCTTTCTTGCATATGAATTATTTGAAAGAGCTTTAAGATATACATATCTTCTGATATTCTCAATATCTCTTTCTGTTTCTGCGTTGAAAATCTCTACCAGATATTCTTCAGAACATTCATCATAAATATCATATTCAGAAGTTCCATTTTTCTTATTATCAAGTCTTTTTAACTCTTTACTAATTGCAAACAGTGCTGATTCCTCATACTTTTTGCACTCCTCTTCGCTTCTAAATACAGTTCCATCCTCTGCAATATACTCTGTTCTTACAAGTTTCTCGATTGTTTCTGTTTTTCTAATTTCGTTTACTCTCATAATATTTACCTAACCTTTCTTATTTTATATGCTTTTCAAATTTCTTTTTTATCAGTTTCCAAAATCCTTTGTCGGTCAATGGCATTTTAGATACATTACATACCTTGCCACCGTCAAGATAATTTGGAATGCCATTTGACTTGTACACATCATAATCAATACACCAATTTCCATCATAATCTCTTAATGTAATATCTACACTGTATTCATCTGTATTGTACTGACCGATGCTATCATTCGTTAAATTATATTGTTTTGACTTTAATGCTTTGCACAATTTTGTATAATCTTCATAACATTTTATTATTTTCACTTTAATCACTCTCCTTTGGAAATTACAATTTCCTTTGCCATTTTAGTTCTGAAATACAATGTCTGATATTTCTTTTATTAATCTTTCAGCATCATTAACTCGCCTTGCTAAAACATCATCTGTACAAAAATCCCATTGCTCATCTTCATTTACCTTTTTTATTACCTGTAATGACTGAGACAATAATGTGTTAATGCTTCCCAATGCTTTTAATGTATTGTCTTTATCAATAATATGTTTTGCCATATAATCACGCTCCTATTCTGCCATATCCAACATCAACATACTGTTTGTATCTGCCAGATAATAACTTGTGTTACACATTACCTTGTTGTATTCAGCTTCACCTTCAAAGTCATTTACAACTGCTTTTTCTTCTGATGTCATATCAGAATATTTTTTCTTTCCATATGAAGGTGGTAGCCATCCTTTATGCTGTGCTCCAAAGATATTGAACTTTTTCAACAACTCTTCATTTGTAAATGTAATATGGCAAGTTCCCTTCTTATAAAAAGTCACATTGAAATACTTCAATACAATATCTTTTGACTCTCCATATTCTTCAGCAAATTCTAGTGATTGGAATAAATCAACTGCTTCTGTCAAACCACCATCGAGATAATTGAAACACTTTTCAATATCTCTTAATTTACTTACCACATCATGATCAGTAGGTTTAAATCCACCCCATGAGTATTCCAAATCTCTCCATCCTCTTAGTGGAATAATTACCTTTTTGTTTATGATCCATGCCTTATTTGTTTTCCATCCATTGAAATAATGAATATTCTTGCTGCATTCATCATAATAGGAATATTTATTACTCAACTCTTCAAAGAGTGAAATAATTGTATCTTCAATTCCCTTTATGACTTTCTTACTCATATCAATTTTCAACTCATATATATTGTGCAATGAAAATTCATAGTCTTTCAGTTCTTCAACTTTGTTGTAATATTCTCTCTGCAAATTATTTGTGAGCTGACCAATAAACTTCGGATTATCAAACAATGCTGACCAATATTTACCACGAATTTCTCTTATATATCCGTTTACTGATGCACTATCCTTTCCAATACTAAGATTTAACACACAACCACCAGTCTGTATTGTCTGTCCTGTCTGTTTGTCTTTTCCAAACTGATATAGAATATGTGGTGACATTGCATAATACTCTTTGATAAGTTTTACACCTGCTTCGATTTCCATTTTATACTGCTCAACTATTGCCTTTAAGAAATCATTTTCTGCAAGCTGCGTGTTTTCTGTATTATATGTATATTCTCTCTGTTCCTTGGCTTTCTCTAAGCTATCAAAGATAAAAGAATTTCTCTGTACATCTGGAAGTTTTACCTTTATCAATGCAATCTCAACATTTGTTTTTCTCTCTGCATCCATGAAAGCATCCTGAATATACTGAATGTCTGCATTGTATTCTTCTAACATTCTATTCAGCATTATTCTTTCATTGTTGCATTCATTCTTTAATGTTTCTGCATTAAGTAGGCAAATAACAGCTCCACCATTTCTCTGTTGCATTTCTAATGCTTTCAACAAATGTTTACATCCGTTTGAGAACGGAGGATTCATAATGATTAAGTCATATTCTTTCATTGTGTCATATGTCAAAAAATCATCATGTACAACTCTGAAATCCTTTTCCTTTAATACTGCCCGTAAGTTCGTATCATTCTCTATGCAGTCAATATTTAACTTAATTGTTGTGTACCATCTGTTATTAAAACTTTCCTTTTTCTTTAATGCTTCAACAATATTTCCCTTACCTGCTGATGGTTCAAGAATTGTGTGTATCATTTTCCAATCTAAACCATCAAGCATTTTATCTATAAGATTTTGCGGTGTTGGGTAGAAATCTTTGTTATCTGTAAACATATTTACCATTTCCTTTCATTATAAAAGGTGGTATATTTCAACCACCTTTTTTATACTGTACTAAGCTTTTCAGTTGGATCATATTTGAATATAAATCCCTTCTTAAAGCTACTGTAAAATCCCTGTAATGTTGCCAACTTTCGCTTTACATCTGCAAAGTCCGACTTTGACAACTCTGTATCAGGTTTTACTACAAATAACTTTTCGCCTGTCTTTGTGTGTACATCTTCTGTTACAGTGTATGTAATTTGTGTTTCTGTCTGTTCTGTTGTATCATCCACTGTATTATTCCCTGTCTCTTTAATGGTTACATTCAATTTTTCACACGGATTCTCTTTAAATAAGAAAGCATGTTTGAATTTACTATAATAACCTCCAAGAGATTTGATGTACTGATTCACCTTGATATATTCTTCTCGGCTCAATTTCTCAACTACTTTTGCAAGATATATCTTTTCTCCTGTTCGTGTATCTGTGTCTTCTGTCACTTCATAAGTATATTTGTTTACATCTACATCAGTTTCGGTTGCCTTTTCTTCTGCCTTATTTACATCAGACTTAATAACTTTCTTCACAACCTTTTCAACCTCATAAGGTGTTTTAACTTCCTGTATCTCGCACCATGCAATAGCTCCTTTATTTACCCATTTCATAAATCCATCAGTCATTGTACCAATAAACCAGTGATTAGCCTGATTTGCATTTCCCGTACATTCTTTTGTGAGCTTTCCATTAAGTTTATATGCGTGATAAGAAGTTTTCCCATCCTCATATACAGTTGCCTTAATTCTGTAAACATATCCCTTATTTCTGCCGTAATTGAATGATGATTTTAATATAAAACACTGACCATCTTTGACGCATCCGTTTTCTGTTTCTATAGCTTTGTTTCCCTTTTTATATTCAGTAACTTTTACCTTTTCATATACAACTCCGTCACCTTCACCAAGCATTCCACCGCAAGTAGTATCAATCTTGTTGATAAATGCCTCGAACTGAACCATAAGTGCTTTATCTTTTTCCATTGATTCAATATGACTGTCTGCCTGTTCTGCTGCTCTTTCTTCTGTATCATTCCATCCTCTCATGTATTTAGATATTAAAGAATTTCTATATTCTTCTCTTTTTGTTGTTCTGAAACTCTGCATATCCTTCATATAGCTTTCATATCTATAATAGTTGTCAATATGTGCAAATTTTAAAATTCCATTTCCTTTTGCTACATAGACACCATCTTTTTCAATATGCCAATTCATTCTAGGTGGATTTGCCATGTGTCCAGGAATGATACCAGTTACAATATATTTTTCAGAAGTTTCGTTTGCTTTACTCCGCAACTTCTCAATCATTTTCTTTGCTGATTCTTCTTCTTGTTCACTTGCTCCTCTTTCCATTGTCATCTGCTCAAGCTTTGCAATCTTTTCTGATATGTTTTTGTCTTGAAGTGTTCCATTATAGTTATATTTCCTTATTTCTTCTGGTTTCGCTTCGCTAGTACAATTTACAACAAGTATATAACCATTCTTTTCTGCTATTCCATTCCAATATGCCGGATCATAATAATCTGTCATCATATCACTATTATCTGCGTGATATCCATATACTTTCCATCCGTCCATTGTCATAAGTTTATGTGCCATCATTACACCTACATCTTGATATTCATAATAGGTACTCATAAAATCGACCTCACTTTCTTGTAATAAAAGGCGACCAGTTATATATTCTCTAGTTGCCTTTGTCTAGTCGCTAGAGAATTTTTTCAAATTCCTTTATTGTTTCTTCTTTACATCTTAATTTTATAGTTTCTAACCACTCATCCCCACGCAAATTATTGATGTCGTGTAACAGCATATCTGCGTCATAATAATCTAAATCTGCCTCTTTTGTGATTTTATTTACTAATTCTTCAATTTCTATATTCGTTCCTCCTTGTAAGAATAGGGCGGCTAGGTATTTATTCTCCTAACTGCCTTTGTCTAGTTGCTCGATTTTTAATTAGTTATCCAAAATAATTGTCAATTTTGTCATATAATTTATCACAGAGAGATAGTATTCCTGACGTTCCGTTTTCATCATCGTCATCGTATACCTCTTCGCTTGCCTTATATACCAAATCAGCAATTCTTTTCAACAAAGCTTTCATTTCTTCTGTTATTTCGTTCATAACCCTCACTTCTTTTCTTGAAATCTTAGTTTATTTTCCTATTGCATCGTGATAATCTTCTTTGTCAATTTCTTCTACATAATCAATATACCTTTCATCTTCATCTTCCTCAAACAGATGGTTATCAATGGCATATTGTAACGCTTCATCTTCGCTACTTACATTTGCTTTAACAAATATAGAATAACCTGCTCCGTCTTTTGTTCCGTCATAATTAACATGAATATCATAATATCTCATAATATCTACCATCCTTTCTAAAGAAATGCGAATTTACTCTGCACATCCAGTAATTACAATATAATTTCCGTTACCCTTGAGATAAAGTAACTCATATACCTCTCCATCATAACCACCATCATTTGCTTCGTAATCTTCTTTTGTCTCATATTTTTCATAGTTGATTATGAAATCGCACATATCCCATAATCCAGTTTCTCTTGCTTCTTTCTTTCTATATTCTATTTCGTGTTTGTCTTTGTATTTATAACTATTCACACTATCATAACTACATTTTACAAATGGAACTTTTAAATATTCGGCTAAATCTTTTTCGATTTCAAGAAGTTCCTTTTCGTTTCGCTTTAATTCATATCTATTTCCAATCATTTTTTATCTCCTTAAATTTTACATACTCTGTATTTATAACCACCGTATATATCTTCAAATCTTACAAGTGTAAATTCGCTTCTATCATAATCTTCATTATTCACAAGATTAGGAATTTCACTTAAAGGATAATAATCCCAATGATTAGGAAGTTCATTATCAAGTCCACCATTTAACTGAAGATTTTTTGCAATTTCATCGAGTTTTTCTAAAGTAATAACATTGTCAACAGGTCTATAACCAGTAATTTCTTCTATCCAATCAGCACTATCAATACATTCATTATAAAATTTAATCATAATATTTACCTCTTACCTTTCTAATGAAACACGCATTTAGTTAGCTGTTTCTTTCAACATAGCCTTCAAGCATTCATGTCTGAATTGCATTTCAAATTGAAACATCAAATCGTAAAAATCAATATCTGGATATTTTTTAAGTAGATTACTTGCTGTTTCCTTTGCAAATTCGTTAATTCCATTGATTCTTGTTTCCATCATATTATTTTTTCTATTAATATTCTGCCTTTTCAAATCGACACCTCCTACAATAAAACACCCATTGTTTACTTTTCATAAGCTCTTGTATTCCAATAATCAATAGTTTTTTCTATCGGGTTTTTAGCCTTATTAGTAAAATTCTTATATCCACTTAGCCCACAATCAGCACATTGTATCTTTACAGAAAACATCAAATCATAATTCGGTTCGTCCATATAAATCCTTTTTGAGCCACACATCGGACATGGTTTTGCCTTACTTGATATATCTCTTGTCATATAATCACCTTTCCTTTCCTATGATATGTTGCTTTACTGTTCTATGGGTACTATTTCTAATATCTCGCCCTCATCTCCATTATGTGCCATATCAAACCATGTTGCTACATCTTGACAAGTTGCGTCATCATTAGTTGTCGCATGATGGTCTTTTCGTTTTCCGTTTTTAAATGTAACTATATTCCATTCTTTCATATCACTCACCATCTCCTATTCACTATGAAATATCCATTTACTCTTCTATGCTGTTTGCTCCATCTGCAAATCCGTCATCGTAACCCTTGTTATACATAGGATTCTCAAATTTTGTATTTGCAATAGGTGAATCTTCTTCAATACCAAAAAAAGATTTCTCTTCCTCTGACATCTCGCAATATTTATCAAAATATTCCATTGCACTTTCTCTGTCGTCAGAGATAAGTCTATCCGCAAAGAATGTTGCAAGTTCTTCAAGCCTGCAACGTGGGATAAAATTCTCTTCTACCTTTTGCCTAAAACAGTCTAAGGCGTTTGCAAGGTATAGTGTTTTTAATTCTACATTTTTACCAAACAATCCATAAGAGAAATAATTTCCATTCGCCCATTGCTGATTTTCAGGTTGTGTTGGATCATATCCACTAACAACCGCATACTGTGTATCGCTTTCGCTTTGTAACAAAGCATATTTGTCATTCCGTAAAATTGTTATCCATTTCATATTGATTCAATCCTTTCCTTATTATAATGTGACCGTATAGCCGTTATCACAGCTTTATATATGATTATTCTCGTTAAGCTGTAATTGCTTTTGCTAAAATGTCATACATTTCAGCATTACTCTTAACAGGTGCAATCTTATTTTCAAAATACGAAGCTCCCTTACAATTCATAAGAAGTCCCTCAATAACTGTATTATTTTCGTAATTTGCAAACAGTTTCTTGAATATATGGAATGTTCTAAGTGTAAATGCATTCTTTTCACTTCCTGTCCAATTAAGGGCTTTAATTGTCTTAATTGTAAGTTCTAATATATCTGTATTATTTCTTACCATTCTCAACAATGTTCTTGATGGTGTGACTTTACCTATTGGGTTTTCTAGCTTGTCATCATCTGTCACAATCTGAATATTATAAGATTCAAATAAATTTTTAAAATCTGTATATTCTCTTATGTTTGCCTTTACACCTGCCCTATATGTATCAGCAACAGTCATTGCCTTTCTTGCTGATTGCTGTCCTAAAAATGTAAGAACTGCCTCATACTCTGAACAATTAAGTACTTCTACAAGCATTTTTATTTCTTCATTTATTACAAATGCAACTATTCTATGTGTGCCATCGGCTACATACAGTTTTCCGTTTTTGATATATACCTTAACTGGATCAAATTTATCTTCATTAAAGTTCTGTGCTATTTCCTGCACCTTTGCCATATCTGTATCTCTCTGCCAATCTGGAATATGTATAAATGTTGGGTTAATAAGAATATATCGTTTTGAAGCAATACTGAAAGAGTTCTTTAATGCACAATCTACTTCTTTAACCTCCATTGATTCTTCTGCGTTTGAATGTGCTTGTACAAATTCCTCTGTCTGGTGTGGTGTCGAATAACGAACAAAGTCTTTTTTACGTCTTGCATAATCTACTGTTCTGCTTATGCCTTGTGTAAAGCTGTATCCTACATCAGAAACCTCAATATCATTTTTGTTTATCTTTAAAAGCAGACATATTTTATCTACTACTTTGTCACTTGGGTTGGCTGTGCCTATTTCATATTTCTCTATAGATGACTTAGACATTCCAATTTTTGTAGCCAGTTCTTCTCGTGATAATCCTTTTTTCATTCTAATTTCGCTTAACTTCTTCCCGTTAATTTTGCACATAATTAACTACCTCTTTCCTTTTAATATTTTTAATATGTATTTTTTGTAAAAAAATAACGGCTTGCTTTCGCTTGCCGTTTAATCACTAAACTCTCTGAAATACACCTGACTTAAGCATGTCTGCTTTCCAACACTCAAAGTCAGGATATTCTGCTTTGTCTGCTAAGTCTCTGTAAACTTCATACATCTGCTTTTCTGTGAATGTTTTACCTTTTAGCGGTTCTTCGTAAGTAATATATTTCATTATATCTCACCTCTTTCTATTAAATAATTTCTGTATGCAGTTTCGTTTTCAAACTGCTGATATTTGCCTATACTTGGCACAAATCCCATATAAGCAAATCCGTTATAATATCCCTTCATGTATTATCCTCCTTGCAAAATTCTTTACCTTGCCAATGATTGTTGGCTCGGCTGCCTTCTGCCATCTCTTTTGTCTTTCTGCAAAATACAGACTGTTTTCTACATTGATATAATCCATCATCTGAATAGGTGTTAATGAGTTGTACGGAGTTGACAAAGTATTGTCTATTATTTCAGCTCCGTTTGCTGTCTTAATAATTCTAAAATTAAATGCTTCCATTCTGCCTTATACCTCCTGTGTCAATCTTGCATCACGCATTATCCGTGAGATTTCGCTTTCCGTTTTTGCATTGGCTATTGCTTTTATAGTTTCCATTGTATAACGAAAATCTTTTGCGATTCGTACCGCCTTACGCTTGTAGTTATACATTTCTCTGCTCATGGTTATATTCTCCCTTCTTTATTTTGTTATTGTAAAATCATAGCAATCTGTATCTGTATAGATTGTTATGTTGTTTCCGTTTTGCGTTACTGATGTTACTTTGTTTAAATTTAAGTAACTGTATTTATCAGGCGTTTGCATTTTGCCTATTAAAAAAGCACTCAATATGAGTGCTAAAGTGATGAATATATAGATTATTTTGCGTTTCATTGCTTACCTCCTTAATTTAGGGTATAAAAATAGCACCCTATGTTTCCATAAGATGCTATAAACACTACACATATTTAATTTACATTGATTTCTTTTTTACAATTTGCAATTCATACCCAAGGGCATCCAATATATGATTGAACGCTCTAATAGTTGGAATGCTTTCTTTTCGTTCAATTCGTGAGATTACTTGTTGTTTGTTTCCTGTTAATACTGCTAATTCCTTTTGCGTTACGTTTTCTTGTTTCCGTAAACTAATCATTTCACCTATTAATTTATATTCGGCACGGGATTCGTCCCATGCCTTTTTAAATTTTGGATCTGCTTCTCTCTGCTTTTCTATTTCGCTTTTTACATTAATTTCTATGAATGGCATAATCATTACCTCCTTATATAAATGTTTTGCCTAAATAATTTCCAAGTTCTTTTGCTCGTTTCCGAACAATTTTTACATCTGTCTTTTCCGTCTTGTTTTTCTGTTTTCTGCAAACGTGTAGCAAATATATATTCTCTTTATCTACCGTAATATAAAATATACGATTGTGTTTTTGAAAATATACTTCATACACTTTCTTTTCCCAACGCTTAAACCTTATTTTGTCAAACTCTCCGTTTTCCATACATTCCATAACAGAAAATCCATCTGTCTTTTCATCTTCTGGCAAATTATTTATATAATCGAGTATTAAATCCTTACCAGAATTAGTGTAATAACTGTGTAGTGTCATCTATAATCCTCACTTTCTTTTTCTCGATTACAGAATACAACATATAAGTTGTATTGTCAAGCAATAAAATAGCACCTAGTAGTTTGCCTACGTGGTGCTTTGTGGGGTTTACTCTTCAACATCGTATTTTGCATCTATATATGCAATCTGCTCATCGTAATAAGCTCTTGCATTTTCACAACGAAGTTCATAGTTACCTCCGTTGGATGGATAGCCTTCAGCTTCGCATTGTTCGGCTATCTCCTGGCATTCATCCTGATATGCCTTTTCAAGTTCGCAGATTTTATCTATATCTGCTTTTGTGTAAACGTTTGCTTGCGTCATACTTTGACGCATTTCCTCTATTGTCATAGTTGTCCTCCTATTTTTGCAATTCTTTTTTCTTTGCCATTAGCTCCGCAATTTGTGCGTCTATTGAGGCAATTTGTTCGTTTGCCTTGTTGTAGTCTGCATCTGGTATCCATTCCATAATTTCTGATGGTTGGACTTGGAGATATTCGCAGACTTTGTTTATGGTGTCTGTTGACATAGTTCTATTTTTTGTAAACTTAGCTGTCATAGATGGGCTTAATGCAAGTTCTCTTTGTAAATCTATATATTTCATATTTTTTGACTTTAAGTAGTCACCTAGCTTATTATATACTATCACACATTTCACCTCCGTTTATAGTGACTACATTTTAGCATAGCTATCATTATGCTGTCAATCTTCTACGTGCCATTTTTTGAGCCTCTGGGAAATCCAAAATCCCAGTTTCTATATAATGCATAAATAAATATTTGCACTCTTTCCAGTCTAACCAATCAGTAACATAATATAAATGCATAATAGTGTCTATAATTATATTATCTTGTTTAACAGATTTTCTACCCATTCCAATATAATCTGCTTCTATGTTATGTAACATCTTTTTAGTTTGAATTGCGTTCATAGTTATAGTCTCCTTAAAATTATTGTGTAAAATGTACACTATTAAAGGGCAGAATTATTCAACTCTGCCCTTCGTACTATACACTTTATAAGATTTTACTTTTCTGCATACTTTGAAATAACTATTTTTGCAATATCAGTTGCAAGTCCTGAATAGTCAATCTCACCCTTGCGATTTTTCTTTACGGCAGTATTATACTTGCGTGACTTGAATGTAATTGTGCCTGTATCGTCTGTATCAAATTTATTAGAAAAACCTTTAATGTAGCAGTCATGTAATACTTTTCTATCCTGTGCATTGAGTTTTACACGTAAAGCAGTTGTGTAAGGTGTAGCGATTGGCAAAGAAAATGTATCACGCATAATATTATCTAATTCTTCCTGTGCAGACTTATAGAGTGCAACTCTTTCTTTTGTATTTGTAGAGTATCCCTCTTCTACTACATCATTATTTACATGAATAGCCTGTAAACAGTTATAAAGTGACTCATTCTCAAATACTGGAATGATTGCATACTTGTAAAGTTTGCTATTTTCAGCACAAGACACTACACGCAATACAGTGCGTACAGTATCAGAATTATTAGAATAACCCTTGTCATTAGGTACAGTCATAGCCTCAATGATAGAATTATAAACTGTCCGTAACTCTTCCATAGTTGTAGACAACTTGACATTCTCAGCTTTTAATTTGTCAATTTTAGCCTGAGCCGTTGCAATCTCATCCTCATCATGTGTACCCTTTTCATTAGCTACAATTTTAGCCTGTTTAGCGATTGCATCAAGGTTCATTTTTTTTGTCATATCGCAAAGTTCGAACCGTACAGCCTGTGCAAGTTCTGTAATCTGATTAATAGTTGCGTCATTGTTTAAGAAATTGATTTTTAACATAATAACTCCATCCATCCAAGTTTTAACGTGGGGACATCCACAATAATATTTTTATAGTTATAGTGGCATAATGCCAGAATCTACCCGTGGGAATTGAACCCACTTCCAAAAGGTTTAATCCTACCGCTTGAGCGTGAAACTGCCTGCCAGTGAGTAGAGAATAATATTCTTTTGCAATACACAATATTACAACGTGTACCGCCTGACATTTATTAAGTGCGGACAAGTCAACACACATAAAATAAAAGACTTGTAAACTATCTCAAGTATTACAAGTTAGACAAGCTAGTTTTTTCATAGCCTATATCTATCAGTTATTTATACACTTTTTAAACAGGAAAACAGGTTATAGGCGTTACCCTATAAATAAAAATCATTGCTAACAGATTTTACCCTGTCGGCAAAAATAACAAGTTTTTTATGCCTGTTTACAAAGTGTTTTATACGCTTTACTTTTTTAAGTATGCCATCAACTAACCTGTACCCCTTCAGTCTAAAATCTTGTATTTATTAATAGTAGTATCGTTACCGACTTGCCATTAACAGAGATACGACAGGGATAGCCTGTCAACCTATCTCATACAGGTTTTTTCTAATTATTCTTAGTGTTGGTATCATTGTTTATTGCTACTAATAGATTTTTTACCATCCTGTTTTTTCAGTCTGCCGATGGGCATACCCCAAAAGACTTAAATTATAACAGTACCTGTTGTGTATGGTTGTTACACTTATTCTATTAACCGCCTAACCGCTTGCCTCCGCTCAACTATTCCTATTTATTGCAACTTGCCAATACTACAAGTTTTTTTCAGAATAACGTCATGGCAGACTAACCATCACGGCTTTTTAAACCCACGGTTTTTATGGGATTTTTATTTTGGGGATTGTATAAAGTCGATTGACTTTATAAGAATTGAATGTTATAATCATTTTGCTAGGAATGTTTATAACATTTTTTCAATCCCTGTTGTTTATCCGACACAGGGATTTTTTACTCCCTGTTGGATTGTCTAAACTATATCATAATATAGTTTAGTTGTCAACTACTTTTTGAAATATTTTTGAAAAATCTTTTTTCGATTGAAAAAAGTGTAGTTGTTTTTGTTGATATAGCTATATTATCATATAGTTATTTTAGTGTCAAGTATTATTTAAAAATTTTTTTCGATAAAGTTTTATTCACATAAAACCATATAACATAATATCTTACGCCATTACACACAGTTCTTAATACCACTTACAAACTGCTTAAAAGTACTAGGAAAACAATGGTTAATATATATCTATTAGCCATTGTTTTTATATGTTGGGGGTATTTAAAACCAAAATGATAGTCGCATTTTGGCAGCATCCACTTAGCTGGTTATTCTACACACCAACTCAAAAATCTAACCCTTCCCCAATATTCAAAATCTCCACTAAAATCAAGCAAAATCCCAATTCTTCCCATCCCAACCCCATATCGTACCCCATATCGCTCAAACCCACTAACTAAGCCACTTTCAGCCACTTCACAACCAAAAAATTAAACTTCCATCTTATCAAAAATTCATTCACAAATCCAAAATCTTCCTTATTTATAAGTACTTTTACCGATAATCATTTTTAATCCAAAATCTATCATTAATAATTAATCACACAAATCACAACTCTCTCATCTACAATACAAGGGGGTGCATAAAAACCACACCAGAAAACCCAAAAAATCGCCTATATGCATCACAAAAACAACCAAAAATATAATACAAACCATCAAAAAATCCCACTATAACAATACTAAAGAATCTCATTTCTCATCTAAACCCTCCATCTCGCCAATACACAGCGTTTTCATTTTACCCTACCAATAACACCTAAAATCATTTTTTCCCACCCAAATGCTCAAAATACAAGGTCAATTTTTTACATCATCCAAAATTACATTAACTATCTATATACATTCACATACATTTACTATAAATAATATTGTCAATTCTCACGCCTATACAAAAATCCACTCTCACAGCTCAAATTTCAATTTTTATCCTCTACCCTAACAACTAACCACCTGACATATAAAAATCCAAAATAGACTCTAAATCATTAATTTTTCGCCTTATATCCAATGTAAAGAATTTTACATTAACTCTCTTTGTTAATTAACATATCCATACAATGCTAAAAAATCATAAATTCAAATTCATATAAGAGAATAATCTATTGTAAATAATCATCACACCACTCTTGCCAAACAAAAAATTAATAAATTTAAAGGAGGACTCGTTATGAGCAATTTAACACATTACAATTAGGAACATTTAATAACTTACCATGAACTTTTATAGAAATATATTTGATGAATTAGCCGACAGAATTGCATCTTAATCTATTTAGGGAGAAAATCACACCTCACAGAAAAATTAGCCACTTTTATCTCATACCCTTATAAGTTATCACCTAAGATATAAAAATTTAAAATCACTATCTAAAACTCATTTTTAACCCACAGATAGGGGTATGAGAAAACTATATACAAGCTCAAAAAAGATATAGTATGTGCGTAAGCACAAGATGTAGCCCTTTGATAAGGGCGGTCTTTTCGCAGCGTTAGAAGAAAAGAACATCTCTGGTTAGACAATTGAAAAGAATAATTCAAAAGGAGAATGATATTATGAAGAAATCAATTTTATTTAAGAGAACAAGAAAATCCGTTGCCAAGAAATTATCTAATCATATTTATATAGATATCATTAATAGCCATGATACAAAATTAATAATAGATAACTTCACATTATTAGAACTTATTTATATTGAAAGAGCGTTAAAGAAATTGGATTCTATGTCAGAAGAAGAAATTCAAGAATTAAATGGAGAATAATTTCACATAGGTACATCATATATGTACCCAAATAAAAAATATCAATCCAAAACATTATGTACCGTACCTAAATCAACCAATAACAATCAAACAAAAGAAAGAAGGAATTATTATAATCGGAGTATATTCTATAACAAATTTAAAAACGAATAAATTATATATTGGAGAAAGCCTTGATATTGATAAAAGATGGATTAATCATAAAAACGATCTTTTGAATAATCAACACGCCAATTATTATCTTCAACAAGATTTTAATAAGTTTGGGAAGTCATTTTTTAAATTTGAAGTTTTGCAAGAAGTTGAAAGAGATAGTGTCACTATTACTCAATCAAAATTATTAATGTTGGAAAATGCTTATATAGAAAAATATAAAAAAGAAAATTATGAATTATATAACATAGAAAACACATTAAAAGACGTTTTATCAAATAAAAGAAAATTACTGGTTTGTGAAGAGATTGCAAATTCTGTTGTAGTATCTCAATTTTTAAAAAATAAATACGTATTTGATAGCACAACGAATACTTTTGATTATCGTCAAAGAGATACCATTGAAAATTTAATATTATCTAATTCATCTATTAGAGGGAAGGAAAAAGCAAAACAGGTCGCAAATATAATATTAAAAGAGTTAACTGAACAAAATTTATACAAAAAATATGTAATTGAAAATATTTATTGTGTTTATTTGTGCTATAAACTTCAGGAACGAAAGATTATAGAAGTTAATTCTGAAGGTCGAGAATATATTTTAAATCATTATGATTTTGATTCTTTCTTATTAAGGAAAAAAGTATCTATTTCTGAGATTCATATTCAACAATATCCAATTGAGAAAAATATTAAGATAGAAGATCAAAATAAAATCCAGGATGTTTGGCATAAGCTTAAGGATGAACATATCTTGCCTTCCGAAAATAGATATAATGATTTTCGAGATATTCTTATAAAACTTAATTTAATTACCATTGATAAGAATAAAAGAACAAAAGCAACTGAATTTGCAATTAAGAATAAATATTTTCTAGTTTTTAAATATAACAACGTCAAAGATACTTATCAATATTTCATATCCAAAAATGGTTTAAAGTATATTTCAACCAATATTCAATAAAAGTTTTTTTATTTACAGAGTAATTTGTGAAACAAATTGCGCTGTAAATATTCTTCTCTTGATAATATGAGTCTATATAGATATTGACCTACACAAATCCACACCTGACATGTACCCAAATGAAGAAAATTTTTACTTTTGGGTACGTCATACATGTACCCAAATGAATTTTTGACAATTTCATAAATGTAAAAGTTCACGATTTTTGAAAGTCAAGATGGAGAATATTTTTAAGAATAGAAAGAAGGTGAAAACAATAATTTGAATTATGTAAAAATACCACGAGAAATTATTTATGATAAAGATCTCTCATCTAAACGAGTGATTATCTTCTCATATCTTTGTGCAAGGCGTTCACTTGATGATACAGTGGCATTTTCTACAACAGAACTTTGTCACTGGTCTAAACTGAAGCCTAATTACAGAGATGGAAAAATCAATCAAAAATATTATGAAGTTCTATTGCTCTTGTCTCATTATGGATACTTTATTGAGTGTCCTGATTTCGAAAAAAGTCTAAAAGAAAACACCAATTCGGTGAAATATCAACAAGTGCAACTGAATATAGAAAAATTTGATGTACCTGATAAGTTTGGGATTATCTATTTTGATGAGTTAGATAAAATATTGAATTTTAAGGAAGAGTTACAGAAGTCAGATGTAGACTTAACACGAATGTCTTCTGCCTATATCTTACTTCTACTTTCCTATATTCGTGTAAATCTTAATCGCATGGAAGATAAACCACTATGCTGCTACAGATATTTCAAAACAATCTCAGAAGATATTGGACTATCTGAAAGATATATTGGGCGTATAGTTGATATTTTAGATACATTGAAAATTATAAAATGTCAACCTATGAAAAGAGAACAATACATTAAGGATGGTGAGAAAAAATTTTTAACTACGCCAAAGGTTTTTGCTGATTATAGACATTTTATACATAATGAAAATGGACAAAAAATTGATGATAAACATAACCCTGAAACAGAAATACAAAAACAGATAGAACTTTTAGAGAATATTAATATGTAAGAACATAAAGAGATACTATCTCCTACGACAATATCTCTTTACCATAAATTTGCGCAATGAGTGTTACACTAAACGCTCCAATTTGCAGTGAGGCTTCTAATTCACTGGTGAATATATTAAATAAGGTTGCAGCATGAGAATGAATAAAATAGTAAATCACGTACCTATTTTATTCTACTTCTCATACGAAATACCGTTTTTCGTAACGGTAACACGTTTCTTGCCTGAAGTTACAAGCAGTTTTAATTCTTTGTATTCTGTGAACTTTCTAACACAATACTTAACAAGATTTATAACAGCTATGGTAATCCCAGGTGTCAAAATTAAATTAATTATCCTAACCAGACCTCCCTTCTGTGAAAACATGTGCAGTCACACAAGAAAACTCTGATAGGACATATCAATTTTATGTGCATAATCACGCCTTTCGTACCTGATATAAAATCAGTTGTGACCTTGGTTTACGAGTTACAATTAAAAATCGTGTATACACATCAAATTGATTATATCACATATCAGTGAATTAGAAAATCCCCACTTTAATTAACATTAAATCAATTCTCATTTAGAGAATATAAATATGTAACAAAAACACGTATCACACTAAAAGGAGCGATGATATGGCTAAAAAAATTTTATTAACAAGGAGACTAAAAATTAATGACAAAGGAAACAGAAAATCATGTAATGACAAGAACTATGGAACTTAAGGCTCGCAACAAGTTAATTTGCTCACCATTGTTATTAAAATCAGGAGCAGATTTTGGTGGAACTGATTTAGATATTGTTGCAAGAATTTTTACTGATTTGAAATTTGATAATGATAGAAAAAGAGAATGTATTATCAGAGACAATAAAGAAAGCGAGGAAATTGCATAATGAGATACGAGATAATTGCTGACACAGCTATAACAGTTGATATGAATAATGGATATTCAATACTTGCTATGAGCAGATGGAATAAGGAAAAGAGTTTATATGATACTACTCTATTTATTAAGAATAATAGTGTTGATGGGTTTAATTTAATAGATGAGCCTTGTGTTATTGAATTTAATGTGCCAGATAAAAAGGTGCTTTGTATGGAAGTGACAAGATATATTGAAAATACTGATTTTACACGTTATATCAATCGTACTAAGTATGAACTTGATTGTTTTGAACGTGGCAATGCATTATATGAGAAAGAAAAGTTAAATGTTAAGTAAAAGTGATTATAAATATTATGAGAAAGCAAAAACGGCTGCGGATTTATCAGACTATAGAAAAACACATATAGGTTGTATAGCCGTTTATCAAGGAAATGTAATAGGAATTGGTTGTAATACAATTAAAACGCATCCTATACAGAAATATTATAACAGATATAGAAAGTCTTGGAATAAGAACGGTATTAAACCAACATTACATGCTGAAATTAATTGTCTTAATTCTATTCGTCATTTGAATATAAATTTTTCCAAAGTAAAATTGTATATTTTCAGAACAAGATTTGATAAAGAGTTTGGCATGTGTCGTCCTTGCTCTAGTTGTATGGCAGCTATTAAAGATTTAGGAATTAAGCATATCTATTACACTACAGATTATGGATTTTGCTATGAGAAAATAAAATGTGAGGTATGAAAATGGCTTGTGAATATTGCGGAAGAGATTCTGGACATGCTGAAAGATGTCCATTACACGAAGATAGGAAAAGTAATTACATATGTTGTTATTGTAAAGAGGGAATATTTAATGGAGATGAATTTATAGTTAATTCTGAAGGTGAGTATCTTCATCGAGATTGCATATTTAGCTATGATTTTTTAGTTAATTGGTTAGGTTATGATTTTAAGGAAATGGGAAAGGAAGGATACTATGATAGTTGATAAATTAAGAATATTTTTTGATATTGATTATAAAACAAGTATTGAATATTGGATTCCTGTTAGTGAAATAAAGATTAAGAATATATTCCTTGCTACCCCACCTAGTTATTTTAAGTATAGAAGAAAACTTAATAATTTTGTTAAGTATGGTGAGCTTAGTCCTATTATCATTGATAGGAATTTTGAATTAGTTGATGGGTATATAAGTTATCTAATTATGAAAAGATTTAGTGTTGGAAAAGTACCTGTTTATTTTGAATAATGTGTAAGTAAATAGGTATTTATTCTTAAACTTAAAACTATATGTAATATTTAATTTTGAAAAATAAAGACAAAAAAATATATTATATCACATATTTTTATAAGGAGGCATAATATGATTTTAATTGATACATCAAGAAAAGATATAGAAAGAGATGATACTGGTGAAATAAAGGCTTATACGCTTAGTGTTATGATGTTAGAGCCAGTAGTAGAAAGTAACCTGTACTATATTAAAAGAAATATACAGTGGAGAATTGAAAATGGATGCCCAGTAGCTGAAATACCTTCATTTTTTGGACTTAGACAATCTAATAATAATACAGATAAGCTAGTAAATTACCTTTTTGGTACAAATAAAGAACTTGAAAATAAAGGAAAAAGAATAGAATGTTTAAGTGAGGAATTAAGTGTTGAATACACACCTGATGTAGACGAATACTTTGCAACAGCAAGGCATTTATATCTGGATATATCAAAACCATATATGTTAGGCTATTATAAAAGGTAGTCTTTCTGGTAATTATGCAGATACTTATATAGAATTTCTTAAAAATAAAAGATGTATGTATAAAAGGAAATATTATATATGATGTATTAGGTTTAAGCGAATATTATCTATTATAGCAATATTAAAAAATAGAAATTTCATTTGGAGAATATATAAGTGTAAATAAAAAAAGGAGGATTCAAAGTGTATTGTTTTCAAAAGAAAGATGGAACAGTAAAGAAATATTACAAAGAAGCCATCGACTACATTCTGACTGCAACAGTTCAAAAACATGAAACAATGGTTGGAAGATCTGATGAAGTTGGAAAAATATATGAATGCTATACAACTAAAAGGAAGAGATTTTTAGAATCTAAACGAAACACAATTCAATCTAAAATCATTGACATATGTGCTGAATTTGATTGTTATACAAATCCGTGGTATAGCGGTTATCAAGAAATTTCAATTGAATTGCATGGAGATAATGTGGAATTTATGCTAAATGAACTTAGAAAATATTAATAATAAACAAAAGGAGGATTTATGGCTGGTATTAGCGTACCTCAATATGAGATTTTTAAAATTGGAACAAATAAACTAAAGTATTCTAATTGGGATTTACAGATTACCAAAGAAGAGGCTTTTAAATATCAGGAACTCATATCACTGTTTGAAGCCCAAGAGTTCCGCATAATGGCAAATAAGATTTTAGAAAAACCTATTTGGAGTATTGATTTTTCAAAGATATTTATGCAGGTAGTTGTTGATAAAAAATCTGATTTTGCAAGAGCGACTGGTAAAAAAGGTGTTACCATAAATGGTGTTAATTATAAACGCTTTGTTGGAACTACTGGTGGATTAAAAAATAATACTCTTCTCTTCTGCAATTCACAATATATTGATAAATTAAATGAATTATGTGAATGCAAGAGAAATCCAGATACTAAATTAGTTCCTGCAAAATATGAAGCTTACAAAGCATTAACATGTTCTGCATCACAACCGATTTGTGATCCACATGGAATTTTGGTTGTAAAAGATTGTATTACACAATATTTTGCAGATGTTATATCACTCGATGATGGTGGCAATTCAAAAGAACCGACAAGAGAAATTATTAAAGATAAAGCTCTTGAAAACAATGTATCTGACGGTTTTAATCTTTGTACTATACAATATATGCAGCGAGTAGCTGAATCTTTAGGTCTTGATTATATTCCTGGCGGTGTGTGCTTGAGAAACGCATGGCTCAAAGGAATGCTCTATCCGTTCCCTATTTATGAATTTGTTGAAAAATATAATAATGGCAATTATATGATTGAAGATATTTGGGGAAACATGCAAGATATTCGTCAATGCGAAATGATTGTTACAGAATCGTCTCTCAAATTATGGGGAGCGTATGATAATATTGAACAATATGTGAATGCATATAAGGAATGTGGATACGGATTTTCTGTAACAAAAATTTCACCACATGTTCTTGAAGAACAGAGAGAATTGAACTACCAATATCTTCAGTCTTATGAATTTACAGACGAAGATGTTGAAGAATTGTGTGCGCCAACAATTAACTATTTAAAAGATGCTATGTGTGGTGACTACTCTTCTACTATTAAATTTCTTGGTATTAACGAAAATACTGATGTAAATTCATGGCAACGTGCTTTATATACAAGCGAATATATGTTGGGAGATCCATATATAATCGACTCTATACATAGATATATCAAGAAAAAAATGAATGATGCGAAGATTGGCAAATTGTTTGTAAATGGTAATTATCAGATTGCAAGTGGCGATCCATTTGCTCTTATGCAATCTCTTTGTGGTTTGGAAGTTACAGGCTTATTAAAAGCAAATGAATGTTATTCAAAATTTTGGATTGATAAAAATGAAGATGAAATTGTACTCTTTAGAAGCCCAATGACAAGTCATAATAATATTCGAATGTGTAATATTAATAATTCGGATGAGTGTCAGTATTGGTATCAATATATGAATACTATTATGATTATAAACGGTTGGGATTCATTTTGTATGGCTGAGAATGGGGAAGATTGGGACTCGGATCTGAACTTTTCTACTAATAATCCAGTTATGAAAAGACGTTATAGATACTTACCTGCTATCGAATGTGTTCAGCGAAATGCAGAAAAAATTGTTGTCACTGAAGCTGCCGTTAAAAAGACAAATAAAGCAGGTATGGGAAATCAAGTTGGAACAATCACTAATTATGTCACATCTATGATGGAAGTTCAATCTCATTTCGAGAAAGATTCACCTGAATATAAAGAATTAGAATATAGAATAGAATGTGGTCAGCTCTATCAGCAAAATGAGTTGGACAAAATTAAGGGAATTATTGCAAACCCAATGGAAAGCAGTTGGTACAATTTAGGGGCTTGCGGAGAGAATAAATATTTGCAATCTCTTTGTGCATATAGAAAACCATACTTTATGATTTATGTTTACGATGAAACAAAAAGACAGTACAAGCAATACATTAAAGAAAGTAATGCTAAATGCTATGCTATCTATAAATGTTCTATAGAGGATTTGTATAATAAAGATGACCTTACACAAGAGCAAGAAGATTTCTTATTTTGGTATGAAAGAAAAATGCCAGTGGGCACAGGAAATTGTTCTATGAATCAGATTTGTAAATATGTTGAAAGTCAGTTAGATGGTTATAAATCTCAATTACATAAGGATTCTTCATTTGATTATAATACATTGAAGGTTAAAAGGCGTTGTACTGAAGATCACAGACAAGCTCTGCGAGAACTTGAACAATATTATTGTGAATGCATTAAAGAATATAAAAAGAAACAGGGAAAAGAAAAAGGAATACAGCTAAATAGAACTGATATCTTTGATAAACAGGATGAATTCGACAAATATTATCAACGTGCAAGTATGGTTGAAATGTTTAAAAAGAAAGCTGAAGAAATATGCCCAAATGATGATGAACGTATGAACATCATTCTTGATATGACTTATGGATATAAAGGTAATAGACAGTTTTGTTGGGATTGTATTGGAGAACTAATTATTAAACGTTTAGAAGAAATGGAGGAAGAAGTTGTATATACTGAATGAAAAAGAATATATTAGAGAGATATTAGCGTCTGGCAACAAACCAGACAATATCTCGAATGGATATCTAATAACATTGATTGCTAAATATTATTTTGATAGAGGTAAAGATCCAAATATTCTAATTGATACAGTCAAAGTAAAGATGCTTGAATTCAATATTGAAGGATATCAAGAATATAGATATGCCAATAAAATCAAAAAAACATGTATTGATTTATATGATTCAGAATTAAAAAATCTCTTTAGGGAACTTGAGTATGTTCCTATCTATGAAAAAGAATTAAAAATCGTGGAGTCTCTTCCAAATGATCGCCAAAAGAAATTTATGTTTACATTATTTGCCATAGCAAGATATATGGACTGTGATGGATGGATAAATAAAAAAGATTCAAAAGGTCTTTCAGAAGTATTTAAACTTGCCAATGTTACTCTCTCATCTGATAAAAAGAATGAATTGTTACATGAATTATATAGTAATGGTTATATTCATTTTGGGAAAAAAGTGAATAATCTTAATATCAAAATAGATTTAGGAGACACTGATGATGATATTGCTTATAAGGTAACTCAATTTGAGAATATTGGCAATCAGTACATAGGGAATTTTAAAAAAGGTTATAAGCAGTGTTCCAATCCTGGTTGTGGAAGAAAAATAAAAATAACAAAAACTGGTAGACCAAAGTTGTATTGTGAAAAATGTGCGAAAGAGATAAATAAAATTCAAACAAAAGATCGTATGAAAGAATTGAGAAACGCTTAAATGTTTGAAAAACTCAATCTCGTGAACCCTTGATTTATAAGGCTTTTTGGCACATTTTCACAAAAAATTCGTTTTTCTTAAATGTAGATATAGTGAAATATTCACAAAAATACGATACAAAAACGATTGTCATGGAAGAAACAAACCGACAATCTTTGTATGTCTGCTCTGCTACTCTTTTGAGTGGCATTGCAGATTTAGAATGAAATCAGCTTTTCTTAATATCCTGCCCTATGTGGCATTACATAATATTAAAAGTTTATTTTATAAATTAACCTCTCTTTCTTATATCGGTGGTTGCATTATTTAAAAAATCGTGTAATCACTGATACTCTTCCCATATAGTTCAATGGTAGAGCAACGAACTGTTAATTCGTAAGTTACAGGTTCGAATCCTGTTGTGGGAGTTATCCTATTTTTATAGGACTGGTCGGTTTCGGATCGGAGGATGTTGAATCTTAAAATAAGCGTGGCGACACGTATAAAGTGGTTCTTATCGTATTATAAGGCTGCGACTGTATAATACAGTTTAACGGAAAACACATAAAATCTACGCCATATCTAAGGTCAGAGGTCAACTGATAATGACTATTTATGAGTTTATGTAATCAATTGCATTGCATGAGATTCTTAAACAAATTGATTTGGTGGGTGTCTCGAAATAGGCACTGTATTAACACAGAAATGTGGGGATGATTTGTGTACTATTGACGGGAATACCGCAAGTATAACTGTTGATAGGATTTTGATAATATCTCTTAAGTTGAAAAACAGGGATGGAATCAAAAAGCAAGGAGATCGCAATCCGAGCAGGATGGTGATGATTGGGCGGTACTCAAAAGGTACTGATGGTCAAATATACACCTCATCGTCCATTTGTAAGTACATACTTTTGGTGAATGAACAGAATTCCTTAATAATAAAAATATTATTTGATTTACTGATAGAAAAGAACAAGCAAAAGTGTGTATAACCGCAAAGAGACAAACAACTTATTCATCTGTAATATGGTGACATATAGCACTCGCAAGGTACTATATGAGAAAGTACAAGTACGTACAACTCTAATAGGCTGCAACCTATGAATCTCGCAAGGAAGAATGTGCAGAAAGAAAATCTATAATACTTTGTGGTAAGAGTTTGCCGATTATGTCAAAATCGGTGTTGTTGCTAACTACAAGTTAATCGCTTGTGTGATAAACTGTGTCCAACCACAGTAGATGTTAGTGTATTGAGTCAAATATCTCAGCTCATATTAAGTAAGGATCTCATACTTCGGTATGGGATTTTTTATTTTGGGAATTAGTTCAGCTTGGCTAGAACGCTTGATTTGGGATCAAGAGGTCGCAGGTTCAAATCCTACATTTCCAACTACTATCCTACTTTGTAGGAAATAAATCAAAGGATGTGAAAATTATTAAACAGATTTCTAAAAGTGAAATTGAAAAATTATTATCTGAAGGTGTAATCAGAAACACAAGACGAGGATATGTAGATCGTAGAGGCGAACACATAGGTTATTACAAGACTTGTAGTGGAAAGCGTTACATCGAAGATAAATTCGTCAAGTAGGTGCTGGCTATGAAAAATCGAATAGAATATAAAGATTTTTATATTGACAAGACTGAAAACGGCTATCGTATATGCAGAAAAGATGACACAGAAAAACATACTCATCTTTCAAATCTTAATCCATCGTATAAGCTTATAGACAATGTATTATCAAATAAAATTCCTACTCGTTGTGGGTGTTATTATTTGGAGTCACATATTCGTTTAAGTTACGATGAAAATTATATTAGCAAGATTCGTGAGTATATTGAAGTAAAACAGAATAAAACGAAACAAATGTATTTTAATCCTGGCAGAAAGCGTTCTGGTGGGAATTTTTAATTTTATGGAGGATTTAAAGGATTATGGCAAATTTTGTTTTTAAAGAGACTAAGCAGACTTCTATGAAGATTGCAGGTATCATTGACACAGATAATATGACCATTGATGTAGATGGCGAAGAAAAGAAGCTTGCTACTCTTCTATCAGTATTTAACGGTGGCAGTGTTGAAATAAATGTGAAGGTAAAAGAGGAAAGCGAACTCGATGAACCTACTGAATCTAATGAAGAATAGAGAGTAGGTGGACTATATTTATAATTTCGAAGAAGAATTAAAAAAATATGGGCTAACCCCATCAACTTATGAACAGGTTTTACAAGAAATTTCGAATAAAATGTCTGGTATTTCAGATATAGATTGGAAAGAAATTGTAGATAAATATGATATAAAATGTCATTATGATAGCGTTAGAAAGGCTAGTCAGACCATATTTGGCAATTATTTTGTTAGAGAATATTTAAAAGCTAAAAACATAACAGAAAAAAGTAGTACTCTTGATGATGCTAAAGAAGTACTAGGTGAACAATATATTGTTAAACAGCAAATACATAATGATAGATTGAAACTTAATAAACTTAAACGAGATTTAGTTCCTTGCATTACTGTTGCTGATGAATTAAAACAATATATGAAAGATAATAATTTCTCAATGGAAATTCCTACATATATGTACTCTTCTGTTGAAGAAGAATCTGATTACACTATGATATGTCATATTACTGATTGGCATATTGGCTATATAATTAACAATTGTAATGGTAATAATTTTAATTGGGAAATTGCTAATGAAAGAATAGATAAATATATTTCTGAATGTAAGAAGTATATTGAATTATATAATATCCGTCAGGTTCTGGTTATATCAACAGGTGATATGATCGAGAATTCATATATGAGAGAAACACAAGCACATAATTGTGAATTTTTACAATCTATGCAGATACATAAGGCTACTAAACTAATATATAGATTATTAGTCGCTTTAGCTGAAGATTGCAATGTTGTATTTGGTGGTATTGCTGGAAATCATGATCGTATGTCAGGTGACAAGAAAAAGAATTATGAGGGCGACAACGCAAATGTGCTTATTACTGAACATATTAAAGATTTGGTTGATGTAAGTGGCTGTGAACGCATTTCTATATTAGATACAAATTATAATGATTCTGAGATAAATATTACTGTTTGTGGTTTATCTTGTAAATTTATTCATGGTGATAAATATAAAAATGATAGATATAATCTTGCAAAAATTATTTCTAGTGATAATCAGTTCTATGATTTAATCTTTAGTGGACATCTCCACAATTTTTCCATTCAGTCAGAAAATCATGGTAGATATGCTATATCTACAGGCTGCTTAAGCGGATTCAATGATTTTTCCAAAAATTTTTATTGCAGTAGTGTAGCATCTCAAACAATAGCAATTTTAAAAGATAACGAAGTTGAAATGATAAAAGATATTCAGCTTAGTTAATTATATTTTGTTCTTATGAGGATAGTTTTATACTATCCTCTTTTATTTTTATTTATTTTGTATAGGAGGAATATAAAATGGCTACATATAATGTACATGCAGGTCACTGTCCACAGGATCAGGGTGCTTATGGTGCAGTTGGTATTTTACAGGAGTCTGTTGAAGACAGAATCGTCAAGAATGCTGTAATTGCAAAGTTAGAAGCACTTGGACATACAGTTTATGATTGTACGTGTGATGAAAACACGTCACAGAATGGTTGTTTAGCAGCGATTGTTGCTAAATGTAATTCACATAATGTTGATTTAGATATATCTATACATCTTAACTCTGGTAGAGATGATTACGAAGGCGATGATTCTACTGGTGGTACAGAAGTTTACGGATATGACACTGGAACAGAAGAAATTGGTTCGAAGATTTGTGAGGCAATTTCAGAAAAACTTAATATTAGGAACAGAGGATTTAAAACCAATTCAGGACTTTATGTTCTTAGAAACACAAAAGCCCCTGCTATCTTAATTGAATGTTGCTTCGTGGATGATAGAGACGATGCTAACAGATGGGATGCTGAAGCCTGTGCGAATGCTATAGTCGAAGCCTTAACAGGCGAAGTAGTATCAGAAGATTCAAGTGAAGATTGTTCTGACAATGATAGTTCGGATAATAATGAAACTACAGGTGGTAGAACTAATGATTTAGGTCATGTTGATGTTTATTATAGGGCTAAGTCAAATAATCGTTGGTGGGATGAAGTTCATGATAGAGATGATTGGGCTGGTGCTAGTGATGATCAGGCAATTACAGGTATTGCCATTGGTGTTAGTGAAGGTTATGTAAGATATCAGGTTCACTTACTTAACGGCGATTGGCTTCCAGAAGTTGATGGCTATGACATTAATGATGACGAAAATGGTTACGCAGGTAACGGTAGAACACCTATTGACGCATTAAAAGCAGTATTCTATACACCTGATGGTTATGAATACAAGTGTCTATATATACAGGTATCGCCACAGGGTATGGACGAATATTACCCTGTTCAGATAGATGATCAAACTGTAAATGGACAGGACGGATATGCTGGTTGTTTTGGTAGATATATTGATAAGGTTCAGCTTTGGGTTGAATAAGATTTTTTTGAGGGAGTAGATCGTATTGACTACTACCCTCTTTTATTAAATCAGCATTTATTATATTAAAAGTGCAAAAACATTATAGATTAAAAGGAGATTTTTTTTATGAATAAGACAGAATTAGTTGCAAAGACACAGGAAAATATTGATATAAATGTATCAAAGAAGGATTTAACTACTATTGTTGATGGTGTAATAAAATCAATAACTGATGAACTTATAGCAGGTGGCAAGGTTCAGTTAGTTGGTTTTGGTACATTTGAAGTAGTTGAAAGAGCTGCTAGAGAAGGTAGAAACCCACTTACAGGTGAGTCACTTCACATAGAAGCTTCAAAAGCACCTAAGTTTAAAGCAGGTAAGGCACTTAAAGATGCCGTAAAGAACGCTTAATTTGAAAGGTTGTGATTATTATAAAAACATTACATTTTGAAGACTATGAAGATTTTGCTTGTGTTGTTTCAAATACATACGACAGAATAAAATCTGATGACAAATACAACTCAATAGACGTTGTTGCTAAATATGAAGATGCAAAAGAGATTATTCGTGAACTTATTGGAATTGGATACGGTATTGCATTTATTGATAAGTTTGGTAATCCAGCATGGGATGGGTATGACGATGCTTTCGTTATTAGCTTATTAGATGATGAAATCTGGTGCGAACCAGTTAAGAGAGATAATGGATACATCTTTATTGAAGCCGATGTTGTATACATCTTTGATGATTGTAATTCCAAGATTATTCCAAAGATTGAAGCTGATGAGGTATATGAAGTAGGAATTGGCAATGAATATGATGATTGCGATGGTGATTGTGAAAACTGTCCTGCGCATGATGAAACTTATTTACATACTTCTGAAGACGAAGATGGAAATACTCACGGATTTACTGCTAGTAGATCAGATGGCGACTCTTATATGAGTTATTCTTACTACTCTAGCAATGAGTTAAGTCATGAAGATATTCAGAAGATGTTAAAGGCTTTTGGATTTTAGATTATTTGGAGTGTGTGGCGTATGTTGCACGCTCTTTTTGTATGGGTAGGTCGTATAGCGGCAATTACACCTGACTGTAAATCAGGCGCTTCGGCTTCGTTGGTTCGAGTCCAACCCTACCCACTAATTTAATGTTTTCTGTGAATGGAAACAGAGAATAAATATATGTTCTCATGATTAGTGGCATAGCTGATTATGGGATTTATGATGAATATATAAAAATGCGACAAGAAGCGGTTAGTTAATGATACTACTGCTTCTTTTTGTTTGAAAGGAAGTGAGATTTTATGGGTAGAAAAATACAACACAATAATATTGTTACCGATGAGTTATTGACTCAGTGTAATAAAGAAAATATAGAATTAGGAAATGACTTTTTGGATTATCTTCGTTCAGTGGATAGATCTCCGAATACAATTAATGCGTATAGGCGTGACCTTTTTATTTTTTGGGTTTATCTACTTAAGCATTGTGACAACAAATTCTTTATTGATTTATCTAAGAGGGATATTGCTCGTTATCAGAGTT